GGGGCTTCGTCACGCAAGGGTGATTTCGGAGAGGGGCTTCGTCACGCAAGGGTGATTTCGGAGAGGGGCTTCGTCACGCAAGGGTGATTTCGGAGAGGGGCTTCGTCACGCAAGGGTGATTTCGGAGAGGGGCTTCGTCACGCAAGGGTGATTTCGGAGAGGGGCTTCGTCACGCAAGGGTGGGTCCAAAAAGGGTCGTCGTCACGCGCCGGTGCCGCCGCGAGGGTCCCCGGGCCGCCCCGGGCCTCCCCCGCGCCGATGTGAGCGCCCACCCGTGAGGGGTGCCCCGGGAAGGCCCGGGGGCCGGCCCGGCGCGCCCGCCACGCCCACCTGTCATTCTCCCGGCCAACGGGAGCAGAGGGAGGGCGGCGACAATCGCCGCGCCCCCTCAGGCTCCACCCGGCGCGCGTTGGGGGTCTGGGCGGCCGGCGCCGGTCGGAGACGGGCTTCGTCACGCCCCGGGGGTCCCCCAGCCCGTCCGGGGCCCTCCATGGGACCCTCTGCGCCCCCAGGACCCCACGGGAGACACGGCCTCCCCCACGGCCTCCGCGCGGGCCTCCACACGCTGCCTCCCCAGACAGGGGCCGGGGGCGCGGCCGGGCGCCAGCCCTTGTCCCCATCCCCGCCAGGCAGCCCCTCCTCTCTCCTCGCGTTGCCCCCGGCGCATGGCAGCGCGACCCTCCGCCCCGGGACCCCGCGCGGCCTGCCCCCGGACAACCACGCCCTCGGGAGCCCCCTCCGACCCCGATCCCCCCGGGCACAGCACGCCTCCGGCCGCCGCAGCGGTGCAGCCAGGCGTGACGGACGCCCCCGGCCGACCCCCGCCGCACGTGCAGGGCCCGCCTCGGCACGCACGCCCCCACCCGCCCCGGGGCCCTCCCCAGCAGCTGGGGGCTGAAACGGGGAACGAGGCGGGGAAGGCCTTGAGCGGCCCCCGGGGACCCCGGCCACACGCCCGCTCCCCTCACAGAGGGGACCTGGCACCTTGCCCACTTTCTATTCGGGGGGGCACGCGGGGGGTGGACACGCCCCCCTCACTTTTTTGGAGCCCGCGGGGGCGAAGGGGCGGCCTGGACCACTCTAAACACTTTACCTGAGCCCCCCCTTCTTCCCTTCTTGCTATCGGCCTCTCGCCGCACCTGCCACCGCCAATGCCACCACCTCCCACAGGAAGACCCACAGACGCCGGGCCCCGGACACCTGTCACCCCCACCTCCGAAACCCCCCAAAAAAGGCACACGGCGTCTCCTACCCAAGCATATTGATCACCCCTAAAGGTCACTGGCCTTCCCCAACCCAATTTTCTCGGCACTCCACGCCAACTCATACTGAAAACCCTATAATTGCCGCTGCCGGCTATGCAGCACGAACAGCTACGCCCCGCTTGGACCTGTGCGCGCAATCCCTGACCAACCTACCCCAGACCCCCGACCTCTGCCGAGTGGACAGTCGCGCTCTAGGAACCTTGCTGCACTTCTAACCCGCCTCCCACAACCCCAACAGACCTGCCTGTTCTGCACCCCCCCCCCCCCCCCCCCCCCCCCCCCCCCCCCCCCCCCACTGCGGTTAGCCTGCCCAGAGGCGCATGTTCTGCTTGTTCTTCACGCTCTGACTCTTATTGTTTCCCATCACACTGCCGCTGCAAATTCCCGCGAAATAACACAGGGTTCAGCTCTCAGGTTCACATAACCAACTTCCCCTTCTTCACTGTCAAACCTCACAGCCCCTGTACACTCATTCTAGCCGCGTGCCCATTCGCTGCAATAGCCCCCCGAGACCACCCACTAACACACGCACCGTTCTCCTATTCGCCCGTTCAAACCACCCCAGCACCGCCCCCTTGCCCTCCAGGGCCACATTTCACTCTCAGACCTCTGAGAGCACACGGCCAACATGGAGAACGGGGACCCTGAGCGGGGCCGCGGCCCCCGGGGCCGGACCTTTAACCCCACCACTATATTGTTTGGCTGCATTTTGTTGTTCCTGGCCATTCTCGTCTGGTTCTTTATCATCATGTCCAATCTGAATGAAACTGCATCCCTGGTCCTCTACTCCTATGGAATGCTGCTACTGATTATTCTCATCATCATCTTCTTCTTCTACCGAGGACCCCTGCACAGACCACTGGGAGGCCTGGCACTGATCCTGCTTATGAGTAAGTCACCACTCTGCCTTCCCTCACAAAATTCCTGTGACCTCTTGTCCACTGCCTTCTAATCCTCTCTTTTCCCTACAGTTGTCTTCCTACTACTAGCACTGATGGGGCTCTCCGGAGAAGCATTATACATTGGACTCATTCTCCTCATACTGTGCATCCTTTTAGGTAAGCGCTGCCATTTACTTTACCTTGCTTGTTACCCAACGCCCACATTCCACACCTAACCCTCTCCCTCTCTTTCTCTACATAGGCCTCTCTGTTTGGATCTACATTATGATGCAACTTCGTAGGTACGGTGCAAACTGGTTGGACCTACTGACCTTCCTTTTGGCCTTCCTCATGGCCATCGGACTGCTGATTTTTGCTATCTTTGTACGCCTGCCCTGGGTTACACTCATTATGGAGCTGTTTTGGCTCTGCTTTTTCCTGGCAATCATGATATGGCTCTTCCTCTACGGCGACCCTGATCATAGACGTGACCGTGGCCATGACGGTGACCATGAACGTGGAGGTGGCCACCACGACGATGATCACCTCCCATATCCAACACAAGCATCAGACGGCGGACACAGTGGACCACACCAAACCCTGATGCTGCGATATGGTGAGGGCCCCGGCAACCACAACAACTTGCAGTCTGGTAACCATGGACCTGGTGGTAGTGGTAATGGCGATGACTCTGGTCCCACACCGCCTGATGGCAATGAGGGCGGCCCTTCACCTCCTACAACACAGGAAGGTCAAGGTAATAGCGGTAGTGGGCCCCCACAAGGACCACAACAGGAAAATAATGGCAATGGCCCAAGTCCTCCAGTGTCTGAGGGCGGCAGTGGAGGCGGTGGTCCACCAGGCCCTCCACCCGGTGACCCAGAAGGTCCACCGAATGAACCAGACGGCCCTGTCATGACGAGCTACTATGAATAGCATGCACACTCTTTCCCTCTTCCCGGAATCTGGATGATGGTAAAGTTTTCACCTCTTTCTCTAACCCTGGGAATGTTTAGCACCTCACCTTAACTAACCCAAGCTAATCTCAGACTAATCTATGATTTTTGCTGACAGGCCACACGCTTATTCTATTAGAAAACGGGTGGCAAGGGGGATGGCGTGCGGAAATTGGCCCCATTACTTAACCGGCCAATGCCGTGGCATCAGAGCCACCCGCTAGGCTCCTTTAACTGAGGAGAATAAGGGCGATAGCAGGTATTACAACACACGCCATAACACCCCCAATGACCCGGCATCACATTCCTAGCCACCCGCCGTCCAGGCCCGTGGCCCATACACTACCCGGCAAACACAGGACAATTCACATCACACCCCCTCTGGGAATGTGAGTGGCCATTCTCTTCCCCACGGCCACCGTGGTCACTGTCGGCACCCGCCGCTGACCCCAGCAAACAAAACTTTGCCTATGAGCTACAGGACCTCTCGCATCCACAACTACAGCATTTCCTCCTATAACTACAGCCCACTGCCAATAGCCATCACTAGGACCACACAATCCACCCACCACCCAGCAACAGGGAACGCACCCTATGACGATCCACACCCGGCACTGACACATTCTTTGCGCATAAGCACTTTAATCCCCCACACCTAGTGTCTGACCCCTCGCTCACCTGAAACCTCCACACCTTACTCATCTTTCCACATTCCTCAAGCCTTCTTTCCCTGTACTGATGGTATATAAACCCAGAGAGACAGCGTGTGCCTCACTCTCGAGATGGTTTTCATCGTGAACCAAGCTTTACTCGAGCAGCAGACCTCTGCCTACGGCCTGCCAGGCTCTCCTGAGAAGAATCAGCCAGTTCACCGCTGCCCGGCCAGCAGAGAAATCAACGACCTGAGAATAGGTCTGGTGGTGCTCGCCGTCCTCTTTGGGATCCTCTGCCTGCTTCTCATTTGAACGCCATGGCACCGGGTAAACACCTGGCTGGATTCTGCGCTTCCCTACGCCGTTCCCTCAAAAGAATGTCCAAAAGGTCCAGAGACCAGGCCGAGAAGGAGTGCGTGAAGGTGAGGGACCGACCGCCGACGCCTATGCCAGTCAACCAGCGCCTAGGCCGCCGAAACGCGTTGGGAGGAGGCGTCAGACCCGAGGCGGAGGAATGCATCTATCAGTTCCACCCCCTGGAGCCAGCGCTCGGGATGTCCGGCAAAAACTTGGACTTCTTGTCACTGAGATGTGAACTGGGATGGTGCGACTAACGTGCACCGCTAGATGGCAACATGTTTCTAGGCGTGCATGGGTATATTGTGTAAATAAAAGCTACCAATAGATGGCAACCTTACCTTACTCTGTCTGCTTCCTCGTAGATGTGTGGCGAGCCCTGTCGCGTGGGAGAGTAGGGAGGGGGAGGTAGAGGGCCATTGCCGCCACCCCCCAATCCTAGATACAGCTCCGGATCACGATTCCCCAGTGCCTGATAGGGATCTGGGTCCCCTCCATCGGTGTCATCGTACGGCGGAGGTCCTTCTTCGGGAGGCGGGTCCTCATAGTCGGGTGGGGGGGGTGTGCCCCCGGGCGAGCTGAACACGGATGGATACCGAGAACGCTCGCTGCGGTTATCCTCCCCTTCACCCTCAAGGGAGCTTGGAAAGGGAGCGCCAAGCGGCTCCATTTCCATGGACCCCATGGCTGCAGCCTGTCTGCAGCGCGGGGCTGCAATGCTCTCTGAGAAACAAAGCAGGAGGGATTTACGCCCCAGTGAGCTCGGGACACCAGACCGCGGCAGCTGAGGATCACCCCAATTGGCTAGACCGGGGCGGGGCTCCCGCACCCAGGTCCCGTGCAGATGCGGGTCGCGACGTGCTGGCGGCCTCCCACCGCGATCCCACAGGAAGCCGGGCGCCACACGTGCATAACTCTCACGGTGATTCTCCCACGCCGCACCAACACACCACACATGCACCCACCAAACAGCGACCTCCGCCCATTGCCACCCCAGACCCGCAGCGCGCCTTTCTAGACACCACTACAACAAACACATCGGGTCAACAGCTCAAAACAACATTTATTTTGGCAGGTATCCAGAGACATAGACTCCACGGGATTCCTCATTGTCGTTTTTACCAACGCAGGTCACAGGCAGAAGCCAGGGCTTGGGAAGGTGCATGTACACCACGACTGAGAGGCTCCCGTCTCCCTCCATCAGAGCTTGTCCATTGCTCAGGGTGGGAGCGGGGTCCGCGCCCTCGGGCATCAGCCACTCGGCATGCGGATGCGGATAGGCGTTAACCTTGCACCTGACATTGAGGGTGGAGAAGTCAGGGTACACGGATCTCTTGGCGTGGACGGACAGCGTCAGGGGCTTCGCCACGCTAAGCAGCTCCTGCTTAGTGGCCTCGGTTTCCCCCAGGCGCATGCGGCACAGGTAGCTGCCGTCATGGGAAATGTTGGCCGTGGTCAGGATGAGGAAAAAGGTGTTGGCGCTCCTGTACATGTCAAAGAAGCCCCTGAAGGGCCCCTCGATCAGGATGACATCCTGGTGCATGCGCCCAATGAGCGTCTGCTCCTCTCCAGGGCCCAGTTTGAACCATTCCACCAGGATCTCTGGCCCTAGGCTCACCCTCTTCCAGTAGGAGCTCAGAACGGCCCGCTCACCCACAAAGGCAGTGACGGCCAGGCAGGAGGCGACGGAGCCCGCGAGAAGGAGCAGCTGAGCGACAAGCTTGGCCATGGCGTCCTACTTACCTCACGCAGGCCACGCGCTATATACGGTTTTGCCACGCCCATTTTAACATAAAACCCGGGGCAGGTGAGCTGGCCAGACGAAACCATGCAGCCAGCCAAGTCTACCGATTCGGTGTTTGTGAGGACCCCGGTCGAGGCGTGGGTCTCCCCCTCGCCCCCGGACGACAAAGTGGCGGAAACCAGCTACCTCCTGTTCAGGGCCATGTACGCCGTGTTCACCCAGGACGAGACGGACCTGCCTCTACCGGCCCTGGTCATGTGCCGGCTCCTGAAAGCCTCCCTGAGGAAGCACAGGAGAATGTACGCGGAGCTGGCCTGCAAGACGGCCGACCTCGGGGGCAAGCACGCGCACATGCAGCTCATCATCAGCGTGCTGAGAGCCGTGTACGATGACCATTACGACTACTGGTCGCGGCTCAGGGTGGTGCTGTGCTACACGGTGGTGTTTGCGGTGCGCAACTACCTGGATGACCACGACAGCGCCGCCTTCGTGATGGGGGCCACCGCCCACTACCTCGCCCTCTATCGCAGGCTCTGGTTTGCGAGTCTGGGCGGCCTGCCAAGGGCGCTGAGACGTCAGTTCCCCGTGACGTGGACCGTGGCCAGCCTGAGCACCTTCCTGAAATCTTTGTAAACAAATAAAGTGTGGGTGGTGCCTGATGAGTAAAGTGTAACATTTAATGTGGGACCGGGAGGCCGGGGCGATACCGCGGGCATCATGCAGGCAGCACAGACCGGCGAGGATAATTTGGGCAGCCAGAGCCAGCCAGGGCCATGCGGCTACATCTACTTCTACCCCCTGGCCACCTACCCCCTGAGGGAGGTCGCCACGCTGGGCACCGGCTACACGGGCCACAGGTGCCTGACGGTGCCGCTCCTCTGCGGCATCACCGTGGAGCCGGGCTTCAGCATCAACGTCAAGGCCCTCCACAGGAGGCCCGACCCCAACTGCGGGCTCCTGCGCGCCACCTCCTACCACAGGGACGTCTACGTGTTCCACAATGCCCAGATGGTGCCCCCCATCTTCGAGGGGCCCGGCCTCGAGGCCCTCTGCGAGGAGACCAGGGAGGTGTTTGGGTACGACGGCTACAGCGCCCTCTCTAGGGACAGCTCCAAGCCGGAGGACTTCTTCCCCGAGGGTCTCGACCCCTCGGCCTACCTGGGGGCGGTGGTGGTCACGGAGGCCTTCAAGGAGCGCCTCTACGGGGGGAACCTTGTGGCCATTCCATCGTTAAAACAGGAGGTAACCGTGGGGCCATCGGCGAGCTTTAGGGTCCCCCTGTACGACAAGGAGGTGTTCCCGGAAGGCGTGCCCCAGCAGCGCCAGTTCTACAACTCGGACCTCAGCAGCTGCATGCACGAGACGCTGTACACGGGCCTGGCGCAGGCGCTGCGCATCAGGCAGGTGGGCAAGCTGGTGGAGCTGCTGGAAAAGCAGAGCCTGCAGGACCAGGCCAAGGTGGCCAAGGTGGCGGCCCTCAAGGAGTTCCCCGCCTCGACCATCAGCCACCCGGACTCGGGGGCCGTCATGATCGTGGACAGCGCGGCCTGCGAGCTGGCGGTGAGCTACGCCCCCGCCATGCTGGAGGCGGCGCACGAGACGCCGGCCAGCCTCAACTACGACTCCTGGCCCCTGTTTGCCGACTGCGAGGGCCCCGAGGCCCGCGTGGCGGCGTTGCACCGATATAATGCCAGCCTGGCCCCCCACGTGTCCACGCAGATCTTTGCCACCAACTCTGTCCTCTACGTGTCGGGCGTGTCCAAGACGACCGGGCAGGGCAAGGAGAGCGCCTTTAACAGCTTCTACATGACCCACGGGCTGGGGACCCTGCAGGAAGGGACGTGGGACCCCTGCCGCCGGCCCTGCTTCTCGGGCTGGGGCGGGCCCGACGTGACTGGCACCAACGGGCCCGGCAACTACGCGGTGGAGCACCTGGTCTTTGCGGCCTCCTTCTCTCCCAACCTCCTGGCCCGCTACGCCTATTACCTGCAGTTCTGCCAGGGGCAGAAGAGCTCGCTGACTCCGGTGCCCGAGACCGGCAGCTACGTGGCGGGGGCGGCCACCAGCCCCATGTGCTCGCTCTGCGAGGGCCGAGCCCCGGCCGTGTGCCTGAACACGCTCTTCTTCAGGCTGCGGGACCGCTTCCCGCCCGTCATGTCCTCGCAGCGGAGGGACCCCTACGTGATCTCGGGGGCCTCGGGCTCCTACAACGAGACGGACTTTCTGGGCAACTTTCTCAACTTTATCGACAAGGAGGACGACGCGCAGAGGCCCGACGACGAGCCCCGCTACACCTACTGGCAGCTGAACCAGAACCTGCTGGAGCGGCTGTCTCGGCTGGGCATAGACGCTGACGGGAAGCTGGAGAAGGAGCCCCAGGGTCCCCGGGACTTTATCAAGATGTTCAGGGATGTGGACGCGGCGGTGGACGCCGAGGTGGTCCAGTTTATGAACAGCATGGCCAAGAACAACATCACCTACAAGGACCAGGTCAAGAGCTGCTACCACGTGCTGCAGTACTCGTGCAACCCCTTTGCGCAGCCCGCCTGCCCGGTCTTCACCCAGCTGTTTTACCGCTCGCTGCTGACCATCCTCCAGGACATCTCCCTGCCCATCTGCATGTGCTACGAGAATGACAACCCGGGGCTGGGCCAGAGTCCCCCCGAGTGGCTCAAGGGCCACTACCAGACGCTGTGCACCAACTTCAGGAGCCTCGCCATCGACAAGGGGGTCCTGACGGCCAAGGAGGCCAAGGTGGTGCACGCTGAGCCCACCTGCGACCTGCCTGACCTGGACGCGGCCCTGCAGGGGCGGACGTACGGGCGGCGGCTGCCGGTGCGCATGTCCAAGGTGCTGATGCTGTGCCCCAGGAACATCAAGATTAAGAACCGGGTGGTCTTTACGGGGGAGAACGCCGCTCTCCAGAACAGCTTCATCAAGTCCACCGCCAGGAGGGAGAACTACATCATCAACGGGCCCTACATGAAATTCCTCAACACCTACCACAAGACCCTCTTCCCGGACACCAAGCTCTCGAGCCTGTACCTGTGGCACAACTTTTCCAGGCGGCGTTCGGTGCCCGTCCCCCCTGGGGCCAGCGCGGAGGAGTACTCGGACCTGGCCCTGTTTGTGGACGGGGGCTCCCGGGCCCACGAGGAGAGCAACGTCATAGACGTGGTGCCTGGCAACCTGGTGACCTACGCCAAGCAGCGGCTCAACAACGCCATCCTGAAGGCCTGCGGCCAGACCCAGTTCTACATCAGCCTGGTCCAGGGGCTGGTGCCCAAGACCCAGGCGGTGCCCGCCCGCGACTACCCCCACGTGCTGGGCACCCGGGCGGTGGAGTCGGCCGCTGCCTACGCGGAGGCCACCTCCTCCCTCACCGCGACAACCGTGGTCTGCGCGGCCACGGACTGCCTCAGCCAGGTCTGCAAGGCCCGCCCGGTCATCACGCTGCCCGTGACCATCAACAAGTACACGGGGGTCAACGGCAACAACCAGATCTTCCAGGCCGGGAACCTGGGCTACTTTATGGGCCGAGGCGTGGACAGGAACCTGCTGCAGGCGCCGGGCGCCGGGCTGCGCAAGCAGGCCGGGGGCTCTTCCATGAGGAAGAAGTTTGTCTTTGCCACCCCCACCCTGGGGCTGACTATCAAGCGCCGGACGCAGGCAACGGCGACCTACGAGATTGAGAACATAAGGGCGGGCCTGGAGGCCATTATATTGCAAAAACAGGAGGAAGATTGTGTGCTAGATGTGGTGTGCAAACTCGTGGACGCCATGGGCGAGGCGTCCGCCTCGCTGACTCTGGACGACGCCGAGTACTTATTGGGCCGCTTCTCGGTGCTGGCGGACAGCGTCCTGGAGACGCTGGCGACCATTGCCTCCAGCGGGATAGAGTGGACGGCCGAAGCCGCGCGTGACTTTCTGGAGGGAGTGGCGAGTGGGCCCGGGGGAGCCCAGGACAACTTTATCAGCGTAGCGGAGCCGGTCAGCGCCGCCGCCCAGGCCTCGGCCGGGCTGGTACTGGGAGGCGGGGGACAGGGAGCAGGCGGGGGCAGGCGCAAGCGCCGGCTGCCCGCGGTCCTCCCGGGTCTGGAGGTCTAGAGACCCCAGGGCGGGATGTCGGGGCTGCTGGCGGCGGCCTACAGCCAGGTGTACGCGCTGGCCGTGGAGCTGAGCGTGTGCGCCAGGCTGGACCCCCGGAGCCTGGACGGGGAGGCGGTGGCACGCAACGCGGGCCTGTTGGCCGAGTTGGACGCCCTCCTCCTTCCCCGTTTGAGGCGACAGAATGACCGCGCGTGCAGCGCCCTGTCCCTGGAGCTGGCGCACCTGCTGGAGAACTCACGCAGGGCCATCGCGGCCCTGCTGGTGGGGTCGGGCCCCAGGATCTCGCCTTCCGCTCCCCTCCAGGCCGCGTACGCCGTAGAGTTTTACGGGGGACACAGGGCCGATGTAAGTCTGTACCTAATAAACGACATCGAGATCTTAATGAAGAGAATCAATAGCGTGTTTTATTGCATGTCTCACAGCATGGGGCTGGAGAGCCTGGACCGGGCCCTGGAGCTGCTGGGCCGCTTTCGGGGCGTGAGCCCCATCCCGGACCCGCGCCTCTACATCACCTCTGTGCCCTGCTGGCGTTGCGTGGGGGAGCTGATGGTGCTGCCCAACCACGGCACCCCGTCCACGGCCGAGGGGGCCCGCGTCTCCTGCAACCACCTGGCGGTCCCGGTGAATTCGGAGCCGGTCTCGGGACTCTTTGAGAACGAGGTCAGGCAGGCGGGGCTCGGGTACCTGTTGGCGGCTGAGGGGAAGGAGAGGCCGGCCGGGCCGGAGGAGGGAGCGGTCTCGGGCCCCGGGCCACGGGAGGCCGAGGGGGCGGCCAGGGAGCTGGACAACTACAGCGTCTTCTCGACCGTGCCCCCGGAGGTGGCTGAGCTCTCAGAGCTGCTCTACTGGAACTCGGGCGGCCATGCTATCGGTTCAACGGGCAAGGGAGAGGGCGGCGGCCATTCCCGTCTCTCGGCCCTGTTTGCCAGGGAGGGGCGCCTGGCCAGGGCCCGGCGGGCCTGCGAGGAGGCGCTGGCGGGGGCCCCACTGACTCACCTGTTTGACTCGGTGGCCCCCAGGGCCACGGAGCGTCTCTTCTGCGGCGGGGTCTACAGCTCCTCGGGCGACGCCGTGGAGGCGCTGAAGGCCGACTGCGCGGCCGCCTTCACCTCGAACCCGCAGTACCGGGCCATCCTGCAAAAGAGGAACGAGCTGTACACGCGGCTCAACCGGGCCATGCAGCGGCTGAACCGGAGCGAGGGGGAAGAAGGGCCGGAGGCCAGCCCCGGGGTGCCCCTGGCGGGCGCCCCCCGCGAGCCCGGCTCCGACGCCCTCTCGGACGCGCTGAAGCGCAAGGAGCAGTACCTGCGCCAGGTGGCCTCGGAGGGGCTGGCCCGGCTGCAGTCCTGCCTGGCGCAGCAGAGCGAGACCCTGACCGAGACGCTGTGCCTGCGCGTATGGGGGGACGTGGTGTACTGGGAGATGGCCTGCCTGCGCAACCACTTCCTCTACAGACGGGCCTTCGTCTCGGGTCCCTGGGAGGACAGGCGCGGCGGCGAAGGCGCGGCCTTTGAGAATTCCAAGTACATCAAGACCCACCTGTTTACTCAGACGCTGAGCGCCGAGCACCTGCACGCCCTGACCCACAGCCTGTACACCTTCATCACGGGGCCGCTGGCCGAGGAGAGGGGGCTGTTTCCCCCGCCCAGCAACGTGGCCCTGGCCCGCTGCTGCGACGCCGCGGGGACCCTGCCCCACCAGAAGGTGTTCCTGACCTCCCTGATCTGGCCCGGCATCGAGCCGAGCGATTGGATAGAGACCTCCTTCAACAGCTTCTACAGCGTGCCGGGGGGCTCGCTGGCCTCGAGCCAGCAACTGCTGTGCCGGGCCCTGCGCGAAGCCGTGCTGACCGTCTCCCTCTACAACAAGACCTGGGGGCGTTCCCTGCGCCTGCGAAGGGCGGACGCGGTCAGCCCGGGCGAGGCCCTGCCCCCCGACGGGCTCTACCTGACGTACGATTCCGACCGCCCACTAATTCTCCTGTATAAAGGCAGGGGGTGGGTATTTAAGGATCTATATGCACTGCTCTACCTGCACCTCCAGATGGTTCAAGATGACTCCGCGTAGGAAGCCGAGAGTTGTCCTGCTGCTGACCGCCCTGGTGGGCTGCATCTGGGCGCAGACCACCCAGCAGCCGGCACCCCCCGCCACCACGGTGCAGCCGGCGGCTGCACGCCAGAAGACCAACTTCCCCTTCCGCGTCTGCGAGCTCTCCAGCCACGGCGACCTCTTCCGCTTCTCCTCGGATATCCAATGCCCCTCGTTCGGCACGCAGGAGAATCACACGGAGGGCCTGTTGATGGTGTTCAAGGACAACATTATTCCCTACTCCTTTAAGGTCCGCTCTTACACCAAGATAGTAACCAACACGCTCGTCTACAACGGCTGGTACGCGGACGCCGTAACCAACAGGCACGAAGAGACGTTCTCTGTGGAGAGCCACGAGACAGACCAGATGGACACCATCTACCAGTGCCACAACTCCGTCAGGATGACAAAGGATGGGGTGGAGCGCGTGTACGTGGACAACGACGGGACCAACATCACCGTTAACTTAAGGCCCACCAGCGGCCTGGCTAACGGTGTGCGGCGTTACGCCAGCCAGACACAGCTCCATGACGCCCCGGGGTGGATACTGTGGACCTACAGAACCAGAACCACCGTCAACTGCGTGGTCACCGACATGATGGCTAAGTCCAACAGCCCCTTCAATTTCTTCGTGACCACGGTCGGACAGACCGCGGAGATGTCTCCCTTCTATGATGGGAAAAACAAGGAGACATTCAACGAGCGGGCCGGCTCCTTCCACGTTAGAGAAAATTACAAGATTGTCAACTACGACAATCGAGGCACCGTGCCCAATGGAGAGCGGCGAGCGTTCCTGGATAAGGGTACCTATACCCTCTCCTGGAAGCTCGAAAACAGGACGGCCTACTGCCCCCTACAACTCTGGAGGCATTTCGACTCGACCATCGCCACTGAAACGGGGAGGTCGATTCACTTTGTGACAGAAGAGGGCACCTCGAGCTTCGTAACTAACATGACGGTGGGCATGGCGCTCCCCGATGCCTTCAAGTGTATAGAAGCACAGGTGAACAAAACCATGGAAGAGAAGTACCAGGCCGTCCAGGATCGCTACACTAAGGGCCAGGAAGCCATTACATATTTTCAAACGGGGGGAGGATTGTTATTGGCTTGGCTGCCTCTGACCCCACGCTCGTTGGCCACCGTTAAGAACCTGACGGAGCTGACAACGGCAGCCCCTCCGCCACCGAGCAGCCCCACGCCCACTACTCCATTTACTGCCTCCAGGAGCATGGCGGCGGCCGTTCGACGTCGCCGGAGGCGGGAGGCAGGCGGCAACAACACCACGCCCGCCCCCAGAACGCAGGCTACAGCCGCCCCGGGGAACTCCCTTGGCACCCTCAACAATCCTGCCACCATCCAGATCCAGTTTGCCTACGACTCCCTGCGGCGCCAGATTAACCGGATGCTGGGAGACCTGGCACGGGCCTGGTGCCTTGAGCAGAAGAGGCAGAACATGGTGCTGAGGGAGCTGACCAAGATCAATCCCACCACCGTCATGTCCGGCATCTACGGGCGGCCGGTGGCGGGCAAGCGCCTGGGGGACGTAATCTCCGTATCCCAGTGCGTGCCCGTCAACCAGGCCACGGTCACACTACGGAAGAGCATGAGGGTCCCGGGCTCCGAGACCATGTGTTACTCGCGCCCCCTGGTGTCCTTCAGCTTCATCAACGACACCAAGACCTACGAGGGCCAGCTGGGCACCGACAACGAGATCTTCCTCACCAAGAAAATGACAGAGATGTGCCTACCGTCCAGCCAGTACTACTTCCAGTCCGGCGAAGAGATCCACGTCTATCACGACTACCACCACTTCAAGACCATCGAGCTGGACGGCATCGCCACCCTGCAGACCTTCATCGCCCTGAACACCTCCCTCATTGAGAACATTGACTTTGCCTCCCTGGAGCTGTACTCGCGCGACGAGCAGCGGGCCTCCAACGTCTTCGACCTGGAGGGCATTTTTCGGGAGTACAACTTCCAGGCGCAGAACATCGCCGGCCTGCGGAAAGATTTGGACAATGCGGTGTCAAACAACAGGAATCAATTTGTGGACGGACTGGGGGAGCTCATGGACAGCCTGGGGAGCGTGGGGCAGGTCATTACCAATCTAGTCAGCACCGTGGGGGGGCTGTTTAGCAACCTGGTTTCGGGTTTCATCTCCTTCTTCAAAAACCCTTTTGGGGGAGTGCTCACCCTGGCCCTGGTGGCCGGGGTGGTAATCTTGGTCATCTCCCTCACGAGGCGCACGCGCCAGATGTCGCAGCAGCCGGTGCAGATGCTCTACCCCGGGATCGATGAACTCGCTCGTCAACATGCCACAGGCCGGGGCCAGGGGCAAAACATTACTCCCATCAGTAAGACGGAATTAGATGCCATCATGTTAGCGCTACATGAGCAAAACCAAGAGCAAAAGAGAGCAGCTCAGCGGGCGGCCAAACCTTCGGTGGCCAGCAGAGCACTTCAGGCAGCCAAGGATCGTATGCCCGGCCTACGCAGGCGACGCTATCACGATCCCGAAACCGCCGTTGGGCTGCTCGAGGAGGCAGAGACTGAGTTTTAACTATGTCTGGGGGACTTTTCTATAACCCTTTCCTAAGACCTAATAAAGGCCTTTTGAAAAAACCCGACAAGGAGTACCTGCGTCTCATTCCCAAGTGCTTCCAGACACCGGGCGCTGCCGGGGTAGTGGACGTGCGGGGGCCTCAGCCCCCTCTGTGCTTCTACCGAGACACCCTGACGGTGGTGGGGGGTGACGATGACGGGAAGGGCATGTGGTGGCGCCAGCGGCCCCTGGAGAGGGCGGCCGGGCCGGAGCCAGACCCCAACGGGGCCCCTCTCGAGTTCCACGTCTACGACATCCTCGATACGGTGTACACGCACGAGAGATGCGCCGCCATTCCATCGGATAAACAGGGGTACATAGTGCCGTGTGGCATCGTCATCAAGTTACTGGGGAGGCGCAAGGCCGATGGGGCCAGCGTGTGTGTGAACGTGTTTGGGCAGCAGGCCTACTTCTACGCCGGCGCACCTCAGGGCCTGGACGTGGAGTTTGCCGTCCTCAACGCCCTCAAGGCAAGCACCTTCGACCGCAAGACCCCCTGCCGGGTCTCAGTGGAGCGGGTCACGCGCCGCTCCATCATGGGCTACGGCAACCAGGCCGGCGTCTATCACAAAATCACCCTCTCCCACCCCAACAGCATGTCTCACGTGGCCACGTGGCTGCAGGACAAGCACGGATGCCAGATCTTTGAGGCCAACGTGGACGCGGCGCGGCGCTTCGTCCTGGACAACGACTTTGTGACTTTTGGCTGGTACAGCTGCCGCCGCGCCATCCCCCGCCTGCAGCAGCGAGACTCGTACGCCGACCTCGAGTATGACTGCGAGGTGGGCGACCTCTCGGTCCGGCGCGAGGACAGCTCCTGGCCATCCTACACGGCCCTGGCCTTCGATATTGAGTGTCTGGGGGAGGAGGGCTTTCCCACGGCCACCAACGAGGCTGACCTGATCCTGCAGATCTCCTGCGTCCTCTGGTCCACGGGGGAGGAGGCCGGCCGCTACCGCCGCATCCTGCTGACGCTGGGCACCTGCGAAGACATAGAGGGGGTTGAGGTCTACGAGTTCCCCTCGGAGCTGGACATGCTCTACGCCTTCTTCCAGCTCATCAGGGACCTCAGCGTGGAGATCGTGACCGGCTACAACGTGGCCAACTTTGACTGGCCCTACGTCCTGGACAGGGCCCGGCACATCTATGGCATCAATCCGGCCTCCCTGGGCAAGATTAGGGCCGGGGGCGTCTGCGAGGTCAGGAGGCCCCACGACGCCGGGAAGGGCTTCCTCCGGGCCAACACCAAGGTCCGCATCACCGGCCTCATCCCCATCGACATGTACGCTGTGTGCAGGGACAAGCTCAGCCTCTCTGACTACAAGCTGGACACGGTGGCCCGGCACCTGCTGGGGGCCAAGAAGGAGGACGTGCACTACAAGGAGATCCCTCGCCTCTTTGCAGAGGGCCCCCGGGGGCGCAGGAGGCTGGGCATGTACTGCGTGCAGGATTCGGCCCTGGTCATGGATCTGCTCAACCATTTTGTGATCCACGTGGAGGTGGCTGAGATCGCCAAGATCGCCCACATCCCCTGCAGGCGGGTGCTGGACGATGGCCAGCAGATTCGCGTGTTCTCCTGCCTCCTGGCCGCCGCCCAGAAGGAAAACTTTATCCTACCCATGCCCTCCGCCTCCGACAGGGACGGCTACCAGGGGGCCACCGTCATCCAACCCCTGTCCGGCTTCTACAACTCCCCGGTGCTGGTGGTGGACTTTGCCAGCCTCTACCCGAGCATCATTCAGGCTCACAATCTCTGTTATTCTACCATGATAACGCCGGGAGAGGAGCACAGACTAGCCGGCCTGCGCCCGGGCGAGGACTACGAGTCCTTCAGGCTCACCGGGGGCACCTACCACTTTGTAAAAAAGCACGTGCACGAGTCCTTCCTGGCCAGTCTGCTGACCTCCTGGCTGGCCAAGCGCAAGGCCATCAAGAAGCTGCTGGCGGCCTGCGAGGACCCGCGCCAAAAGACCATCCTGGACAAGCAGCAGCTGGCCATCAAGTGCACGTGCAACGCCGTCTACGGCTTCACCGGGGTGGCCAACGGCCTCTTCCCCTGCCTCTCCATCGCCGAGACCGTGACGCTGCAGGGGCGCACGATGCTGGAGCGGGCCAAGGCCTTTGTGGAGGCCCTGAGCCCGGCCGACCTGCAGGCCCTGGCCCCCACCCCCGACGCCTGGGCGCCCCTCAACCCCGAGGGCAGGCTGCGTGTCATCTACGGGGACACGGACTCGCTGTTTATCGAGTGCCGGGGCTTCTCGGAGGGCGAGACGCTGCGCTTCGCCGAGGCCCTGGCCGCCCACACCACCCGGAGCCTGTTTGTGGCCCCCATCTCCCTGGAGGCGGAGAAGACCTTCTCCTGCCTGATGCTCATCACCAAAAAGAGATACGTGGGGGTGCTGACGGACGGCAAGACCCTGATGAAGGGGGTGGAGCTGGTCAGGAAGACGGCCTGCAAGTTCGTGCAGGCGCGCTGCCGGCGCGTGCTCGACCTGGTGCTGGCGGACACCCGGGTGAAGGAGGCGGCCAGCCTCCTCTCCCGCCGCCCCTTCCAAGAGTCATTCTCAGAGGGGCTGCCGGCGGGCTTCCTGCCGGTCATCGACATCCTCAACGAGGCCTACGCGGACCTCCGAGAGGGCAGGGTCCCCATGGGGGAGCTCTGCTTCTCCACGGAGCTGAGCCGCAAGCTCTCGGCCTACAAGAGCACCCAGATGCCTCACCTGGCCGTCTACCAGAAGTTCGTCGAGCGTAACGAGGAGCTGCCCCAGATCCACGACCGCATCCAGTACGTCTTCGTGGAGCCTAAGGGGGGGATTAAGGGGGCGAGAAAAACAGAGATGGCCGAGGACCCGGCCTACGCGGAGCGGCACGGCATTCCCGTGGCCGTCGACCACTACTTTGACAAGCTGCTGCAGGGGGCGGCCAACATCCTGCAGTGCCTCTTTGACAACAACTCGGCGGCCGCCCTCTCCGTCCTCCAGAATTTCACAGCCCGCCCACCATTCTAAGAACAGCTAGGCTACCCGGGGCATGCACCCTTCTGTTATTCTCTCGTTTTAACGGGAGAAGAGCGGGAAGGACAGCAACCAATCCACACCCGCCCGGGGAGGGGAGGCGAAGATTCCAGCCCAGAAGAGCCGAGAGGGGAAGCTGGACACCAGTGGAGAGACAAAGATCCCACAAGTTGGGGTCCTGGAGGGAGGCGAAGTTCCACGCCTGGGAGAGGCAGCACGGGCCACTAGCATCCAGGTTGGAGGCACGGCAAGAGCGAAGCCGGGCAAGAGGGAAAGGCTATCCGGGTGGCCGGGGGTGGCATTCCACCCAGGAGGGGCAGCGAGGAGAAGCCAGGGCCTCATCTCCCCCACCCCGAAGAGAGAAGAGCCAGCCTCGAAGCCGAGTCGAATGGCAAGACCACCAAAGCCTTTCCCATATCAGAATCTCAACCAGTTTCGTCAGCCGAATCAGTCAGCCGCGGGACTCATCATTTGGGAAAGGCACCGGGGATCCGGCAAATCCGCGCACTGCTCCAATTGGACTTCAGGGCGATTTGGGGAAACTTACAGTCTATCCTCTCCATTTTGCTCATTGCATTCAAGTACAGCAAGAGCAAATGGAGAAAATAGTCTGGAAGTCCACAGACAGGGAGGGTGGCATGCAAAGTGACTTTCAGGCTGCCTAGTCAAGTTCCTCTTTTCTGTCAGACATTAGGCCACCACCCAGCATGGCAGTGACCAGCAGCCTGCTCTCCACCCCGCCCCCCGGGTCCACCTTGGGGACCCTGGTGGCCAACATGACGTCCGTCAATGGCACGGACGATGCCTGCACTAAATCCTATAGCGCCTTTCTCAGCGGCATGACGAGCCTGATGCTGGTCCTGCTAATTCTCCTAACACTGACTGGCATTCTGTTCATTATCTTTGTAAGAAAGTTTGCACACAGGATGGACATCTGGCTCACTGCACTCCTGCTGGAACTGCTGATATGGGTGCTGGGGAAAATGATTCAAGAGTTCTCGTCCACCGGCCTCTGCATACTGACCCAGAACATGATGTTCCTGGGCCTAATGTGCTCCGTCTGGACGCACCTGGGCATGGCCTTCGAGAAGACCCGGGCCCTGTACAGCACGAAGCCCATGCGGCACTCCAACAGGACCGTGTACCTTTACCTGGCCGGAGTCTTTTTCCTGGTGCTGCTGGTCATCATTATCCTCATCATCATCATGGGCCCCAACGCCGATCTCAACAGAGGCCCCAACATGTGCAAGGAAGGCCCCACCAGAGTCATGCACACGGCCATCCAGGGGACAAAAGCCGCCTGCTATCTCCTGGCGGGTATCCTCATCGTCATCTTCACCCTTATCATCATCTGGAAACTCCTGCACACAAAATTCGGAAGGAAGGGCCGCCTGATAGGCATCGTGGCCTTTACCGGCCTCATCTGCGCCTTCTCCTGGTTCATGCTGTCCCTGCCACTGCTCTTCCTGGGAGAGGCAGGGAGCCTGGGCTTCCATTGCACAGAGTCACTGGCGGCCCGCTATTACCACGTCCCCGCTGCTTGCCTGGCCCTGTTGCTCATCCTCCTCTACGCCTGGAGCTGCCGACATTTTATGGACTCGCTCAAAACTCAGGCGACAGTCACAGCCAGATATTTCAGAGGAACATCCACCCAGTCCACCTGAGCGCGACTATGGCCCTGCAGACCGACCTCCACGCATGGCACGTGGAAATAGGGGCCAGGGGACTGACGTTCTCTAACTGTCTCCCACTGGACCTGCCGCAGGGACAGTACCACAAGCTCCGGCTGCCCGTCTCGGCCTACGAGGCCCTGGCCGTGGCCAGGTACGGGCTGGTGGGCTCGCTCTGGGAGGTGCCCGCCGTAAACTCGGGACTCCCGTGTCTGGCGGCCGCGAACACGCGTAAAGATGTCAAGATCTACCCCAGCTGCATCTTCCAGGTGCACGCTCCCATGTTTGTTACCATAAAGACGTGCCTGCGTCGCCTGAACCCCAACGACCTGTGTCTGTGTCTCATTTGCGTGGGTGCCGCTATCCTAGATCTCCCTCTCCTCTGCGCGCCATGCGAAGGGGCGCTGGCCTGTGCCGCCGCAGGGTCGGCTGCCGCGGCCGAGGACGGCGGCCTGCGTGTCTGGGGCCCGCTGAGCCCCAGCTCGCCCACTTCTCTCTCCCTGGCCTTTCCCTACGCCGGGACCTGGCCCGTTGCGTGGTACCGTCATTCTATCAAGCTAACGAGGAGGGAAGCGATGGGGGGCGAATATTGCGCCCTGCCCCTCCTTTCCCAAGGACGGGCGGCTTTACCACAGGGTCGGGCGGGTGAGCCCCGGAGGGGGCAAAAGAGGACGCGTGAGGAACTCGAGACCGGCAAGGCGGCGTTCCCCCAACGGGGTGACGCGGCCCCGAGTCAGGCCCGGGCTCTGCGCTGGCGTGGCCTCGCCTGGGACGCGGGTCGTGGGCGGCTGGCACCGGGCCTGTCCCTGTCGCGTGACTCGGCCTCTGGCACCGTCCGCCTGGACGTGCACGTGGACAGGGCGGAGGAGGGCTGGGCCTGCGAGGTTCTGCTGGGGCCGGGGCCACCCAGCGCCGGGGAGGGCTGTTTTCTGACCATGGACCCGGGCCTTGTGACCACGGCCGGGGGCTGGACGCTGTTTCCCCTCCACCCAGAGCGCGACGTTGTCGTTCCCCCCTGGGAGGAGCTACAAGTCGTGGCGCAGGGCCAGCTCCAGGGCGCGGCGCCCCCGCTCTTTGGGTTTACGTTCCAGGAGGCTGCCTGCGACCAATGGGTGCTGCGCCCGCGCGTGTGGACCGCCCACTCGCCCATAAAATTGGCCATCTACAACTGCGGGGACAAGCCACTGCACGTCGGCCCGGGAGTCAGGCTCGGATTCGCGCTCTTCTGGCCGGCCGAGCGGAGCGACAGTCTAGACGCCGGGCGGATATTCTACCAGTTAACGAGCGGAGAACTCCACTGGGGTCGCCACGTCGCGCGCCCACCGACTCTAACCTTACCGGTGGAAGAGTTGCAGCCATGGCCGAAGCTTACCCCGGAGGAGCCCATGCAGCACTAGCGTCCAGGCGCTCGTCCTTCAGGCAGAGCCTCCGCCGCCTGCGACCCGCTGAAAAACCAGAAACGACCTTTGTGAGGGGAGTGTGGAAGTACGAGATATTCGCCTCGTACGTCCGGGTCACCAACAAGCAGGTGCTGCAGCTGGACGCGCAGTGCCAGGAGCTGCCCCCCTGCCCCTCGGTGGGCCAGATCATCAGCTTCGTGTTCCCCTCCTTCTCTTTCAACGCGACCACCTACGGCAGCCGCTACTTTACTTGCTCGTTCCTGTTCTTTGGGGCGGAGGACAACGAGGTCTTCCTGAAGCCCTTCTTTGTCATGCACTCGGACCAGGACATCGTCCTGAGCGTGCTTAACCCGCGTAGCCTCTTCATAGAGAAGGGGCGGCTCACCTGGTACATAGTGCCCATCAGGCTGGTCAAGAACCCTTACCTCTACCTACAGATCCTGCCCGGCCAGAGCGACATCCAGCTGACGCGCTCCTGCACCCAGAGCGGGGACAAGCTGAACACCAGCGAGCCCCAGATCTTCCTCAGCGGCTCGCCCGTCTCCAGCCAGGACGAGTGCCTGCCTTACCTGCTGGCTCAGCACACGCCTCCGTTCCTGAAGTCCTACGCGCGCATCCACACGTTCCCGGGGAAGGTGTGTCCGGTCAACGCCGTCCGCCGCGGCAAGGGCTACGTTCGAGTCTCCGTGGACACTCCGGACCTGAAACGAGAGGGCCCGCTGAACGTCAAGGTGGGCATGACACTCCTGGATGACGTGATCATCGCCTTCCGCTACAACCCCTACCCCAAGAGCACCTGGCGCTGGGATGGAGAGTCCACGGACATCCGCTACTTTGGCTCCCCCGTGATCATTCCCCCCAATTTCATCACGGAGCTGGAATACAACAACACCTACGAGGCCCCCCTCAGCTCCAAGATCACGGCACTGGTTGTGTCCCACCCCACCAACCCGGTCTTCTACGTCTACCCTCAGGAGTGGAAGCCGGGCCAGCCCCTCAAGCTGACCGTCCGCAACATCTCCAACAAACCCATAGAGATAGTGACCGGCCAGAGCCTGGCCCAGGCCTTCTTCATTTACGCCGGGGACCCATCCATCGGCACCCTCATGAGGAGATACATCCAGCGCCAGGGCTGCGCGCTTACGCTGCCCGGGAACATTGTGGTGGAGAGCTCCTCCCTGCCCACCTTCGAGAGGATTAACAAGACGTTCAACGGGAACATTGTCACCTCCAAGGCCTCTCTGTAAATGATTTCAATAAACCTGTAAAAACCTACCCGTCATTCTATTCATTAACGGATGGAGGCAAGGGGAGGCCTGCTAAAATTGGGATGAGCGCCACAACCCCCCGGGAATCCTGGAGGCAGAATCTGGGAGGGAAGGTTTGGGCCCCGGTATCTCGCCTTGGTAAACGAGCGTCCAGATCCCTACTACTAGCATTTACAATGATAATCACGTAAATGGCAGGCGTAGGGAACCGGACACCCATAGCGTGGCGAAACGCGGGGCCTTTGAAAGGTGTCCAGAGTTTCCCCCTGGCAACTAGCGTGTAGGACGCGCGCTGGGACCCGCAACTTCGTGGTGTCAATAATACACGTTAGTGGTAATCTCACCATAATTTTATTCATTAACGGGTTAAAACAGAGAAGAAGGCCTGCTGAAATTGGACTAAGGGTCTCTGAGGTGGGGTGGGCTTCGGATAATATCCCTCGTGGTGGCTGGTTTGGAAACACGATAAGCCCCATAATGGGACATTCCGATTCCATACACGAATCCCCACAATCCGGAGAACAGCAAAATGAGTTTCCAGGTAGCTTCTACTGCGCGCATAACAGTTGAACTTACGTTATGCGGCAGTAGTAAGCGACCGGACACCCCTTGCCAACGCCTCCCCTTTGCTAGGGCAACGTAGTGGGCATCTCTAGCCACCCGCTCCCTGGATAGGATCCTCGTCGTGTGTACGTAGCAATCACACCAACGCCCGTCCCATGTAAAGTCAGCCAACAATCCGTGAGCCGGTAACAGAGGTACCCGGAGTTAACAGTTGTGTCGAGAGGCCCACGTGCGCTGACAACCAACCTTCAAAAACGAAACATGCTCACAGTGTTTCGTCCTTCGAAGGTTTGGATTCAGGACACGGGATTCCACGCGCAGCGTGAGAGGAGTGGCCAATGGCAACAGGCCATGACTTCATACCATTAGATGAACAGGAATGAAGACAGGCCTGCTACGACAAGCCCTCTGAGTGCGGCAGTCAATGCCTAATGCCCCATTAACCGGATGTTAGCAACCAGGACCGCAGGTGCGGCGAGAGGAAATGCATCCAGCGACGAAAAGACGTGCCATAATTCCATACCCAGCCAAACAAAATACTTTTAAAAACCCAGTATTCTGTTTGGAGGGAATGTAGTCAGGACACGAACTCGGCAGGATCCAAGATTAATGGAGCAACTAATTATAGAAGGCAATACGTTCCTCCTCCCAAGTTAACAAAATTAGAAAGCGTCGCCTTCTAAAACAAACACTCTGGGTCCGGCGGAGTCCGGGCCTTATGCTAGAAAGTGAGGCCCGGGTGGCCACGGGGTAGCGGCATGGGGCCGGGGCTTTTCCCCATTTACCACAGACTGCGCAAGGGCGCAACTCATCTGGAATTCATTCTCCTGTGTGCACTAAAACCACACCCATTCACTACAGGACACTTGCTAATTCTGCCCGGTCGTGAAGGGTGGGTGTCAGGACACCAGCTCCGTAGAACACTGCTGCAAATTTGCCAAATGCAACCTTTCTTTTATGCTATTGGATAAACGGCAGGGAAAGGGAAGGCCCGCGAAAATTGCCCCCGAAGGCCAATGCCGGTGGCGAGGGGGCTCGTTAAGTTCACGGGACCAACGGCGCAAGCGCTACCCCCGGGCCTTAGTGGGGGACAGTACAGGCACTGCTCCATGGCTGGTCAAGTGTCCAAAAGCCCTCCGTCGGCCGCCAAAATGCATAGCCACCTACCGGCTCGTTCAGCCTGATGTGCGTTGCTTCTGCCAACACAACTGGCGCACCAGACTGTCCGACCAGGCAGGGGGCAGTAAGGCTTAGGTGCAGATGTGTAAGGTGATTCCGCGTCGCTCGTCTGAACTGCTCACCCAGGCCATAAATTAACAGCCTAACAACTTAGCCTAAGGCAAAAACAGGGCTCCGGGGCCTCATCTGATTCAGCCGGCACCGCAACCACCTCCATGGTTATGTGCAACAACAAAATATGTACAAAATCTAGGCGGCAGATACAGAACCCAGCGCACAACGGGCAAGTTGCCCCCTCACGCAAACGTCGCCGAGCGGCACTGCAACTACTAGACCCATAGGCATTGTAACAGAATCTAAATTACTGCTTCAAATCCCGGGTCCAGCACCCGCGACAACCGCCAACTCACATTGGCCTTTGAGAAGCACCTCCACTTGTGTTACGGCAGGGCCAGTGAGACCCCTCACCACCCAAGTGGGCCCTGTTCTTCTGAAGGCTGGGTGAGATTGCAACTACTAGACCTTTAAATTGTAACAGACTTAAAATAACTGTTTTCAATCCAGGGTCTAGCACCCGCCTCACCCTCTTCATAACATGAGGCCTCACTAAAGCCGGCTACACCCACACAACACTACCCTTTACAGAGGAGGGCCGGTGGAAGCCAAGAGGGTTTCTCTGATGCCAGGCGTTCCAGGCACCCAAGCATTATCCATGCAGCAGAAGTCTGTTGGACATACTGTCTCCAATCCCAAAGAATGTTACAGTATTAATTCTGTACAATCTCAGGAACTGGTTTCAGGAAGCCCACACAACAGCACTTGTATATGGCAGGCAATCTCCTCTAGGCCCAATGGATAGGCAGTTTCTGGTGGGGGTTGCCTATGTAACCTTCTCCCAATGCTATTAGGTAAACGAGCTGAAACAAGAAAGGCATGCTAAAATTGGCACCCAAAGAGCAGCCGGTGGCGTAGTGGATGGAAAAATGGAACATTTCCACAAGCCACCAGGGTACGGCAGTCGGGTCCTCAATGTTGGGCAGGAAGTGCCATACAAGCAGTAGGACACGTCCATAGATGAAGGGACACACAATCCACGTAGCCGCAGTTGATGAGATTCCTCGAGTGCACAGAGCCTGGACTTTAGCTATGATCCATTTTCAAAACTGTTTCATAGCGAATGTCCAGGCTCAGGACATCGGACTTCAAATAGGTTGCTAGGAAACCCCCGCTTCACCTGCCACGGAGGGGGCCTTGCCAGCTGAGGACGAGTCGGACGCTGCACTTACCGGCACTGGAGGCATGGGGCCAGGCCAAGGAGCTACGCCCATCTGCAGCTGAAAAACAAAGAGAGGTTAGGCTCTAGACTAGGGGAATACTCGGCCAATTTGTGCTAAGGGGAGCTACACGTAACCCTGGGTGGCATACTTCAGAAACGCTCTAGCCAGTTCATGCACCGTCAGACCCTTGTATTGAAAACCAACTGTGCATGGTCTGGTCTAAGCGTACCCTGAACTTAGTGTAACATGGAATACTCACGGGTGCAACAAGTTGATATTTCGCTGCCTTAACCCCGTATCCAGACATTGTCTCAATGCAGGCACATTAACACCTACGTACTATCACGCATCACAACTGTATCAACGTCACATGAAATAGGGGACGGTGAGGCAATACCCCACGGCTCAAGTTAGAGGCAAACTGTTACAGCTCAGGAACGTTGGGGACACCGGTACCAAGTCCATCATTCCAATGCAAGGATGCAATGCTGCATTGGTAATGGCTAATTTAAACCAGGCCCCCACCCGTTGGAGATTCTGGTGATGGTTTCAGGACCCCTGCTGTCAGCTCTTCATTGCACCTTACAAAGCTGTCATTATTCTGTAAGGTCAACAGAGAGCTAACACCCGGGACCTCCAGCGGAGAAGGTGTGCGCACTGCAGGCGGCAACCAACAGTTCTACCCCATTAAAGCAGTACAACTGCCCGTCTCTGACTTCAGGACATCCGAGCATAGGCGGCTCTCCAAAATTGGAAAAAAGAGTAACCTCCTCTGCTTCCACTCGTTAGGACACACCTGTCATGCTATCAGATAACAAGGAGAAATAGGAAAAAGGCCTGCGAGAATTGGCACCCCACGCTCCCAAAGCACAGGGGACACTGCCGCCCAGTTAAGGGCACTAACCCCAGGACCTTGGGCACATGAAAGAGCCAAAGCTAAGCACAGCCCCGGGTGAATACTGGCAGAGCACAAGACCACAGGCACCCAGAAGAGGGCAGGGTTGCCTGCTATGTCCAGCTGGTCCTTTTAACATTCTGGGGGCAAGAGGATAATAGGAGAAGCCCCCCAAGTGCCCTGTAACAACTACTGGAGCCGGATAATTACCAGTGCAAACAACTAAGAATGTTAGTTATCTTAGGTGCCAGCACTAGTGAATGCCCAGCCCCCTCGGCCTGCCTAAAAATAGGGCACAACACTGGAACCTCTTCCTGCCAACCAGCACCAACACACAGCTGACATCCTGGAGATCTCACTTAACAAGTGAAGAGGAAGTTGTGACGGGATATCTGCAGACTTTTGAAAGGGAAAGGCAGACTTGGGAAAGTTAGCACAGGATACCAGGAGAGATTCTAAAACCGGATAATCATGGGGATGATACAGTGAATTATAACTGTAAAAATTCTCCGCCCCACCCCCACGAATATCAAGCCTAGATAGTCCTGGTAAAAATAACCTAGAGCTTGCATCATAATTTAAAGGGAAGTCAAGACGGGGGATTACCTTTAGAGAGGAAACTTCAAGCCACAGACAGCCCCACATATAGTGTGGTCTCCACTAATGTCAGCACTTAAATTCCACAGTGAAAATAGCACCCCCAACCCAATTTGGAAGCCAGAAACTCTAGCGCACGCCGACACCCCCACCCACCCATGAGCCAAACAAGGCATCTATGTTTATCTCTAGATGTGCCATGGTCCAACTTTGTCGCCCTTGAATTTGTCTCAAACAGGAAAATGGTTACTGAACCACATCTCTCATTGTTACCTCAGGCAAATTAAAACTCAGCCGACTGAAGAATATACTGCTGTCATTAGAATGTAACTATGGAGAATGGCAGCCCCTCAGGTATCACTTATTAGGGCTACAGCTACCCCAACTTAAAGCACAATGTTAACAGCTTGCACAAAAGGAAATGTAACCACAGGCCAGGCACAGCGAGGAGGCCCTCTTGCAACAGGAACAGGAGTAGGTGTAAGCCTAGAGTTCCTTGGCCAGCCTTAAAGAGGCTTCTTCTGCCTAAGTTTAAACCCCTAAACAGTTAAGAGGAATTAGTGATATTTTTATGCATTTTTTACCCAGACTTTCACACTCAAGAATAGACACCCAATACCAACAGGTGTGCGTGGCAAATCTTGGGGTCTCAAACCAGGTACCAAACTCTGAATTCTCAGGTACAAGTTCTGACTGTAATTCTATAAATAAAACAAGAGAAAGAAATGCACGCCACCATTAGAGCCTGCTCCTCAGAGAGTTGCCAGCAACAGGAACAAAAACAAACCAAGGGTGTTGGCCACAGCAGGCTCCCGAGGCGGGGGTTGGGCTCGGGGCCAAGCTCTGCCACCACAGCCCTCACATAAGCACCCAGGAAAACAGCAAAACCTGGGCCAGGGGAAAGGGTGGGACCATCAGCCACAACCAGCGGTACTTCACCTCCCCCCACGGGAAAACACGTCCAGGGCCAAGCAGCATAGCCAAATCCCACCCCCATCGCCACCTCCCAGTTTTCAGACGTGTATGGAATGTTTCCATAAGGTGAAAAGGAGAAGTCACCTTTATAGCATCCACCCCAGATGACCTAGCTGTGATGCTATCAGCTAACAAGGGAAAAGGTGAAGAGGCCCGCGAGAATTGGCGTTCCACGCGCCCCCATGCAAGGCACTAACCTCCCGATGGTCAAAGTCCGGTGCCGCAGCCCCCGTGAAGGCCGAAGTTTGTCTTCCGCCCCCCTGGCAAAGCTTACCTCCTTGGAACGCGGTGTTTCCTAAAGGCGGGGCACATGGATTAGCAGGAGATTAGTGTGCCACAGTGAGGCAAGCGGGGCGAGTAAGGGGGGATTAGTGGCTCAGAGTGATGCATGCCAAAGGCAGCCACCCTGACAGAGGGACAGAGTCCACGGGACGAGGCGAGGGCCAGGTCATGACCCGGGCGTGGCGAGCATCGGTCAGCTGACCAAATGTGCAAAGGTGATGCACGGGGAAGGCACGCAGGGGTGCCACGTCACCCGGGGTTGCTGGGGTGGGGGATGGGCTCAGGCAACCGTAAGGGAGGGGGGGGTAGGGGGGGAGGGATTACACTATAGGGTTCCCTTCCTCTAGGTTCCTATATACCTATAGGTATATACCCATAGGTATATACCCAGCTGTAGTACCCTATTCCTCCACTAGGTTAATAACCTATAGGTTATGCTACCATTATAACGAAGGGAGGAAGGGTGGCGCACCTCGAGGTAGGATAGGAGGGTACCCCAGTAGGAACCTAGCTGAATCCTACCTAGCTCCACCCACCTGGTATATAGGGGCGGAGCTTAGGATACCTCCAGGATAATGGAACCCTATGAATACCTACCTGTAGGCTCCACCCACTAGGTATATCGGGGCGGAGCCCAATCCTCCCCCTCCTGGTTCAACCCTACGGAGGGGACCCTCCGGAAGCTCCGCCTACCCCAAATCTCGCGGACCGTAGCTCCTCCCTCTCACGTTATCCCAATAGCATAACCTCCAGGTACCACCCACCTGGTGACACACCTACAGGTAACCCAACGGGCTAAAATGACACACCTTAATTATCCAATAGGAAGCCCCCTCTCCTGAGCAAACCTTAAGGTATTGCACAGAGCCCCAAAAAAGTGGATAAAAGAAGGCGCGCTGGCCGGGGTCGCCAGCGTCGTCCAGACGCTCGGGGGGTGCACAACCCCCAGCCGGCCCGGCGTCCTTGCGGCGGCCTCCCCCCCCATGAAGCGGGCGGCGCGAGGTCCCTGCCTGGCACCAGGGTCCGGCTGGGGGCGCACCCCCACCCCCGCCGGGGCCCCGGGAGGCCCGGCCGCGATCCTCCCCCGTGAACGGGGCGCGCTGGGTCGCGGCTGCCACCCGGGACCCCCGGCCCTGTGCCACGGGGACCCCCTGCCGGCCGACGCGGGGCCCCGGGACCACGCCCACCCCACCCCCCTGCCTTCCAGGTGCGCCGGACCCCCGGAACGGATCCAGCGGACCACGCCCACCAGGACCGGACCAGCGGATGCGGCGGACCCCCAGGAGCTCCAGGACCGGGTAGGCCGGGCAATCCCCGGGTGGAGGCGGGGAGGGAGCCAGGATGGGGCTGAGGTCCCGGGGACCACCCCGTTGCCTTCCAGGTACACCGGACCAGCGGACCCAGCACCCCCCGGACCCGGGCCCCGAGCTCCAGGACCGGGCAGCGGCCCCGGCAGCGGCCGGCCACCCCCCGCCGGAGCGGGGCGGCGGACCCAGCACCTTCCCCCCCCCCGGACCCCGTGGGGGTATCCAGCTCACGAGACATTGGTGTAACAATAAAGTGATTGAACTTACATTTGTTGTTTGTGGTACTTGTAACCCGGGTGGTGGGGGAAACTTGGGCTCTGGAACGCACGGAGCATTCACCAGACTGGACGAGTGATTACATGGGTTGGGCTCCGGCCTGCTGTTGCGTGGAGCCCAATTTCCGCGGGCTACGTGGTGAGGGTGGAGTTGTTAAGTGCTCTCCTAGCTTCCTCTCGTTATTTTGATAGAATTACTGGCTGTCCCACTAGCAAACGCACATTAGACTATAAAGGGGGCCCTTTGGTGGGAGGAGTAATATGGAATGGACTAGTAACTAGGATTAGGCTACAAGACATTAACGGTGACCCAATATCCCTAAAAACATGCCCGGTAAATTGCCCAAGACTCAGCTTCCAGGCTATGTGTGACTGCATGGGGCGGGATACTGGCCTTGGAGGGAGCTAGCAGTGAAATTGGGATTGTGGGAAGAGTCCTCCATTTTAAATAAAAGGGCTCTCCTCCACAATCTAAATTCCATAGCTAAGTTTAAGGAAAGTATGTGCCCACCCACTCTTAGGAGAAATCTGGACTTGTAATTACATTTACTGGCAACCTGAGGACACAATGCCTGACACACCATAACTGACAACTTTCAGTTTAGAATCTGTGGTTGCAAGGTTCCTCTGCAGGTGTGTGATGTTTTGCTCTGAGAGTTACTCTGAGGGAAATTCAATCCATGGCTTTTTCTACATGCCAATGAACTGGACTTAACCTTTAAAGTACCGCCAGGGTCAACGTGAACATGGGTTTTAACATGTTTGATGTTACATAGGCCTGCAGTTCACTAAGGGACACGCTGGCATCCAAGGACTGGGTAATAACCTTGGCGTACCGGTGTCCTCTTAGTGTGCCACATCCTGTTAGACTGAACAAAATCCCTTAATGTTAAGATTGTAGCCATTCCCAAAGATAGACAGAGGGAGGTGATCTTGGTGTAATCAGACAAGGTCACACACCCACTCTAACTTCCACCCGTAAAGCCAGTCTAATCCAGCTGTTGGTAGGCCTTGCGTCACTATAGGTGAACAGTGGCCCACCGGATTTCAGGGAAACGTCGATGGGCAGCTATATTCACCTTGTGGTGCAACAAGGAATCAGACTTAGGAGTCTGCACGCATCCTCCCTGGCTTAAGCGGCGATTATTGTGTCTCTATGAGGGAAACAGGCCCACTGACCTTTGTTATTAGACTTCAGTTGGCCGCTATTTCCCTCTAAGTGGCACAGAGTGATCAGAGTAAGGAACGCAGGCTTGCTTGAATCACAACCGGTGGTGTGTGGTGAGACAGAGAGGCAATGGACCCGGGGAAACAAGTTGACAGGGGTGCTATAGCATCTGTTCTCACAGCACCTCACTTCACTAAAACCCACCACAGGACAGAGGGGGCCTAGGGAAATGAGGGAGCGAGGCGAGTAGCTCCGGAGAGACCCAGTGAACAGTGGTGCGCTGAAAACACATTCACAGCACATCACTGGCACTAGGTTCCCCCAAAGGGTAGTGACGGCCTCTGCTCCTGTGTTGTGGGTTGTGGGTTACGGAGCAAGTAACCCGGGTGAGACCTAGTGAGGTAGGATGCTCTCGACAGTTATTCACAGGACATCCCAACCACTAAGTCCCACTCGAGACTAAAAGAGCCCCCTTGTCCTTTGTTCTGGGTTGGGGGCGAACTGAGTAGCCCAGGTGGGACCCAGTGGAACGTGTGGTGCTTTGGCATCTCTGCACAGCCCATTACGCCCACTAAGTCCCACCAAAGGTTTGGCAGCCCACTTCTTGGGGGCTTTCCCGGGAATAAATGTTGCAAGCTCCGGGGAACCATGGGGTGCCGCGGTGCGATGGACAACCAATCACTGCACACACGGCCCCCACGGTTCCCCAGGACTTAACCGTCTGCCCCCCCCCCCCCAACACACACACAAGTGAGATTATGACAGGGGTTCAGCGCCATTTCCTGGCTGGTGTGTATGCGGCTTCCCATCCCGTCCACCCGTCTGCAAGACCCCTACCTATTACGCCCCTTCACTGCCTTTAAAGGCGAAGTAAGGCCTGCCTGGAGAGACTGCTCCCAGCCCCCACTTTTCTCCCCTTTCGCGAAACGAAACATTTAGGTGGCCCCTACTGGCAGTGCTGAAAGAGACACCTGCGAGCCCGGGCAATTCAGCACGCTGAGCCCGGTGGGCGACAGGGAACTGCCGGGCTCCGGGCCGAGCCCTGGCTGCACCCGGGGCCAAACTCTGGGGGCCCTGATTCGTTTTTTGCCCGTTTACTAATAGAATGTTGCCTTGGTTTAACTGTCAGGAGTTTAAGGCAGACATTTTAGTCCGAGATGAGGGGTAGGGGATATTTGCATGAGGGCAGGAAACGCAGGGTACATTAGCAATGTTCCAGGCACGCAACTGTCCACTTTGGTCCTAAAGCCGGCTGAGAAACCGCTTGGGCCTGAGCAATTCCTGATGCCTGGTGTATTTTGGGCCCTTTTACTCAAGTTTTTCAGTCACTGCTTCCCCCTCCCACTGTGTCTGGCCCGCCATCCCCCGCAAAACACTGTTTACATATCTTGAGCCCTTTTTAGAGATCTCTTACCTCATAGAAAAGGCTGGTGTCTACGTGACTCCCTGCCCGTGTACGTTTAACTCGTGTGAAGCCATTGTGCTGTCAGGAGCCTCCTGTCACTGCTGCTTCCCTCAGCCGAACAGCTTGAAAAATGGCAACCGGCAGCCTCTCTTCCGGGTCTGTTATTACAGAATATGAAAGTGTTCTCAATCTCACCCCACCGTGTATTTAGGCCTGAGATACAGGGGGTTCCAAAACTGACAGTTTAGAAATGACTCATTTAGTGCTGCTACTGTGCTGCTGTGTAGGGTCTGTGTGTGCCTTCTTCTCTGACCATGTTAAGTTTGAGAATGTCACCACCCATGCAGGTGCCACGGTGAATGTCACCTGCAGTGTTCCCGGGAATGCCTCTGTCTCTTACATAGAGGTGGGTAAGGGATACACTCCCGGCGATGGAATTCCGACCCTGGGGGTAGCCACTCATGACAACGGGACTCACCTACATAAAAACCATCACAATTATAGTCTGACCCTAGAATGGACAGACAAGACCAACACTTCAGTCACCCTGACATTTTTCAACGTGACTGTGGAATATCAGGGTTACTACATATGCAATGTCACCCTGCTAAACTGCAGTGGGATCCAGGGGCTCCATTGCAATGACACCGACGAGGATGAAAACGACACGGCACATGCCAACCGGACCCTAACGGGGAGAATGCATCTCACTGTTATCCCAGCTACTACCATATCCCCCACTACCACAGTAGTCCCCACCACAAGCACCAGTCACAAGACCACCCGGCGGCCCACCACCAACCGTCCCACTCGGCGCCCGGTGACCATGGGCCCTTTCCCGGTCGATCCCTGGCACCCCAGGCCCACCTGGGTGCACTGGGCCCTGCTCCTCATCACTTGTGCCGTGGTGGCTCCGGTGATCCTAGTCATCATTATTGCCTGCTGTGGGTGGCTGATGGGCTGGGGGAGGCGGCGCAAGGGCTGGATACCCGTGTGAATGGACACCACTGACACTCAATAAAACTGTACGTTCAAGCCACGCGTTTATTCAGCAATTCCTCGCAAAAGATGGACTTGAGGTGGTCTGAGACCGACTTGGCCTTGGGGGCGGCGGGCTCCTGGGCCTGCAGCGCCGCCCCGGAGGCGGAGGCCTGCACCAGCTTCTTTTCGCGCTGGTGGGCTTCGGTGGGAGGCTGGGGCATGGAGTTCGGCTTGGGCCCGGAGCTCCCGGCCTCCGGGACGGCGGCCGTCGATGGCCCGGTGGCCTCGGCCGCGCAGTGGGCTTGCGGGGGCTGTGTTCCCACGGGAGGAGGCTGCGGCTGGGCGGCCTGTGGGGTGGTAAACGGCGGAGGAGGGTGTGGGAAGTATCTGGGCGCCTCCTGGCCCTGATGACACGGCTGGAGGGGGAGCGGCTGGGGCTGCTGCGGTCCGTAGTGTCCCGGGTGGGCATAGCAGGGGCCCTGTTGGGCTGCATAGCCGGCGTGTCCGTAGGACAGCGTCTCCCGGCGGAGGGCCTGCAGCGCGTGCTGCAGCTCGCTCACGCTCTTGGAAAGGCCCGCGATGTCCTTGCGGTAGAGGGTGGCGTCTTCCCCCGGGAAGAGCCCGCCGCCTTCTTCGTCCTCCTCGGGCTCTCTCTTTCTCTTGTTGGAACGCGAGGGGCCCGGGGTGTAGTCCGACCTTGGGTGGGATCCGTAGTAGGGAGGCGCTGGCGGAGGGGGGCCGAAGAGGCCAGGCAGGCCAAAGTAGGCCGGGGGAGGGTAGCCGTGGTGGTAGGCGTGCGGTTCCGCGGCAGAGAAGGCCCCAGGGTCGCCGCCTGGCGCGTAGCAGCCTCCAGTGGGGGCAAAGTAGCCACCCGGGGCGGCGGCCCCGTAGGCGGGTGCTGGAATGGCCTGGTGGGTGAAGGGGGGCAGAGGGGCCACGAAAGGCAGCGGACTCTGCCTCGGGGGCTTGCTGTCCAGGTTGGTCTGCAGCAGGGTCATGAAGGTGGTGCGGGGGACGCTGATGAGGTCCTGGCCCTGGGCGGCTGAACCTCCGCAGGCCGCCGCTGCTTCTCCCGCGTTACCCGATAGCATGGTGGCCCGGTTCGTGGAGACTGGTGGTGGGCTCTGAGGCGCGCTGTCCTTTGTCCTTTGGATGTCGGGGACGTCGCTGGCCTTTAAATACGACTCGGCTGGGATATTAGCCACACCCCTGTCCCACCTGAGGGTCTCCACGCGGTTTCTGAGAAATCCGGCGTCGATGGCCTTGGCCATGAGCTTGGTGAGGGGCAGGGGGCGCTCCTGGATGCCCGGCTCGCGGTCCGGAGACGGAGCCGGGGCCTCGTCCGCGATCCGGGCGGCGATGGACGGTTCCAGGTCGCTAAAGTGCCCCAGGACCCACCCCAGGTCCGTGCCGTAGACCGCCGTGGTGCCGCGCCGGCGCCCCAGGGCGCAGAGAGACACGTGGTCAAAGAAGGGCATCTCCCCCCCGTCCGCGGCGGCCCTGGGGGCCTCGGGGTGGAGGGAGGCCAGGGACAGCGAGGGGAGCCAGGCGTGAAGGGCCTCCACTTTAGGATCCCGGGGGAGGGGCGTGCGCTGACTCTGTGCAATATCGCAGTCTCGGTAGATGGAGTCCAGCAGGGACAAAAAGTCCCCCGAGGTGATCGAGGCGGCGCTGAAGAGACCGGCCCTGCTCTGGTACAGACCCCAGACGGAGCCGACCGGGGTGTCGGGTAGGTGCTCCACGGTGAGGGGCAGGGGCTTTTTCAGAGGGAGCTGGCCCTTCACCACCAGTGGGTCCAGTTGGAGACACGCGTCCTCCGGCGGGGCGTCCGGCCGCTCCACGAAACCGCAGACGTAGACGGCCGCGTTGGGTGGGCGGCTCTCCTCGCTAGCTTGCACCATTGCGGCGGCGGTGACGGTGATGTTGATGGGCCTGGGGGTGCGCGGGGACGACGCACGGCTGACGCCCGGGGTCCGCGGGCTCCTCCTGAGGCTGCTCGAGAACCGGCCACTCCGCGCGCTGCGCGAGGACGAGCTCAGGTTCCTGCACCTGTCCCTGACCAAGCTGCTGACCCTGGGGGTGAACTTTTACCTGTGGCGAGAGGCCGTGATAAATACTGGAAACCGCACGAATCGGGTGCTGGCGCGCAAGGTCCCGGATGAGTACTGGTACCTGCTCTACCGGGCTCTGGGCCGGGTGGGCTTTCCGCCGGAGGCCCTGCGCCCGGGCGCCCGCTCTCGGGCCCTCTGCCGGTTTCTGCACGACAGGCCGGAGGTCGTGGGGGCCGTCTGCGCCGGCGTCTGGGCCCAGCTCGGGCTGCGCCGGGCCCCGGACCTGAGCCGCGTCTGCCTGGCGGACGGCAACCTGCTCTTCAACCTCGGGGGCGTTCTCCCCAACCGCCTGGTCGTGAGTGTGCTCTACTGCCTCGTCCACTGGGGGGCGGACGAGCACGAAGCCCGCGTGCGGGCCCGCCTCCGCCCCCTCTTCGTGGCCTTCCTGTGCCTGGCCGGCTACCTGCTCCTGGACCGCGCCGTCCTCGCGGACGCGCACGACTACGAGGGCCTCTGGCACGCCGTAGCCCTGAACGTGTCAGCCTGGCACGGCCTCACCCCCCTGCCCGAGACGAGAGACGAGACGATGGGAACCCGGAGTGATGACTTTATTTACCTTTTTGCCAACGACCCCCTCCGGCGCGAGGAGCTGGCTCAGCTGGGCGCCACCGGGGAGGCCAGGTAGCCCAGCGCCAGAAAGTACAGCCGGTCGTAGTCGTCCGAGGCCGCGAACTGCCGCTCCAGGATCTCCCGCGCCGCCAGGGTGGGCGAGGGGCGCCCCAGGGCCACCCCGACGCCGTCCTCAAAGGCCAGACGCAGCTGGGTGCGCGCCGCCAGCATGGCGGCCGGGTCGTGGAATAAAAGCTTCTGGTTGATGATCTCGAAGAGGGTGTCGAACTTTTGTCCGGTCAGGTTGATGGCGTACTGGGAGGGGGCCTGTCCGTCCGTTGGCTTCATCTCCAGGGCCAGCAGGACCAGCCCGGGAAAGAGAGAGCTGATCGACGCCTGGGGCTCGGCCGCCGCCGTGGGCCTCACGTAGTGGGCCCAGAGGTAGCGAAAGAGCTCCCCGCGCCGAAAAAGCGTCTGGCTCGGCGCCGCGGCGCCATCCTGGGCCGCCTCCCGACGTCGCTGCATCGCCTGAGGCAGCAGGGCTGACAGGTGCAGGCGGCGCGTGGCCGCCTCGGCCAAGTTGGCGGTCTCGCAGAGCGTGTAGACCAGGATCAGGGCCTCGAGGGCCGCCAGGCCCACGCGCAGGTTCCACTGATGGGAGGCGAAGGGGGGCACGTCCTCCCCAAAGACCCGGCTGGCGATCCGGTACACTAGGTCCCGGTCCCGGCCCTCCGCCCCGGGCACGTTGAGCGCGGAGTTCGTGGGCAGCAGGCCGGCGCCCGCGAACAGGTTGTAGATTTTGTTTTCCGCGAACGTGCCTGGCGGATACGCCGCCTGGCGGTTGAGGGGTGCCAGCGACTGGCGCGCTCCCTTGTTCCCGCTCGTTAAAATCATAAAATTTCCGCCGGGTGCCTTGGCCCTGAGGTCGGCGATTATCTTCTCCAGGCTCTCCGGGCCCAGCCCCATCAGCTCCTCGCGGGAGGCGGGGATGGGGCGCTGCTGGTGAGAAGAGCCCCCCTGGAGCAGCAGATAGCCGACCGAGAGGCACAGGGCGGCCTGGAGGTCCGGCAGGTGCCTGGCGTCCGAAAAGAAGTCCTGGGTGGTGCCCTCGAGCACCGACACCACCTCGGTCATCAGCTTCAGCGAGACGGAGTTGGTGAAGTTCAGGTTGCCCCTCAGCTGCTTGGGAAACACGCGCCGCTGCATGGCGTTGGCCGACATGGTTCTGTACCAGGGCCCGAAGGATGGGACCCACTGGTGGACGTTGCCGTACAGATTTCCCAGTAGGGTCCGGGCCAGGCTGCCGGCCACCATCAGTGGGGGGTCCGTGGGTGAGACGGAGACGGCGTACTGAGCTTTCCCGGGGAGCGGGGTGGGAAGTTGGGTCGGGTCGGGGGAAGAGGAAGCGGGCGGCGAGGCGCGGCCACCCGGGGAGAGGGGCCTGGTCCGCATCCGCTCCAGGCCCTCCGAGAAGGCCACGACGGCGTCCAGGTCCTGGCGGATTTCCTCCGCCCGGGCCAGGTGGTCGCGCATGACGCCGTCCAGCTCCGCGCGGAGCAGCCTATTTTTTAGCATCTGGGCGTGCCTGTCCCACCGTTCCGCCCTGGCCCTTTCGGCCTCCCGCGCCGCCAGCTCGAGTGCCTCGGGGGACACGCGCAGCGCGTTGCGCAGACTTGGGGCCCACATGAGCTCCGGGACCGCGTCGCCCGGCAGTCGGGCGGGATCTATCCAGACGCGCCCGGAGAGCGCCATCCTGCCAGCGGGAGAGGAGGCTGAGCAGGCCGGAGGTGGAAGTGGGGAGGGTCTTTTGGCTCAAAGCCGGGAACTCGACCTGGAGCGTCCTCAGGGAACGCTGGTTTTTAAATACCAACGCCGCGGAAACCTCCAGGCCCTGGCTGCCCGGCGAGGAGGGGGGGCAGGATGTGCGCAGAAAATTGGCACAGTCGCACAACTGGGCGGTGCCCTCCAGCCTCTGCGCCTTGCGAGTAACGCTTTGCGCGTTGGCAGCGTTGCTCATGGCCGTCTTAAATTCTACAATATAACAGTGGGTGAAGGGCTGCAGAGCTACCACGACACAATCTGCGATTCTCCGACCCAGCGTGACTTCGAAAAACAGGCGATAGTCTGTGACCGCGGGTCCCGGGGGCAGAGACAAAAAGGAGGCTACCTGCTCCCACCTTTGGAGAGACAGGAGCTTAGAGTAACACCTGAGGTGCGCGCGCTTACCTGCCGCCTTTCTCGCCGCCGGGAGGCTGTGAAATCTTTCCAGCTCGTTCGCGGAGAGGGCGCAGAGGCCCCTGGTGGGATCCATGGCAGGATATCCTGGAAAGGGGGCCGGGGCTCCGGGTAGCTGGAGGAAATGCCAGGAGGACGAGTCGCCTGAGGAACAGAGGCAGGAGAACTTTTACGCCGAGATTGACGACTTTGCCCCCGCCGAACTCACCTCGCCCGGCAGCGACTCCGGGCCGGGAGAGGAGGACGATGAGGGACTCTATCAGGTGCCCGCCCACTGGCCCCCCTTAATGGCTCCGATTGGGCTCTCGGGTGAGAGGGTGCAGTGCCGGGCTCAGGGTGCCGCGGAGTCAAATACTGGAGCCTCTGTAGGGGGGCGGCGCCCCTCGTGCCCCTTCACCCTACCCAAGGGAGCACAGTCCCTGCCGACACAGCAGCAGAAGTCCACCGCCCCCACGCCCAAGCCTCGCAGCCGCGAGTGTGGCCCCAGCAAGACGCCAGACCCCTTCTCCTGGCTACGCAAGACCTCGTGCGCTGAAGGAGGCGCAGACTCCACGAGTCGGAGCTTCGTTTACCAGAAGGCCTTCGAGGAGGGCCTCGCGGGGCTCGGTCTCGATGACCGGTCGGACTGCGAGTCTGAGGACGACGCCAATTTCCGCATGCCTTCCTCTCACCCTGCGTTGAAACAGAAGAATGGCAGCAAGGGCAAGCCCGCCGGTCTCTTTGAGCACCTGGCCTCTCATAGACGCGAGTTTAGCAAATTATCAAAGCACGCTGCTCAGCTGAAGCGGCTGAGTGGGAGCGTGATGAATATACTCAACCTGGACGATGCCCCCGAGGCCCGCCAGGCCAAGACCCAGAGGAAAGAGTGCCTGCGGGTTCCCATTGTGACCCACCTGACAAATCATGTTCCGGTTATCAAGCCCGCCTGCTCCCTGTTTCTGGAGGGGGCTCCGGGGGTGGGGAAAACTACTATGCTTAATCACCTGAAGGCGGTTTTCGGGGATCTAACCATCGTAGTGCCAGAGCCGATGCGTTACTGGACTCACGTGTATGAAAATGCCATCAAGGCCATGCACAAGAACGTTACAAGGGCCAGGCAGGGGAGAGAAGACACGTCCGCCGAAGTTTTGGCATGCCAGATGAAATTTACCACGCCCTTCAGAGTGCTGGCCTCTAGAAAGAGGAGTTTGCTGAGTACAGAGTCCGGCGCCAGGCCAGTGGCTCCCCTGGATTGCTGGATCCTGCACGACCGCCACCTGCTGTCGGCCTCGGTTGTCTTTCCTCTGATGCTGCTCCGGGGGCAGCTTCTCTCCTACAGCGACTTCATTCAGATACTCTCTACATTTACCGCAGACCCTGGCGACACCATAGTCTGGATGAAGCTAAATGTGGAGGAGAACATGCGTCGCCTGAAGAAGCGAGGGAGGAAACATGAATCGGGGCTGGACGCCGGCTACCTGAAGAGCGTGAATGATGCATACCACGCTGTTTACTGTGCCTGGCTCCTGACCCAGTACTTTGCCCCGGAGGACATTGTGAAGGTGTGTGCCGGCCTAACCACTGTCACCACGGTATGTCATCAAAGCCACACCCCCATAATTCGAAGTGGCGTGGCCGAGAAGCTGTATAAGAACAGCATCTTTAGTGTACTTAAGGAAGTCATACAGCCTTTCCGAGCCGACGCGGTTTTGTTGGAAGTCTGTCTCGCGTTCACCCGGACGCTAGCCTACTTGCAGTTTGTGCTTGTGGATCTCTCGGAGTTTCAGGACGATCTCCCTGGGTGCTGGACGGAGATTTATATGCAGGCATTGAAGAACCCGGCTATTCGATCTCAGTTTATTGATTGGGCTGGTTTCAGCAAATTCATCTCTGACTTTGAGAGGGGTAATCGTGACTAGGATGAAGCTGCTCTGTGTTTTGTGCCTGCTGTTGCTGTGGGATGGGGGGCTGGCCAGCCTCAGTGAGGTCAAGCTGCATCTGGATATAGAGGGGAGCTCTTCTGAGTATATTATCAAATGGCACGAGCTGATGACCAAGGTCCCAGGCCTAAGCCCGGAAGCGCTCTGGGGTGAGGCAAATGTTACCGAAGAGTTGTCATCTATGCTCCACCGCTACAAATTAATCTACAAGACACCCGGTACAGTTGGCCTGGCACTGCCTGAGCCGGTTGATATCCCGGCTGTCCCGGAGACAGCCACGCAGGTGGATGTCTCCAAGGTGAGGCCCGGAACGATGAAGGGACTGAACACCCCCACCTGCCTCCTTGGTGACCCTCTGAAGAAACAGCTCTTTTACTATATTGGAACTATGCTGCCCAGCACGTCGCCACACAGTCATGTCTTCTACCAGCTGCGCTGCCATTTGGCATACGTGGCTCTGTCCATCAATGGGGACAAATTTCAGTACACGGGGGCCATGACACCCGACTTTCTCCTGGGCACTTACAAGCGGGTGACGGAGAAGGGTGAGGAGCACGTCCTGAGCCTGCTCTTTGGCAAGACAAAGCACCTGCCGGCCCTGAGGGGGCCATTTAATTACCCATCTCTCACTAGCGTTCAAAGTGGAGACTACTCTCTGGTCATCATTACCACATTTGTCCACTATGCCAACTTTCACAACTACTTTGTGCCCAATACGAAGGAGATGTTTTCCAGAGCCGTCACCATGACGGCCTCCGGCTATGCACGCTACGTTCTCCAGAAGCTGGTTCTGTTGGAGATGAAGGGAGGCTGTCGCGAGCCAGAACTGGACACGGAGACCCTGACAACCATGTTTGAGGTCTCCATGGCCTTCTTTAAGGTGGGTCATGCAGTGAGTGAGACCGACAACAGTTGCGTGGACCTTCGCTGGCTGGCCAAGAGCTTCTTTGAGCTTGTTGCTTTGGAAGACATTATTGGCGCGTGCTATGGGGCTACCGTTAAGGGCATGAACTCCTATGGGCTGGAGCGCCTGGCAGCTATGCTGACGGGCACACTCAAGATGGAGGAGCTGGGGCACTTGACGACTGAAAACCAGGAATATGCGCTGAGGTTGCTCACGGTTGGCTACCCCAAGGCCGGAGTCTACAGCGGCAGCGTTGCCGGTGCTGCCTCGGTCCTCCTCGAGGCTTATAATCGCCACCCCCTCTTTCAGCCGCTGCACACCGTAATGAGAGAGACCCTGTTCATTGGCAGCCACGTGGTGCTGCGCGAGTTGCGGCTGAACGTGACCACACAGGGGCCCAACCTCGCCCTCTATCAGCTGCTGTCCACCTCCCTGTGCTCGGCCCTCGAGATTGGTGAGGTTTTGCAGGGGCTGGCCCTGGGGACGGATACCGGCCTCTTCTCGCCATGCTACCTCAGCCTCCGCTTTGACCTCACGCGGGAAAAGCTACTAAATATGGCCCCGCAGGATGCGTCTCTGGACCCAGTGTCAGTCTCCAAGGCGGTTGATGGGTTCCTCGGGCGTCTCTCGCTGGAGAGAGAGGACAGGGATGTGTGGCATTTGCCCGCCCACAAATGTGTGGACAGGCTGGACAGGGTCCTGATGATTATCCCTCTCATCAACGTGACATTCATTATATCCAGCGACCGGGAGGTCCGAGGCTCGGCGCTGTACGAGGCCAGCACGACCTATCTCAGCAGCTCTCTCTTTCTCTCCCCCGTTATGATGAATAAATGTTCGCAAGACTCGGTCGCCGGGGAGCCCCGCCAGATACCCAAGATCCAAAATTTCACCAGAACGCAAAAGGAGTGTGTCTTTTGCGGCTTTGCCTTGCTCAGTTATGATGAAAAGGAGGGGCTGCAGACTATGACCTACATCACATCCCAAGAAGTACAGAACTCCATCTTTAGCTCCAGCTATTTTGACTTTGACAACCTCCACGTCCACTATCTGCTCCTGACCACCAATGGGACGGTTGTTGAAATTGCAGGCCTCTATGAAGAAAGAGCACACGTCATTTTGGCTGTCATCCTGTACTTTATTGCATTTGCCCTGGGGATCTTTCTGGTTCACAAGATTGTCATGTATTTCTTTTAGATGCGCAGCAGGTAATAAAGCTTGACCAGTGTGTACATTCCGGTCTCCTTCTTGATTTTGATGTACTTCCCCAGGAACTGAGCCATGGTGCCGAGCTCGGCCCCCTGGCATAAGAGCTGGACGATGGGGGTGGCAAATCTGACGTTTCTCATGATGGTGCCGGTGGGAGGGAACATGAGAAAGTACTTCTCCAGAGCCAGGCTGATGTTTGGGTTATTGACATCGGGGACTACGTCTGGGAGTGAGGAGGTGGAGCAGATGCTGTTGAGGCAGAAGACTATGTTCTCTATGGTGGTCTTGGCCGTCTCCACCAGCTTCACGAAGGCCCCGGTCTCCGCTTCGCTCACCGTGTCTTTCTGGGAGGTGAAGATGGCTTCAAAGTCCTCCACTATGTTCTCCAGATTCAGGCTCTTGAGCACCACGTGCTTGAGAAACAGGTGCTGGAGGGGAAGGAGGTTTGTGTTGGGGACCAGCTTCAGGGAGTTGTGGGAGCGATTGGCGATGAGTACGTTGCTAACCTGGCAGGCTGGGGCGTTGCCCAGCTTGGGCACCTGACGCCCGATGTCATAGAAGATGCGAGCGTAGGGGGCTGGATCAAAGGAGGTCTGAGGCTCCGGCTGTGGCTCAGGCGGTTTCTTCAAAATGGACTTGGTGGGGGACAGATTGAGAGAAGAGAGCACGGTCACAGGAATTTCCAGCAGTTCCCGGATGGTGCGGCGGGTGTTGGCCCCCTCATCGACCCGGACACGCTTCACTGACTCGACCATGGAGAAGGCTGGATGCTCTGAGGCGGAGAAGGGGGCGATTTGGTCCAGGCAGGAGTCTTCCGCGATGACGAGCTGTGAGGGGGCTTTAATGTGAGACTCAGGCCCACTTTTCACTTCGATGATAGGCTGGGAAAAGAGCACGGGGATGCCGTTGTCCTGTGTCATGCCCACAGTCAGCTGCCCCTCCAAAATATAGGGATTGGGAGCCAGGATGAGACGAGCCAGCGAGATGATCGGGGCCCTGATGTTGGTCATGGGCAGACTCTCGCGGACGTTGAGGCCCGAGGCGCGAAATAGGGCTGGGATAGGCACGTTTTCCCCACTGAGGCCCAGCGCCGAGGCCAGGGTGGGGCTGTGGATGGTGTGAAACACAATCTGTCCAGAGGGCAGGTGCACGGCCCCGTGAACGAAGCGGGCACCCGGCTGCTTACACTTGAGCATTCCGATGGCGGGCCGGGGCTTTCTCTTTTTGCAGTCGGGCCAGGAGCTGGTTGATTTCTCGTTTCAGGGGCGCGCGGCCCAGGCCCAGACGCCGGCTGATGTGCTTCAGGAGGGGCAGGAAGATGGGTGGCTGTCGTCGATCGCCCTGATGCTTGCACCTCGTTAGAAAGTTAGCATTACGGCCCAGTATGTCCAGGCGGGTCTTGCGCTCGTTCACCACCAGCTTGGTCACGTTAGCCGATAGCCTGTGGCCCAGCAGCGCGCACTCGTGACGGTTCTTGGAGTGGGCGACTGTCCTTTTGGAAAAATCAAAGAGGCCCTCGGAGGCGATCCGGTTAATGCAGGTGGGGTCGAGGCGCAGGAGGGAAGCGCAGTCCAGCAGGCCCTCCAGGAAGCGCTTATGTGGCACTTGGATCTGACTCCGGTTGCGGAGCTCGAGCAGGGTAAAGAGCCGGTTTTTTATCCGGGAGATTTTCGCGTCTCGATGCGTCACGATGGGGGTAATCTCCCGGATCAGGTGCTGCTCCAGCGTCCGCCCGTGCACCCGCGAGATGGTGGCGGTGGCTGCCTTGAACCAGGACACGTTCAGGCCGTCCTGGCAGGACACGACCGAGGGGAAGTTGGTGGTCCAGAAGACCCCGCTCCTGTTCTCTCTGACCAGGCTCTGGTTTTCCAGCCCGTGGAGATCCAGCGTCGAGTTCCAGTTTGACACCGCGGCGGGATAAATAGCCTCCACTGGCAGGAAGCAGCGCAGCGACGTCATGGCCAATAGAAAGCTCAGATAGGTGCCGCTGATGTTGACGTTGATGGCCAGGTTGGCCCCCACCCCGTCGGTGAAGAACAGACTGACGGTGAACGCCGTCTCCTTCACCACGTACTTGCGGGCCACAAAGTTGTTGATGAGCCGGGGTACGTTGCAGACCCGCATCTTGACCAGGGGCTCCGAGCACACCAGCTTGGTGTTGATCACCCGGTTGGTGTTGAACACGAGCAGACGAAACCCCGGCCCCACGGGCACCGACCGGCAGGCCTGAAAGCCGGCGTTGAGCGGGGGCGACGGGGCGGCTGGTAGGGGGGCGTTCTCGTCCTCGCTCTCCTCGGTGGCGTGGGCACACGGGCGTCTGAACGGTCCCAGGGGTGGATCCTTGGGGGCTCCGTCTTCCCGGCGCAGCAGCGCCACCAGTTTCCGCGCCGGGTCGGTGCCAGGCCGGGCCCCGGGCGCGGCCTGGGCCTCCGTGCCCCCGATGTGACTCCGAGGTGTCTCCTGTTCACCCACTGAGACCCCCGGCAGCAGCGCCGCCGCCATCACGGACCGCAAGAGGGCGCCACGGGGGGAGGATGGGAACTGAAAGCTCGCCGGCCTTCCTCCGCCGTTATCTTGTAGAATGATCTCCAGGTCCTCCGGCCGGTCCCCCACCTTGCGCTGCCGGATAGAGATGTTGGGCAGAGTGCAGTTGCAGCAGGTGACGAAGCGGCAGAGGGCGCCGCTGCGGGTGTGGAAGGGGGTTTGCGGGCTGGCGTGGTACAGGACGTCCACGAGGCCAGGGTGGCGGGTGAGGTTGGTGACGGCCCTTGTTCTGATCTCCCGGAGGGTGGCGTTGTTGGGCCAGGACAGCATGAACGTGCTCCAGGAGAAGAGGTGGAAGTTGACTCTGTCCTCCCGCCCGATGAAGGAGGGATAGGGCGGGATCTTGGTCACCCGCTTCAGATGAGCCAGCATCCCGGCAAAATTGCGACCGCAGGTGGCTAGGAACCGATGTGGGACCACGCGGCAGAACTGCTCGTAGCAGCGCTCGAACTGGTGGTGCGACAGGTACCGGATGATCAGGCGAAACATGCAGCTTGTGTTGACGGAGTCGGGGCAGCCGCTGTACGTGATGACCCTGGGTGCCACCGGGAGGGGCTCAGGGGAGCCAGAGGGGCCAGGGTGCCACACTTCGGCATCCGTGTGCTCCAGGCTCTGGACTCCCAGGGGGCCAGGGCCGGTGCCGGGACTCAGAATTATTAAACCGGGTGGCGGCTCCCGGCCGTCATTCATTCGGATAACGCCGAGCAGAAGCCGCCGCATAGCCCGACACGCGTAAAAGGTGGCCTCTCTGCCCAGAGCCGAGTCCAGCCACTTAATCAGGAGGGCGGCCTCTTCGGGAAGCGCCGGAGGTGGGCTGCGGTTGCAGGCCAGCGCGTAAAACAGACCCAGTTGCGAAGAGAAGCCCTCGAGCCCTGTGGCGCCGCTTTTTCCCCCCGGCCCCTCCTTACCGTGAGACATGGCCTCAAACGAGGGTGTGGAGAACAGACCCTTCCCCTACCTGACGGTGGACGCCAACCTGCTCTCGAACCTGAGGCAGTCCGCGGCGGAGGGGCTGTTTCATAGTTTCGATCTGCTGGTGGGCAAGGATGCCAGGGAGGCGGGCATCAAGTTCGAGGTGCTGCTCGGGGTCTACACCAATGCCATCCAGTACGTTCGATTTCTGGAGACGGCTCTGGCCGTGTCCTGCGTAAACACGGAATTCAAAGACCTGAGTCGCATGACGGATGGCAAGATTCAATTTCGCATTTCCGTCCCCACCATTGCTCACGGGGACGGACGGAGACCCAGCAAGCAGCGGACCTTCATCGTGGTTAAGAATTGCCACAAACATCACATCAGTACGGAGATTGAGCTCTCCATGCTGGATCTGGAGATTTTGCACAGCATCCCCGAAACCCCGGTTGAGTACGCTGAGTACGTGGGGGCTGTCAAGACCGTGGCCTCTGCCCTCCAGTTTGGGGTCGACGCCCTGGAAAGGGGCCTCATCAACACGGTCCTGAGTGTGAAGTTGCGCCATGCCCCACCCATGTTTATCCTGCAGACCTTGGCCGATCCCACCTTCACTGAGAGGGGGCTCTCCAAGACTGTCAAGTCTGACCTGATTGCCATGTTCAAGCGGCACTTGCTGGAGCACTCCTTCTTCCTGGACCGGGCCGAGAACATGGGCTCCGGCTTCTCCCAGTACGTGCGCAGCCGCCTCTCTGAGATGGTCGCTGCCGTGTCCGGGGAGAATGTGCTCAAGGGGGTCAGCACCTACACCACTGCCAAGGGGGGAGACCCTGTTGGGGGAGTGTTTATAGTCACAGATAACGTTCTGCGACAGCTCCTGACCTTCCTGGGTGAGGAGGCTGACAACCAGATCATGGGGCCTTCCAGCTACGCCTCCTTTGTGGTTCGGGGGGAGAATCTGGTCACGGCCGTGAGCTACGGCCGCGTGATGCGCACCTTTGAGAATTTCATGGCGAGGATCGTGGACTCGCCGGAGAAGGCCGGGAGCGCGCAGTCGGACCTGCCGGCAGTGGCCGCGGGGGTCGATGACCAGCCTCGGGTGCCAATTTCAGCTGCTGTTATCAAGCTGGGTAGCAACGCGGTGGCCGTGGAGAGCTTGCAGAAGATGTACAATGACACTCAGTCCCCCTACCCGCTTAACAGGAGAATGCAATACAGCTATTATTTCCCGGTGGGCCTGTTTATGCCCAATCCCAAGTACACAACCTCGGCCGCCATCAAAATGCTGGACAATCCCACGCAGCAGCTACCGGTGGAGGCCTGGATTGTGAACAAGAACAACCTTCTTCTGGCGTTTAACTTACAGAATGCCCTCAAGGTTCTCTGTCACCCCAGACTCCACACGCCGGCCCATACCCTGAACAGCCTGAATGCGTCCCAGGCCCCGAGAGAGAGGCGTGAGACCTATTCCCTGGCCTCCAGGAGGCCAAATCATATGAATCTGCTGGTAATTGTGGATGAGTTCTATGACAACAAGTATGCAGCCCCCGTCACGGACATTGCCCTCAAGTGCGGAATGCCCACCGAGGATTTCCTCCACCCGTCCAATTATGACCTCCTGCGCTTGGAGCTGCATCCTCTGTTTGATATCTACATTGGCAGGGATGCCGGGGAGAGGGCGCGGCACCGGGCTGTGCACCGACTGATGGTGGGGAACCTGCCAACCCCCCTGGCCCCGGCCGCTTTCCAGGAAGCCAGGGGGCAGCAGTTCGAGACCGCCACCTCTCTGGCACACGTGGTGGACCAGGCTGTGATTGACACGGTGCAGGACACTGCCTATGACACTGCCTATCCAGCCTTCTTCTATGTGGTCGAGTCCATGATCCACGGGTTCGAGGAGAAGTTTGTTATGAATGCGCCTCTGGTGGCCTTGTGCATCAACACCTACTGGGAGCGGGCCGGGCGGCTGGCTTTTGTGAACAGCTTCTCCATGATCAAGTTCATCTGCCGCCACCTGGGCAACAATGCCATCGCCAAGGAGGCCTATTCCATGTATCGGAAAATCTATGGGGAACTGATAGCCCTGGAGCAGGCCCTGCTGCGGCTGGCAGGCCCAGATGTCGTGGAGGACGAGAGCGTGGGTCAGTACGTCTGCGCGCTCCTGGACCCCAATTTGCTCCCCCCGGTGGCCTACACTGACGTCTTCACCCATATCCTCAACGTCAGCGACCGGGCACCCCAGATATTCATTGGGAATGAGGTCTACGCAGATCCCCTGGCCACGGCCCAGTTTATTGAGAATGTGGGAAATCTGGACGAGATGGCCGCCCAGTTTGTGGCCATGTATGGTTACCGTGTCAACGGGGACCACGACCATGATTTCCGGCTGCACCTTGGCCCCTACGTGGATGAGGGGCACGCGGACGTCCTGGAGAAGATCTTTTACTACGTCTTCCTGCCGGCCTGCACCAATGCCCACATGTGCGGCCTGGGGGTAGACTTTCAGAACGTGGCCCAGACACTGGCCTACAACGGTCCAGTCTTCAGCCACCACTTTGCCAGGGATGAGGATATTCTCGACAACCTGGAGAATGGCACGCTCAGGGACCTCCTGGAGATCTCCGACCTCCGCCCCACCGTGGGCATGATCAGGGACCTCTGTGCCTCCTTCCTGACCTGCCCCACCTTCACCCGCGCGGTACGCGTGTCTGTAGACAATGACATCACGCAGCAGCTGGCCCCGAATCCCGCCGACAAGCGGACGGAGCAGACTGTCCTGGTGAATGGGCTGGTGGGCTTTGCCTTCTCCGAGCGGACCAGGGCCGTCACTCAGTGTCTCTTCCACGCCGTCCCCTTCCACCTGTTTTACGGGGACCCCCGGGTGGCCGCCACCATGCACCAGGACATCGCTGCCTTTGTCATGCGCCATCCTCAGCAGCGGGCCGTGGAGGCCTTCAACCGGCCGGAGGAGCTCTTTGCGGAGTACCGGGAGTGGCACCGCTCTCCCATGGCAAAATACGCGGCTGAATGCCTTCCTTCCCTCGTTTCAATCAGTGGAATGACCGCCATGCACGTCAAGATGTCCCCCATGGCCTATATCGCCCAGGCTAAGCTCAAGATTCACCCTGGGGTGGCCATGACGGTGGTCAGGACGGATGAGATCCTCTCGGAGAACATACTGTTCAGCTCCAGGGCCTCCACCTCCATGTTTATCGGAACCCCCAATGTCAGCCGCCGGGAGGCCAGGGTGGACGCCGTCACCTTTGAGGTGCATCACGAGATGGCCTCCATCGACACAGGTCTGAGCTACAGCTCCACCATGACCCCCGCCCGGGTGGCGGCCATCACTACTGACATGGGCATCCACACGCAGGATTTCTTCAGCGTCTTCCCGGCCGAGGCCTTTGCCAATCAGCAGGTCAACGACTACATCAAGGCTAAGGTGGGCGCTCAGCGCAATGGCACGCTGCTCCGAGACCCCAGGACGTACCTGGCTGGCATGACAAATGTTAATGGAGCTCCAGGATTGTGTCACGGGCAGCAAGCCACCTGTGAGATTATAGTGACCCCGGTCACGGCGGACGTGGCCTATTTTCAAAAGTCCAACTCCCCGAGGGGACGCGCGGCCTGCGTGGTCTCCTGCGAGAACTACAACCAGGAGGCCGCCGAGGGGCTCATCTATGACCACTCCCGCCCGGACGCCGCCTACGAGTACCGTAGCACGGTGAATCCCTGGGCCTCTCAGCTGGGCTCCCTGGGGGACATCATGTACAACTCCTCCTATCGCCAGACGGCCGTCCCTGGCCTCTACAGTCCTTGCCGGGCGTTTTTCAACAAGGAAGAGCTGCTGCGCAACAACAGGGGCCTCTATAACATGGTCAATGAGTACAGCCAGCGCCTGGGTGGGCACCCGGCCACCAGCAACACCGAGGTGCAGTTTGTGGTAATTGCTGGCACCGACGTGTTCCTGGAGCAGCCCTGCAGCTTCCTCCAGGAGGCGTTCCCCGCCCTCTCAGCCTCCTCCCGGGCACTCATCGATGAGTTTATGTCGGTCAAACAGACACACGCCCCCATCCATTACGGACACTATATAATTGAAGAGGTGGCGCCGGTGCGAAGAATATTAAAGTTTGGAAATAAGGTGGTTTTTTGATAATTGTCAATAAAGATGGATTTGAAAGTGGTAGTGTCTCTCTCCTCTCGTCTCTATACCGATGAGATAGCCAAGCTGCAGCAAAGGATAGGCTGCGTCCTGCCCCTGGCGTCCACGCATGGGACGCAGAATGTGCAGGGCCTGGGTCTGGGTCAGGTCTACTCTCTGGAGACCGTACCGGACTATGTGTCAATGTACAACTACCTGTCTGATTGCACCCTGGCCGTGCTGGACGAAGTGAGCGTGGATAGCCTGATGCTGACCAAGATTGTCCCGGGCCAGACCTATGCCATCAAGAACAAGTACCAGCCCTTCTTCCAGTGGCACGGGACCGGGAGCCTCAGCGTCATGCCCCCGGTGTTCGGCAGAGAGCATGCCACCGTTAAGCTAGAGTCCAATGACGTGGACGTTGTTTTCCCCATGGTGCTGCCCACGCCCATCGCGGAGGAGGTCCTACAGAAGATTCTCCTGTTTAACGTGTACTCCAGGGTGGTGATGCAGGCGCCTGGGGATGCGGATATGCTCGAGGTGCGCATGCATCTTGGCTCCGTTTCCTACCTGGGGCATCACTATGAACTGGCACTCCCTGAGGTGCCCGGGCCCCTGGGACTGGCCCTGCTGGACAACTTGAGCCTCTACTTTTGCATCATGGTGACACTGCTGCCCAGGGCCAGCATGCGCCTGGTCCGGAGCCTCATCCGACACGAGCACCACGACCTTTTGAATCTCTTCCAGGACATGGTGCCGGATGAGATCGCCCGGATAGACCTGGATGCCCTGTCTGTGGCTGATGATTTATCACGCATGCGTGTTATGATGACCTACCTACAGTCTTTGGCGTCACTATTTAATTTGGGTCCCCGCCTGGCCACGGCAGCATACTCTCAAGAGACCCTGACGGCCACCTGCTGGTTAAGATAGAAGGGGGCCATGGCCGAGGAGGAGGTGGCGGTGGAGCGCGGCATCGTCAGCCATACCATCACCCGGGAGGAAGACGGCGTGGTCCACGAGCGGCGCGTCCTGGCCAGCGGGGAGAGGGTGGAAGTGTTTTACAAGTCTCCGACCCCGCAGCCCCGGACTGGCCGGGCCACTACTTTCCAGGATTTCACCGTCCCGGCTGCGGCCGCCGTCCCCGGGCCGGAGGCCGAGCCCGGGCCCGAGCCACCTCTCATCGACCATCAGTGCAACGGGGGCGAGACGCCGTCCAGCGCCGGGGTGGGTGTCGGAGAAACTGGCGACCCGGCCGCTCCCGAGGGGCAGTGTGGGGCGCCAACTTCCGCGGACTTCCTCTCTCTCTCCTCGTTAACTGGTAGAATGGCGGCCATGGCCCCCTCCTGGATGAAGAGCGAGGTGACGAGCGGTGGGAAAATGAAATTCAAAGAAGACGTGTGTGATGGAGACGCCGAGACCCTCACTGAGCCACCGCGTTGGTTTATGTTGAGCTTTGTGTTCATTTACTACTTGGGCTACTTAACGCTGTTGGGACTGCTCAGCTTTGGCTTCAACCCTCTTTTCCTGCCCACTTTTGTCCCGGTGGGGGCCAAGGTGTTACAGGAAAAGGGCCACAAGTTTGGCGTGCCCCTGTCTTATGGGTGTCCGGCCAATCCCTTCTGTGAAGTCTACACTCTCATCCCGGCTGTGGTCATCAAGGGGGTTACTTATTTCCCCAACAACACGGACAGCCTCGGAGGACATGGGAGATTTGAGGCAGCCGCCCTGCATGTTGCCGCGCTCTTTGAGGCCGGGTGCTCCAATCTCCAGGCAGAGACAAACAGGAAAAGGAAATTCAACATTACCGGCGCTGATAGCCGGGTGGGACGGCGCCTTGTCCAGGATATGCAGAAGGCATTGGCCGGCGCTGCCATGGTGCTGCATCACCACTGCCACTACGAGACATATTACCTTTTTGATAGGATGAGCCCAGACTTTGGTGCAATTCCAAAGCCAAGCTTCCGAGATGTTCTAAGTGGTGGCGGCTCAACTGGGACTAACTGCACCGGGGCATTGGCACCGGCTGGTGAGGTTAAGATGCAGCTGAGGGACACCAAACGCACACAGCCAAAGCAATGTCGTATTGACCGGCTCTCGGATCGCTCATTTCCTGCATACTTGGAGGAGGTGATGTATGTGCTGGTTCAGTAGCGCACACCGGGGGCGTGGACAAGGGCTATATAAGAGGCCTAGTGGCCTTGTTCTAGCAGACACGATGGCAGTAACCGGAGGCAAGGCAAGCATTGTCCTGGCTGTGATCCTTATCTATGAAACCCGCCTTGCCTGGACCTCAACGACACCCGCACCCGGGAATTCCACGGGCACATCCGTTGTAACTACCCCATCTCCAGTAACCCCCACGAACCAGACTGCAACTGAGACAACGAACACGAGCCCAGGAACCACAGCTGCTTCTGTGAGCGCCAGTACAAACCTGGTAACGTCCACTGCCACAGCCACCTCACCAGCTTCCACGGCCACCAATGGAACCACGCAGACAACTGTGAGCAATGCCACCAACGCCACAGCACAGACCACCGCCCAGACCACTGCCCCGGTCACTGGCAATGCCACCGCCAATACTACAACCACCGCGTCCACCGTGGCCTCCACTCCGGCATCCAACGTAACCTCCACCGCCTCCACGGCTAACTGCACCTCAAGTACCCTGATAACCAATGCCGCCACCCAGGCCACTACAAACGCCACCCCCAGCATAACGTCCTCACTCTCCACGGCGACGTCTACGGAGTCCACCGGGGGCACAGCCAACTCCAATGCTACCACCCCGGCCGCTGCCTCCACCACCCAGTCATCCAATGTCACCATTGATACCACCGCCGAGCTTCCCACCACTCCGGATGAGAGACAGCCATCTCCGCTGAACGGTCTGCCTCTCTGGACCCTGATATTTGTGGGCCTCACATTTTTGATGCTGATTCTGATCTTTGTGGCCGGTCTGATGATGGCCTCTAAGAACATGTCCCTGAATGAAGCACTGCTCACTAGCACCGTCCCGAGGGACCCGTCTCTTTACAAGGGATTCGTGTGATCAATAAAGTTTAATGAACTTTCTTGAATGAGTGTCTCTGTGTTGTTGCGAGGAAATGGGCCATGACCAGGGCCACCAGCACGTCGTCGGAGAGGTTGCGCTGCTTGCCCGTGTAGGTGTATGTCCCATCACGTAGAGGGATGGGCTTGATGGCTCGGATCTGGGAGATGAGGTAAAGTACGGGGTCGAAGGAGAGCTGGATGGTGTTGGACACAGTGATCTGGCTGGCTGAGAGGCTGGCGGTGTTTACGGCGTAGATGAGCCTCTCAAAGGCCTTGGCCTTCTCGTTGGTCAGGAGGTACATGGGCCACTGCAGGCTGGAGGTCTTGTCCTTGGTGTGCACGAAGGCGCATGGCAGGGGGCATGACTCCCCGATGATGGAGGCAATGGCCACGGCCGAGTCCTGGCTACTGTTGCCCTCCACGGCTATCTTCACATCCTCCAGGTGGGGGTGCAGCGTGGCGATGGAGGAGATGAGGGCCACGGTGCACGTGGCGATCTGGAGGGCGGCGTCCCCCGTCAGGTCCTTGAGGAAAAAGTGCTCCAGGCCCAGGACGATGACCCTGTCCGGGGCAGCCCTGTCGTGAGTCACGGCGGCTATGCCGGTTCCAGAGGCGGAGGTGTTGTTGGTGTAGGCCGGGTCCACGTACACGTAGAGCGAGGAGGCCAGCCGCCCGGTCACCTGGGGGTTGAGGGTGTCGACCCGGCAGAGCTCCAGCTGATTGAGGGCGTCATCTCGCACGGTGCGGCTCAGGCTCCCGTGACTCAGGGAGGAGGTGTCGCCCATCAGTTCCGTGCTAAAGGCCCCGTCCAGAAAGAGGTTGGTGGTCGCTCGGATGTTGCTGTCCATGGTGATGTAAGACGGGATGTGGAGGCGAAAGCAGGGGCACGAGACCATGCTGTCCTGCATGTCAAAATCTTGCCGATGCTCCTGACACACATAACTTACCACGTTCAGCAGCCGCTCCTGCGCGTCCTTCAGCTTATAAAGGAAGCTCGTGGCCTGATCAGCCGAATTGACGGACGAGATGAAGATGATCTTGGCGTCTTTCTGAAGCATAAAGCCCAGGATAGCCGGCAGGGCCTCCTTCTTGATAAAGTTGGCCTCGTCCACAAACAGCAGGTGGAATGTCTGGCCCCGGATGCTCTGAAACACAGAAGGAGAAGAAGCGAGTCACTATCGGGGAGCGGGAGTTTGAGGAACTGCTGAGCTGGGACCCCACCGACCTGACCCGGACCGTGGCCAGTGTCTACTCTGCGGTGGGCGGTCTCTTTGAACAGGAGGTCTCCGAGGTGCAGCGCCTGGAGAACATCTGCACCCTCCTGGACCTGGCCGGGGTGGAATGTCAGACCAGGGCCGAGTGAGCGGCAGGCCGCGGGGAGCGGGGAGAGGCGGCGGGGAACGAGGCCGCCCCCCTGACGGTGAGGGGGCTCCCGTGGGGCCCAATTCTCGCCACCTGTGCTCGTACAGTAAGCTGGAGTCTCATCTCCCGTTAACCGAGAGCATGGCCTCCGTGTTTGCCTGCTGGGGCTGCGGAGAGTATCATGTCTGTGATGGCTCCCCCGAGTGCACCCTCATTGAGACCCACGAGGGGGTGGTGTGCGCTCTCACTGGCAACTGCATGGGGCCGCATCTCCAACCGGCCCTGAGGCCCTGGACAGAGATCCGCCAGGACACGCAGGAGCAAAGGGAGAAGTGGGAACCGGATCAGGTCCAGGGCCTGGTCCGGAACGTGGTCAATCACCTCTATCACTACTTTCTGAACGAGAATGTTATCCCCGGGGTCAGCGAGGCCATCTTTGATCAGGACGGCGCCCTGAGACCCCACATACCGGCCCTGGTCTCCTTCGTGTTTCCCTGTTGCCTGTCGCTGTTTCGAGGGGCCTACTCCGATAAGGCGGTGGACGTGGTCCTCAGCCTCTACATCCATGTCATCATCTCCATTTACTCACAAAAGACCGTCTACGGGGCCCTGTTATTTAAATCGACCAGAAACAAGCGCTACGACTCTGTAGCCAAGCGCATGAGAGAGCTATGGATGTCCACGTTGACAACCAGGTGCTGAGCGGCCTGGGAACCCCCCTCCTCGTCCACATCTTTGTGCCAGACGCGGTCATGGCGGAGCTCTGCCCCGATCGGGTGCCGGACTGCGAGGTGGTCTGGTGCCAGACCCTCTTCAGCGACCGGGCTGGTCTCACGGGGGCCTGTCGCGTGTTTGCGGCGCGTGGCGTCCTGCCCGGGCGGCCTGGGCGGCGAGGCACCTTCACCAGCGTGCCCGTGTACTGCGAGGAGGGAGGACAGGAGCTCTACAATCCCTTCCACGTGGCTGCCCTCAGGTTTTACGACAACGGGGGGCTCGTGGGGGAGCTCCAGCTCTACTACCTGTCTCTGTTTGAGGGGGCCAAACGGGCTCTGACCGATGGCCGCCCGATCAGGGAGGCCTCCTGTGTCAGGGAGGCACCCTCGGCGTCACCTCCCCACCCCGGGGGCCACCCGGGTGATCAGGCTCTCGAGGAGCGGGCTGCGGCGGCCGAGGCCGGGGCCCAGGTCCCTCCCAGCTATGACCTGAAACACATTCTATTGGAAATAACGCAAGAAGCGGAGAGAGGGGGGTGCGGGTTGGGGACCGCCGCCAGCCCGGCCCTCTGTCTGGGCCTCAGACTCAGGGCCGGGTCTGAGACCAAGGCGGCGACCGAGGCCTCTGTGCCAAAGCATCATCCTGCTCTAGAGAACCCCAGCAACATCAGGGGCGCCGGCGGGGGCAGTGGGGCCGGTGCCGGGACTTCTGTTGCAGAGGTCTCCTCGGGGGCGCGCCCTCGGGTTCCCTTAACCTTCTCAAAGACCCGGCGGGCAATCAGGGGCTCCAGGGCCCTGGTCCACGGGACGGTGCACATTTTCAGCCCCCATTCTCTCTATGTTGTCACGTATCCAGAGCTGAGTGCCCAGGCCAGACTGCACAGGATGACAGCTGTCACCCACGCCTTGCTGACCACAGATCTTGCTAAGGTTTCAATTTTGGGAGCTCCTGAGAGGGAGTTTCGCTTCCTCATTTCTCTGGCCCTCAGAATTTCTGCCAGCCTTAGGGAAAAGCTGGCTGCACAGGACTGGACAGCCAAACAAGAAATCCCAGTTGTTATTCCCACCTCCTACCCCACTATCTATAAAAAATCAGCCCTGCTCAGGGAAGCGTTCTTCACTATTGAGACACGGGTCAGCTGGGAAAGTTGTTGGGTGAAAGCTATCTCCGGCTCCCCGGGGGTGCCGTCAGCTCGCCTCTGGGTAGATAGCCACCCGCTGTACGAGGACGGGGCCTCGGCCTGGGGTAAGGTTATCGACTCCGGGACCCCGGGTGGGCTGGCTGAAGCGGCCTCCGGGCTAGTGGACCTCGGTACGGACGGGCACTGCGTCCACCTGGCCGCCACGTCAGACGGACAGGTGTTTTTGGTGCTGCCCGGGGGCTTTGTTATTAAAGGCCGATTGGAACTCGCCCCCGAGGAGAGGGGATACGTTCTGGCCCGAAATGGCGTCCGCCGCAGGTAATGAGCGGGAGCTGCTGCGCAAGTTCCTCAACAAGGAATGCCTCTGGGTGCCGAGCGACGCCTCCACAAACCAGATGAAGGTTTACACGGCCACTACAGCCGTGTCTGCCGTGTACGTGCCCAGGATATACGGACCTCCGCGGACCCACATGAATGTCACTCTCATCGTGCTGAAGCCCAAGAAGAAGCCCACCTACGTGACGGTGTACATCAACGGCACCTTGGCTACCGTGGCCAGGCCCGAGGTGCTATTCACAAAGGCTGTGCCCGGGCCCCATAACCTGATGCTTATGTACTTTGGGGTGTTCTCAGATACGGAGGATGAGGCTGTGCCCGTGGAGGTTAAGGGAACCCCGTTGGTTACCTCTCAGGAGCTGACGACCTCCCACGTCTTCACAACTTCAACCGCCGTTAAAACAGTAGAAGAACTGCAAGATCTCACGACCTCGGACATTATCCCACTTGGGCGGGGCGGGGCCTGGTACGCAGAAGGGGCCCTGTACATGTTTTTCGTGAACATGGACATGCTAATGTGCTGTCCAAGTATGCCCACCTTTCCTTCTCTTACCCATTTTATTAACCTGCTCACACGATGTGAGAATGGGGACTGTGTTACCTGTTATGGAGCTGGAGCCCATGTAAACGTCCTGAGTGGCTGGACAGCCGATGACAGCCCCGGCATCTCTGGCACCTGTCCCTGTCTGCTGCCCTGCTCTGCCTTAAACAGTGACTACGTGCCAGTGACTGGGCACAGGGCCCTCTTGGGGCTCATGTTTAAACCGGAGGACGCCCCCTTTATAGTGGGACTGAGATTTAACCCACCAAAAATGCACCCTGACATGTCTCGCGTCCTGCAGGGAGTTCTGGCTAATGGGAAGGAGGTCCCGTGCACGCCGCAGCCCTGGACCCTGCTACGATTTTCTGACTTTTACAGTCGGGCAATGCTCTACAACTGCCAAGTACTGAAACGCCAAGTCTTACATTCTTATTGAAGCAGGTGGCACACATGACGGTGCTGGAAATTTTCCCGCTGTGCCTGAAGGTGATGGTGCTGGTCTCCTTGTTGACCTCCACGCACTTGGCATCAAAGTTCTTGGTCAATGTGTCGATGATTTCAGTGAAGACGGCGGAGGCGACGTGTTTCTGGTGGGCGACGTAGCCTATCTGCACATTGGAGAGGTTCGAGATGATGAGGCTGATGATGGCCACGACGATCCAGGTCTTGCCGTGGCGCCGGGGAATGAGAAACACGCTGGCTTTCTGCTTGAAGATGTGCAGCTTCTCCAGCGTCATCTCCTCCAACCCAAAAGCACTTTGAAAGATGTCAAACATGGTGTCTGTAATCTCTAATGATTTAATTGAGATTAGAAAATAAAATGAATGCAACACTACTTGTTTTTGGAATGCTTCAAGGCGGGCCGGCTTGTGCTTGTACTGTCCCCCCAGAAAGCCAGCCAGGCTGGTGACAAACTCCCTCATCTCCACAAACCTGGGGTCCTCGAGGATGGCGCGGGTGGAGGACACGCTGGTCTTGAATTCAGTCAGGGCCTCGGAGTCTGCCAGGCTGGGTGGGGGCAGCAGGAGCTGCAAGGTGTCACGGAGCTCCGGTAAGAGGCACATTTGCACCTGGGCCGGGGCGGGAGGGGCGTGGCTCACTCCGAACATGGGCAATGTTGCATCAGAGCCTACAAACACGGGCCTGGGGCCGTACTGGCGGCAGTAAGCTCTAAGCATTGGGCAATATAAATTACTGGAGTGGATTGTGCCCACCAGGGGATGCGCCCACCTGTCTGACTTGGCCCCTGTGCACATGATACTCGGGGTCTCGGCGCCGAGGCAGCCTTGGGTGGCGCTGTCCTGCTGAAGGGCGTTTCTGAGGTTCTCGGCCAGCCGGCCACGCTGCGAGGCGTACAGCATGTTCAACGCGGTCAAGGCCGATATGCCAGATGACCCAATGCTCGCCCGCAGGTATGGGCAGTGTCTGGAACTGGCACTGGAGGCCTGTCAGGACACGCCTGAGCAATTCAAACTGGTGGAGACGCCGCTCAAAAGCTTTCTATTGGTGAGCAATATACTCCCCCAGGACACCAGGCCCTGGCAGGAGGCCCGGGACCTGTGTCAGCAGGCCGAGGATGACTATGACTTCTCGAGCCTGGCCTTGGAGCTCTCGCCCCTCAACCCTCGTTTACCGGAAGAATGGCGGTTCGGTGGACAGGGGGGGTCGACACCCGCGGAGCCACCTCGGGTGCAGAAGGGCTCGGGTCTGTGTTTTGAGGCCTACGACGGGGACCTGATGCGAATCGCGCTAACCTGGAACAAAGATAAGGTTATAGGTCAGGCCTTGCAAATATTGGCCCACTCCCAAACCTGGACTTCCCTGGTGCCTGAAGACCCGCTCCCCTGGTTATGGGCACTCTTCTACGGCCCCAGAGCCCACTGCGAGGAGAGGCACTGCGTCTACTCGGCGGCGCGGGGCAGGAGGGGCCCTATTCTGCTGCCTACTGCGGTCTACACGCCGCGAGCCAACATAGAGGCCTTCCTGGCACACCTCACCAGGTGTGTGTATGCCCTCTATGCGGATGTATGTGACTGGCAGGGGGAGGAAATAGCTCCTCCCTTTGACGTGAGCCGCCTGAATAAAATGGCAAAACAGCTCAGCCTGTTACCTCAGGAACCCGTTTGCATCACTCGAGTGTGCCTCCTGTGTCTGCTGCATAAGCAAAACCTAAACGCTCAGTATAAAAGACCGGTGGGCACGTATGATCCCTGCCTAATTCTAACGGGAGAGGCCGAGAGATATCTGGTGGACGCCGTGGGCAATTACCGGGAAGCTGCTACCGGAACCACCGTCCTCTATCCCACATATGATCTGGGTTCCATAGTGGCGGACATGGTGACTTATGAAGATGAGTAGTGCTAAGCGAGACCTGGTGGCCCAGCAACTCAGAGCCTCGGTAGAAAAGAGAGCGGCAGTGAGCGCACGTGACAGATTTGGGAGGGAACACGCTCTCTTTGAAACGCAGTTTTCATCTGCTCGTGTGGCCCTAGAGACCCTGCGACGCGCACAGGAAACGTTTGAGTCCAAGCAGCTAATTTCCACCTACCGGAGGGTGGTCACCTCGACCAAGACCCAGTTCCCCAAGATAAACTACAAGCAGCTGGAACGGGTGGAGGAGCTTCGTGAGCAGGAACTCGAGGCCAGAGACGAGCTGCGCCAAGCGCTCGAGCCCTTTGAGGACCATGGACGATGTGACTATGGATGCGGAGAGGAGTCCGACGAACTCCTCGAGCAGTGGCGAGTTGAGTGTCTCCCCAGAGCCCCCTCGGGAGCCCCAGGCCTTTTTGGGGAAGGTGACTGTCATTGATTACTTCACCTTTCAGCACAAGCACCTGAAGGTGACTAACATTGATGACATGACGGAGACGCTGTACGTGAAGCTGCCGGAGGAGCTGACGCGCTGTGACCACCTGCCCATCACCTGCGAGTATCTGCTTGGCCGGGGGAGCTATGGGGCCGTGTACGTGTATGGGGAGAACGCCACCGTCAAGCTCTACGACGCCGTGACGGAGCTCTACCACGAGCTGATGGTCTGTGACATGATCCAGATTGGGAAGGCCACGTCCGAGGATGGGCAGGACAAGGCTCTGGTGGACTACCTGTCGGCCTGCACGTCTTGCCACGCCCTCTTTATGCCCCAGTTCAGATGCAGTCTCCAGGATTATGGCCACTGGAATGACGGCAGCATCGAACCCCTGGTGCAGGGCTTTCAGGGCCTCAAGGACGCAGTTTACTTTCTCAATCAGCACTGCGGCCTCTTCCACTCAGACATCAGCCCCAGCAACATCCTGGTGGATTTTACCCCCACCATGTGGGGCATGGGGAGGCTGGTCCTGACGGATTATGGCACGGCCTCCCTCCACGACCGCAACAAGATCTTGGACGTGAGGCTAAAGTCTGCCAAGGGCCGGCAGCTGTATCGCCTCTACTACCAGAGGGAGCCCTTTTCTATAGCCAAGGACACCTACAAGCCCCTCTGCCTCTTGAGCAAGTGCTATATCCTGAGGGGGGCCGGGCACCTCCCCGACCCCTCGGCTTGTGGCCCCGTGGGGTCGCAGACGGCCCTGCGCCTAGATTTGCAGTCACTCGGCTACTCGCTGCTCTATGGCGTCATGAAGCTGGCCGACACCACACACAAGATTCCCTACCCCAACCCCGACATGGGCTTTGACCGATCGGACCCGCTCTACTTTTTGCAATTTGCGGCCCCGAAGGTGGTGCTGCTGGAGGTGCTGTCGCAGATGTGGAACCTGAACCTGGATGTGGGCCTGACTTCCTGCGGCGAGAGTCCGTGCGTGGATGTCACGGAGGAGCACATGAGTCAATTCTTGCAGTGGTGCCGTGGCCTTAAAAAGAGGTTCAAGGAGAGCCACTTCTTCAACTGTCGCCCGCGTTTTGAGCACCCTCTTCTCCCAGGTCTGGTGGCGGAGCTCTTGGCGGATGAGTACTTTGGTCCCGATGGCAGACGTGGATGAACTCGAGGACCCCATGGAGGAAATGACCTCCTACACATTCGCCCGCTTCCTCCGCAGTCCGGAGATCGAGGACTTTGTCAGAGACCTCGACCGCCCGCCCCAGATGCCCGCAATGCGCTACGTCTATCTCTATTGTCTATGTAAGCAAATACAGGAGTTTTCTGGTGAAACTGGCTTCTGTGACTTTGTCTCCTCGTTAATCCAAGAGAATGACAGCCAGGAAAGTCCCTCCCTGGTATCCATCTATCGGGGCCTGCAGGAGGCCACCGACGAGCAGAAGACGGTGCTCTGCTCTTACGTGGAGTCAATGACACGGGGGCAGTCTGAGAACCTGATGTGGGACATATTGCGAAATGGCATAATTTCCTCATCAAAGCTGCTCTCCACCATTAAGAATGGCCCCACCAAGGTGTTTGAGCCCGCTCCCATCTCCACAAATCACTACTTTGGGGGGCCCGTGGCCTTTGGCCTGCGGTGCGAGGACACGGTCAAGGACATTGTCTGTAAGCTCATCTGCGGGGACGCGGCCGCCAACCGCCAGTTTGGGTTCATGATCAGCCCGACGGACGGCATTTTTGGCGTGTCTCTGGACCTGTGCGTCAATGTGGAGTCACGTGGGGACTTTATCGTGTTCACTGACCGGAGCTGCATCTACGAGATAAAGTGCCGCTTCAAGTACCTGTTCTCCAAGTCTGAGTTTGACCCCATCTACCCCTCCTACACGGCGCTCTATGACAAGCCCTGCAAGAGGTCATTTATCCGCTTCATTAATTCCATAGCCCGGCCCACCGTGGAGTATGTCCCGGATGGGCGGCTGCCCTCGGAGGGTGACTACCTGCTGACGCAGGATGAAGCCTGGCACCTCAAGGAGGTCCGCAAGCGCAAACTGGGGCCCGGCCACGACCAGGTGGCGGCTGCCCTGGCTGCCAACAGGGGGGTGGAGTCTATGCTCTACGTCATGACGGACCCAAGCGAAAATGCTGGGCGCATTGGTATTAAAGACCGGGTCCCCGTCAACATCTTCATCAATCCACGGCACAACTACTTCTATCAGGTGCTCCTCCAGTACAAGATTGTCGGAGACTACGTCCGGCACAGTGGTGGAGGCGCGGCTGACAGAGACTGCCAGCCCCGGGTGAACATTGTAACTGCCTTTTTCCGAAAGCGCTCACCCCTGGACCCCCCGACCTGCACGCTCGGCTCGGACCTGTTGCTGGACGCCTCTGTGGAGATTCCCGTGGCGGTGCTGGTCACTCCCGTGGTGCTGCCTGACTCCGTCATCCGCGAGACCCTGAACGCTGCGGCCGGCTCCTGGAAAGCCTACGCAGACAACACTTTTGATACCGCGCCATGGGTGCCCTCTGGTCTCTTTGCCGGCGACGAGTCAACTCCATAGCCAATGTGGATGGAGGCATGATTAACCTCTATGATGACTACGAGGCCTTCAACATGGAGACTTCTATGCTCATGGCGGCAGAAGAAGGGAGAGCCGGTGGGGAAACCAATGAGGGGCTTGAAGGTGATGAGTCTGAGGAGGATGAACTGCCATTTTTGTCAAATAAAAGATCAAACTGAATTCTGTTTTCCTGTGGTGAAAGGGGAAAATGGGAGGTGTAAGAAAGGGAGAGATGTTAGGCCCTGCACTAAAGGCTGGGTAAAAGGCGGGGAAACACACCTGGAACCCAGAGTATGTTGGCCACCCGTGCACGCCCCGGGCACAAAACCCACGGACAGCAACTTCCAGCCCCTAGCCGGGAGACAGCCCTGAGCCAGAAGCCAAAGCCCTTAGCCGGAAGACAGAACCACTGCCAGGGAGCCAGAGCCCCTTCAGCCCCAGATCTCCAGGTGCCTTTTCCCAACTCTGAATTTCCGTGCCAGTTATCCCATAATCATTTCCCCAACCATGCCCCAATTTCCGCCTCCCCTCGTTACTCCCAAAGCATGACGGTAATGCGACCTTTTAGTTTCAAACTTTATTGAATCATGGAAAGATTTCCTCCTCGCTGTCTGACATCAACGGTAAAACGGAGGGGACGTGGGCTTGGGCGGAGACCGTCCTCTGTCTCCTGGACGATGATGACCTGGAGGAATTCGAGGAGGTAGAAGAACGGCGGCTGTTGCCACCGCGTGACGACGAGGATCTCGTTCTGGGTCTCGCCGTCGGCTCCAGTTCCAGCTCCACCGTCTCGGAGATGGGGGCGTAGTCGGTGCCCTGGCGCATGCTCTTGAAGATCCGACAGATCCTGACGAGTAGGGCCACCGAGCACAGGATGGGGATGATGGCCACGTTGATGGCGACCGTGGTGTGCAGCTTGGCCGAGACGAAGACCGCCTCGTACCTGACCAGGGGCAGGATGAGGATGATGGAGGCGATGAACATGCCGCAGTAGAAGCCAAAGTTGTGCCTCAGGAAGGAGGCCAGCCACACCTCCGTCAGCACGTACCAGAAGATGGGCAGGATGAGGAACAGGTTGACGGCCCCCAGCACCATGTCCCCCACCATAAAGTAGAAGCTGTTGCCCAGGGCCAGGAACACGCTGAGGGAGAAGACCAGCGTCTCCAGGGCCAGGCAGCCCAGGTACAGGTTGGAGACCACCGGCTTCAGGTAAAAGACCACCTGCCACAGGAAGGTGTCCTGGGGGATGGAGTTGTCCTGAGCCTTGACCACCCAGACCGGCGAGAAGCGGGTCACGCAGGCGCAGGCGTGCAGCACCGAGGCCAGAAAATGCAGAAAGTAGACGAAGGCTGAGAGGAAGACGTGCTTGTAGGACAGGACCTGGATGAAGACCTGGATGGACCAGAGCTTGAGGATGGCCAAGAACAGCACGGTCGGGGAACCCACAGCCGAGACCCAGGCCGACAGGTCCGTGAGACCCGAGACCTTCCGGCGGGCCTTGATCAGCGCCACCTCCCCGCAGGCGTAGTAGATGAAAGCCGCGCAGTCCACGATGAAGACCAGCGTGATGTAGACGAACATCTCTGGAGGCTCCAGGTACAGCATGGGTGTGAGGTGGTGGGCCGTGTTGTACTGGGTCAGGTTCAGGGCCCCATAGTCCACCAGCGCGTTGAAGTAGCAGGGGTACCCCAGGTCGGGGAACATGGCGGTGATGGGGACCACGGCCGACATGACAAACATCACAAAGTACACCACGAGCGTTTTCACCCATATGTTGTAGACGAACGTGTCATTCTTGGAGGACTTCATGATTGCGATGGTCCGGGATGAGCATTCGCCTTTTAAATAATTTGCAAAGGGTGTGACCGGATGTTTAAAAAGGCCGGTCCTCGTCCTCGGATGCGAAAGATGGAAACACCCGTGGAGAGCGTCAGGGCGCGGGTCAGCTCAGTTACCTTTTATAATGTCACCCAGGCCGGAGGGCGGTGGTGGGCCATATGGGTCGTGGGCATCGTGCCCGTCCGGGGGGAGGACGTGGAGACTCTGATCGTGGTGCAGGCTTGCCAGCCCCCGCTAGGAGGCTCCATGGAGCCCCCGGGCGTGAACGCCCCGACGGCCACGGAGCTGAACTTTCTGCGCTGGGAGCGGGAGCTCAGGAGGAGCGGGGGCCTCATCGCCCCCCTCGCGGACGCTGCCGAGAAGGACCTCTTTGACCTAACTTTTCGAACCCGGGACCGCAGACTCCTGTCCGCCGTCCGGGTGGAGGAGGAGGAACATGGCCTCATCTTCCAGCCCCTCTTCCCGGCGCAGGTGGTCTGTCAGAGCTGCTCCCCGGGGGAAGATGGGCGGGGTCAGCAGCAGCCTGCGCCAGATGGATCAGGGGGCTTCGAGACCCAGGAGGCGGAGGAGGCAGGGGCGGGCGGGCGACCCGGAGCCCGCCCTCGCGCCCGGGGGGCAGAGGCGCCAGAGCAGCTGGACATCTACATCCGAACTCCGCGCGGGGACGTCTTCACCTATTCCACCGAGGCCCCCGACACCCACTCACCGGTGCCCTTTCGCGACATCCTGCGTCCCGCCGTCTACGAGGTAGATCTGGCCACTTCCGACGGGGCAGCCGTTTCGGAGCACCGCGTCAGCCTGAAGATCCTCGCTCCCGCCGGTGGCTTCGAGTCCTGGCTGGTCAACTCCTGGGGTCTGGCCGGGGGCGGTCTCTACGCCTTCCTCCGGGGCATCTACGCCTCGTGCTACGCCGAGCACCGTGGCCCCAAGCCCGTCTTCTATCTCCTGGACCCCGAACTCTGCCCCGGGGGCTCGGACTTCCAGCCCTACGTCCCAGGCTTCCCCTTCCTGCCCATCCGCTACGTGGGGAGGGCGCGGCCGGCCTTTTGGCACCTGGCGCCCAGGAGCGAGGGCCTCCTGCTCCTGGACCTAAATCTGGGCGTTGCCGGCACGCCCCTGGCCGACTCGCTCCTGGGCCTCGACGCGCGGCCCGGCCGCCGACGCCACGACAGACCGCCCGGGCGGCTTCCGCAGCAGGTCTGGCCCCCAACGAGGCGGGAGATCAACCCCCGCTACGTCTGTGTGCGGGAGGGCGGCGAGGGGGGAGAGGCCGAGACGGTGGTCGGGCGCGCCGAGGCCGCGGCCTCCCTGGAGGCGGACGCCACCTGGTGGCTCTACGAGCTGGCCCTCCACCACCTGCCGGTCGCTGGAGCCCCCGTGGAGACGCCCGAGGCCGGAGGGCAGGCGCGAGACGCGCGGACCTGGCTGCGGGCCCTCCACCACTATGGCACCGCCGACACCCGCCGGGCCCTGGGGGGCCTCTACACGGCCGTCACGCGGACCCTACTGCGCGCGGCCTCCGACCTGGGCCTGACCTGGGCCTACGCCGACGAGTTCGTCCTGGGCTTCGTGGCGCCGACCTCCGCCCATCCTTCGGAGGAGACTCTGGCATGGGTGAGTAGCGGGGGGAGTGGGCGGTGACTCGGCGCGGGTGCCCTGCTGTTATTCTTCCCGTTAACGGGTAGAATGGCGGTGGGGAGTCTCCGGCTAATGGCATCCCTCGTGTCTTCTCTCTAGGCATTCCTGAAAGGCGTGGAAAACGCGGAGGAGGCCGAGTTGCGGGTCGACGAGGACGCGGCGACCGGGCGGACGGGGGATCAGAGGCCCCACCCGCTGCGCGTGAAGGCGCGGGGAACCGGCTGCATGCTGATGGCCATCTTTCAGGGGGATCTCTACGTGGGGGGTCGTGGAGAGAACTCCGGTCCCTTTCTGGTCTGGCACGAGGCCTTTGCCTGGGCCCTGGACCGGCTGGCGGCGGCGAGACCTGAAGCGGGTGGGGCCCCTCCGTCCCAGGAGTCTCTGCTGACCCTGGTCCGCGGCCTGACTCAGAGACTGGCCCCCGGGCGGCGCCGGAACCGGTTCTGGGCGCTTCCCCGCGCCTGGCTGCAACGCCTGCGGAGGAGCGGACAGCTGCGGCTCTCGGGGAGCCACGTGTGTCTCCTGGATCGGGCAGGGCCACGCCCGGCCCCGTGCCAGACCGTCACGGAGCACGACCTCAGCCCCACCGCCTACTTTCGGGAGATTATGTCCTTTCTGTTGGACGTGCTCTCGGCCCTGCACCCTGGCTACGCCATGCCCCTGGAAATCACGCGAGAGACGGATTTACTGATGACGGTTCTAAGTTTATTCTAGGGAATGATCTTTGCGACCGCCTCGCTCCCGAGACACTTGCGTCTCAGTGTCTGGAGGACGGTCTGGCACTGGAAATGTTTGGTCAATAAAGAATCTTGATAAAACAGGTTGAACGTGAAGCCCGAGGCGTCGTCTTCTTCCTTGTTCAGATCGGCGCAGTAATCCTTGGGTGAGCTGGCCAGCCGCCCCATCTTCCCCGAGGTCAAAAAGAGGCTCTGCATGAGGTCACGGGCCTCCGAGGGGGCCCGCCTCAGCTCCTTGTGCAGCTTAAACAGGCTCAGGCCCTCGTTCCACGGCCCGGGGTCGGCGGCCCCCTCCTCCAGGTCGTGGTACTTCACCAGGGTGGACAGCACCGTCCGGGCCCCGTTGTACAGAAACAGAGAGTCCAGGTTATTGCACTTGGAGTGCAGCAAGGTGAGGCGCCCAAGCACCTCTCGGCAGAGACCGAGCGAGGGGCTCCTGGCGTTCTCGATCATCGAGAGCAGGGCGCACATCTCCATCAGGTTCACGTTGGAGGGCTTGTACAGCACCATCCTCTCGGAGAACACGTGGGGGAAGATGTTGAGGTGGTCTACCTGGTCCTCCGAGTCCAGCAGACTCACGAGGACGTAGCCGCAGAACTGGGAGGAGATCATCCGGGCCTTCACGTGGGCGCGTAGGTCGCGGACGTTGAGGTCCCCCCGGGCGTTGTAGAACTCGGGGACGTTGGTTGCCACGCAGATGGTGTTGTGGCGGTTAACTTCCAGCACCAGGCGCGGGGTCACGCGCAGGCTTACTTTTTGCATGGCCAGGCTCCTGGGCTCCCCGGGTGGGTGCTTGTGGCCGGACGCCATCCTCTCCTCCGGTCGGGCTAGCGGGGCAGTATTTTCGACCGAGGTCCTCGATGTAGATGGCCAGGCGGCTGCTCCGGTAGAGCTCGTCTATGATCTCAACGATGCCCAGTGTGGCGTAGACATCTGTTACGAGTTCCACCGGTGAAAGCTCTGCCACCAGATAGGTGAAGGGACCCAATAATATAGAGATCGTGTCTGACGAGTATCTGACGTAGAGACGCTGCCCCTGGTTATCGACCACGGGTGTCAACTTGAAGGTGTTAAAGAGCTCGCTCTCCCACAGGTCCGTCAGGTCCTTAGTCATTTCCCGAGAAGGGGGGATGTATTGGGAAACGAAACTGTTGAGGACGCTTTCGTTCTGCCCCGACACCCTGGCGCCCAGGCTCGCGGACGGGGAGTTAAACAGCTTCTCGATGGCGGAGGAGGTGCTGCCCGTCAGTATATCCGCAGACGCGGCCTCGGCGGCCGACGCGGCGGAGGCTGAAGCGGGGCCCCCCTGACCGCCCGTACCCACCAGGGAGGCCTGCAGCTGAGACTCCATGGAGCGGATCTTCTTCAGGTAGAGCTCCCGCTCCTTCTCCAGGCCGTTAATCTGGTCAAACTGCTCATTGATCTGGTCCGTGAGGCACTTGACCACCGTGCTGGAGACCTTCTTCTTCAGGCCCTGCGCGGCCGTCTCCCCGGGCTGGCCAAAGAGCCGGTTGCGGTCCACCAGGTTGTTGGAGGCGTCCGTGATAAACTCCTCCACCACGTCCGTGACCCCGCTGATGGTCTTGTTCTCCGAGAGCTTGACCAGGAGGTTCAGCAGCTCCTTCTTGGGGTCTTTGCGCTGGGAGTTCTGCTCCAGGTGGGCCAGGATGTCCTTGTACATGTCCCTCCCCCCGTGGCCCACGATGGCCTTGAGCGGCGCCGTGTTCAGGAGCTGGCACATCTTCGCGTGCTCCAGCGTGCGGTAGCACATGAAGATGTTCTGGTAGAGACGCTGCACCGGGCTGTCGAAGGTCACCGCTCCGGCGAAGATGGCCGGGGGGAACAGCACGTGCAGCCTGATGCGACGCCCCCTGTAGTAGGCCACGTACTCGTCGCTCCGGGGCAGGTATTCGACGGTGACCTCCGTAAACTGCGGGATGTACGTCGAGTTTAGGGACTCTATTATCTCCCTCGTTGCCTCATATAATTCCGTCCCGATATTCCTCAGGGTCCTCTCGTGTCCCAGCTCCCGGCACACGCAGCGCTCCCTCAGGCTCTTGATCCTGGTGTGCAGCTCCTGGGTGATGGGCTTCTTGACGGCCGGCACCATGCCGGTGGCGCAGATCCAGTCCACGTAACGCTCGTAGGACAGGATGGAGCGGCTGTGTAGCACCCGGTAGATGTTGGTGGTCAGCAGGTCGCGCACGGTCAGCTTCATGGTCGTGGACCACGACTCGAAGGTGGACTCGCGAAACCGGCTCGCACACGAGTCGTCGCTCGGCCATCGCTTCTGGATGCAGGCCTCGAACTTGTTCCAGTCATGTAGCACGTCATCGTACGTGCAATGAGAGATGGCTCGTTTAAACAAATGGGTAAACACCTGCCTGGAGAAGACTCCCGGGTTACGTAGGTTGGCGTAGATGGTCTGGCCCTGGACGTAGGCGTACTTGCCCTGCAGGATTTCAAAGAGCCGGACCGAGGTGGGTGTGGGGTGCACTGGAATGGCCAAGGAGCCGAGAGCGTCCGGGACGCTCTCGTCCACGTTCATGCTGAACATGACCTCGGACGCCTCCGTGAGGCGGATAGTGAAGAGGATAGGGACCCTGGCCAGGCGCCGCACCCGACAGCTCCCGGATATGGAGGCCTTCTCCCCCGAGTTCGACCCGGAGCTCTCGGAGCCCCCCTTCCTGCCCTTCTCGGCCTACGTGGTCACGGGGACGGCGGGGGCTGGCAAGAGCACCAGCGTGAGCTGCCTCCACCACACGATGGACTGCCTGGTCACGGGGGCCACGACTGTGGCCGCGCAGAACCTCTCCCAGACCCTCCGCGCCTACTGCCCCACCGTCTACAGCGCCTTCGGATTCAAGAGCCGCCACATAAATATGACGCCGCGGGTCAGCAGTCATGGCCGCTCAACGGACGCCTCCCTGGAGGAGCTGCAGCGCAGGGACCTGGCCAAGTACTGGCCCGTGCTCTCCGACATCGCCGCCGAGTTCCGGCGGACCAAGCCCAGGGGGCTCTACTCGGGCGTCTCGGGCGCCGCATTCGAGGCCCTGCGGGACATGCACCAGGGGCAGCTCTGGACCACAAACGTGATCGTGGTGGACGAGGCCGGGACCCTCTCCGTCCACGTCCTGACCGCCGTGGTCTTCTGCTACTGGTTCTTTAACGCCTGGCTGCGCACCCCCCTCTACCGCAGCGGCCGCGTCCCCTGCATCGTCTGCGTGGGCTCGCCCACCCAGACGGACGCATTCCAGTCCTCCTTCAGTCACGAGACCCAGATCAACAAGATCCGCGAGTGCGACAACATCCTCACCTTCCTGGTGGGCAACCCCCGGGCCTCGGCCTACGTGGACGCGGCCCGCAACTGGGCCCTCTTCATCAACAACAAGCGCTGCACCGACGTCCAGTTTGGGCACCTCATGAAGACCCTCGAGTACGGCCTCGAGCTCTCGCCGGAGATCCTGGCCTACGTCGACCGCTTCGTGGTCCCCAGGGCGGCCATCATGGACCCGACCCGGTACGTGGGCTGGACTCGGCTCTTCCTCTCCCACGCCGAGGTCAAGACCTTCCTCACCACCCTCCACGCCACCCTCAAGACCGGGCGCGCAGGGGGAGGGACCGGGGGCGCCGATGGCGGCGGCGTGACCATGTTCACCTGCCCGGTGGAGTGCGAGGTGTTCCTCGAGCCCCTCGCCCAGTACAAGACCCTGGTCGGGCTGCCCGGCCTCACGGCCCACACCTGGCTCCAGAAGAACTACGCGCGCCTCGGCAACTACTCGCAGTTCGCCGACCAGGACATGGTCCCCGTGGGGACCGAGCAGGACGAGGAGAGGGTCAAGGTCACCTACAACGTCACCTACGTCAAGCACAGCTCCGTCTCCGTCAACTGCAAGACCAAGAAGTCCGTCTGCGGCTACACCGGCACCTTCGGCGACTTCATGGACACGCTCGAGGCCGACAGCTTCGTGGAGGCCCACGGGCACGAGCAGCCCGAGTACGTCTACAGCTTCCTGGCCCGGCTCATCTACGGGGGGGTCTACGCCTTCAGCCACGGCGGCCATTCTCTCTGTAAAAACGCGGGATATGAGGCGGCGCTTGGGGCCGTGCCCCTGCCGGGCCACACGTGGGAGCCGGAGGTGACCGCGGGGCTGCAGCCGGGTGAACTGCCGCTGGAGGTCGCCTGGGACGGAGAGCGGAGCCCCGCCGCCGCTTTCTACGCCTCCGTGCTGGCTCCCCCTGCCGCAAATTCCGCCCCCCTTTCCTCCCTGTTAAACATATATAATGACCTCAAGGCTTACTTCAGGCAGTGCCTGGACGTGGCCGTCCGCTATGGTGGACGGGAGTTCAGGGACCTCCCCTTTTGCACCTTCACCAACAACATGTTAATCCGGGACAACATCGAGTTCACCTCCGACGAGCCTCGTCTCCACGGCCTCCTGGACTATGCCTCCACCACCGAGAACTACACGCTCCTAGGTTACACACACCTCAACGTCTTCTTTGGCCTCCGGGGAGGACAGCAGCCTCAGGAGCCCGGAGGGTCGCGCATGCCCAGGCTGATGGTCAAGGACGAGGCAGGCTTCGTGTGCTGTCTGGAACACAACACTAACAAGCTGTACGAGACGATAGAGGACAAGTCTCTGAACCTCTGCGGCATCCGAGACTATGGCATCAGCTCCAAGCTGGCCATGACCATAGCCAAGGCCCAGGGGCTGTCTCTGAACAAGGTTGCCATCTGCTTCGGCAACCACAGGAACATTAAACCCGGCCACGTGTACGTGGCGCTGTCCAGGGCCAGGCACTCCAACTGCGTGGTCATGGACAGGAACCCCCTCTCGGAGATGACCACCGGCGAGGGGAACCCCGCGAGCGGCTACATCGTGGATGCCCTAAAGAACTCGAGCGCGCTCCTGGTTTACTGAATAAAGCACAGACACGGAGACTCTTGGATCTGAGTGTTTATTTACAGCCATGGCCAGTTGTAGGGTCTGTTGCCCTGGATCGGGGGGGTGGTAACCATCATGTGTTTTTTGTATCTATGGGGACAGGACGGCGGAGGGGGGCGGCGAGGAGGTGGGACTTTCAGCGTAGGTCTCGGGGGTTTAGGAGGGGCCGGGGCACGCTGCTTAACAGGCGTGGGGGCGGGCGGCCTGGCAGGTGCCGAGGGTCGCTGTTTGGTCTGGGCCGGAGCCGGTGGCCTTGGAGGTGCCGGTCCTCTCCGTCTGGACAGCACGGGGGGTGGTGGCCTGGTGGGTGCCGGGGCTCGCGGCCGAGAATAGGATGGGGTGGGTGTAGTGCTCGAAGTGGGAGCGGTGGAGGACTGTGAGGTCCTGGAAAACAGGGAGTCCTGAGAGGCGGAGGCCCCTTCATCTTCCTCGTCGCTCTCGCTGTAGTCGGATTCTTCTGAATCCGAAGGACGCCACGAGGGGTCGCTGTCACTGCCCTCCGACTGGTCTTCGTCGCTGGGATATTCATCCTCCAAGTCAATCTCCTCGTCCTCATCCTCGTCCGTGTACTCAGACTCCTCTGTCTCGCTCAGGTCTTCCTCCTCATCTTCATCCTGGGTTGACTGAGAGGTCTGAGACCCCAGGCGGTAGCTGCCACCCAGTGAGTTCTCTTCATCTTCTGACGTGAGACGCTGGGCCCTGCGAGACCGCCCGCCGCGAGACTTCAGAAACATGGCCATCCCGGCGTCTCTACAGTTTCCAATCTATCTCACCGAGACCCTTTTCGCGCAAGAAGTTGTTGGCAAGGACAAAGTGGTTGTTGCCCACAAACTTCTGCTGCGCGCTCTTGCGGGTGCTGTTCTGGGCCAGGGGAGAGGGGTGCTGCGAGGTCAGAACCAGATGCTTCTTGGAGTTGATCAGTGAGGCTTTATCTCCTGCCTTCGCACCCCACAGCATAAACACGCACGCTTTTAACCGCTCAGAGAGCAATGAGATTACGTGGTCAGTAAACCACGCCCAGCCAATGTCAGCGTGTGAGCCAGGCTTGCCCTTTTGCACAGTGAGGATGGTGTTGAGCAGCAACACCCCCTGGGAGGCCCACGCGTCCAGGCAGCCGTGATCCGGGGGAGAGAACTCTGGCAGACTTCGGTGCAGCTCCGCATAGATGTTCCTCAGGCTGGGGGGGACTGGAAAGCCGTACGCCACGCTGAATGCCAGGCCGTTTGCTTGTCCTCCGTGGTAGGGGTCCTGGCCTAAAATAACCACCTTAATATCGGAGGGGTCGCAAAAGCGGGCCCAGGCCATGCACATGTCCTCCTCCGGGTAGATGATGGTCTGGGTCCGCAGGCGCCGGACGCAGGCGATGACGGCCGCCAGCTTGCGCTGGAAGATGGGGCTGAGCTGCAGGAAATCAAGCCACGGGTCGGGGAGGAGTAGATTTTCACCTTTGACACCATTCTCCTGTTTCCTCTTCCACACATGTTCCTCCAGCCATAGGTCTAGCCCGTGTGACGCCATGCGTATCTGTTTAAGTTGGCCCCAAACAGGTCTTCGACCGAGAAGGAGGCGTAGATCGTCTCGAGGGTGTTTAACAACTCACGGAGCTGAACCGTGAGGGCGGAGCTGCTGCGCTGCAGGACTGCGATGAAGAAGGAGACCACGTTGAGTCCGTTTCCACAGCGGCTAATGACCAGCTGACTTGTCCCGTTCTTTGCTGAATTTAAGGAGGCCAGGCTGAAGCCGTCGCAGGTCTTATTGCTCACCAGGTAAATGTCGCTGATGTTCTCCAGCGCAAGGAGGTGTTCAGCGCGGAGCTGAGTGACATGACAACACGGGTACGCCCAGTTGCCCCACGCGGGGAGGACAAAAATGACAGCGAGGAAGACGGACAGAAACCCACTGACAGCATGCATGATGGCAACTGGAGGTTTATTCTTTAGTGCGGGGGAATACATGGCTTTTAATACGATTGAGGGCGTATCCTAATAAGTTACATCACTCCTGCCCTGCCGCACCCTCACCTCCTTCATTTCCGTCACCTCCCTCACCTCTTTCATCTCCATCATCTCCCTCTGCACCCTCACCTCCCTCCGCTGCCACCGCCGCAGCTGGAAGGTGTGGAGGGAAAATGACAGGAAGCATCACGGGGTCCTCAAATGTTATAACTGTAACCTGAACAGAAGAGGTCGGAAGAGGCTTGGTCATAATGTAGTCTCGAAGGGCATCCTTAACACATTCGGCAAATATCATAGTTTGTAAAAATACGATGAAGTAGCATTCTGTAGACTCTCTCATGGGCCCGGGTTGAGGCCCAGGTTCGGGTGCATAGCCAAATGGCAGCCGTCCTAGAGGTGTAAGGCGGCATTCGGGTATGCAACAGGCAATACATCGCCTCAGGTTGTAACAGGAAGTTTTAGGACCATATACAAAAACTCCATATGGCCAGTTACCAGTCGTGTTCGTCCGCTCAGCCTGACATCTGTCTAGAAGCACCTTGAGATTCTTTGCCATGTTTTCAAACTTCTTGAAACCTCTGCCACCCTCACCGCGGTGTTTCCCAAACCACCCTCCCTTTTTACCACCGCCTCTGCCACCCGAGGTCGTAGGTTGACGACTGGGGCCTTCTCCGGGGTCTTCCTCTGGGCCCTGCTCCATCACCCCGGGGGGTTCATCCCCACCATCTGTTCCATCAGTTCCTCTGTATCTACCTAGTGGGGAGCCTGGAACAGTAACGGTAAGCGGCCTATCTCCTGGAAACCCATAAAATGACCCGTTAGATAAAGCGTCACCCGAGGAGGAACCACCAGACGATGCACGCCCGGAGGAAGAGCTGCGTGAAGAAGACCCGGAGGATGAACTGCCACTGGGACTCCGTGGTCTCTTTTCACCCTGTCGCGGCCCTTGCCCCCTGCCCCTTCCTCGTCCTCGACCACGGCCTCTACCTCTACTGCCTCCTCCTCTACCTCTGCCTCTCCCTCGACTGCCTCCTCCACTGCCTCCTCCTCTTCCCCCTCTGCCTCCTGTACTACCACCCCTGCCACGGCCTCTACCTCCGCTGCCTCCCGCTCCGCTGCCTCCCGCTCCGCTGCCTCCCGCTCCGCTGCCTCCCGCTCCGCTGCCTCCACTGTCGCCCCCTGCACCGCCTCCTAGGCTCCCTCCAGCACCACTACCTCCTGCTCCACTGCCTCCTGCACCTCCTCCCGAGCCCCCTCCTGCCCCACCGCCTCCTCTTGAGTCTCCTCCGGCACCACCGCCGACACCGGCACTGCTTCCTCCAGTGCCACCTTTGCAGCCAACGCAGCTCCGGCGTTTTTTGTTGCGGTGGCCATCGCCATGTCTCGTCCCGGATCCGGAACCGTGGCCACCAAAGTCTCCGGTTTCGCCTAGTAGTCCTCCACCTCCACGCCCCCGTCCTCTGCCTCGTCCTCGTCCACGGCCATGGGCCCCTCGTCCTCGATTTCCAATGCTGCCGGAGCCTGATGCACCGCCTGGCCTGGATTCAAGGCCTGGACCTGTGTATCCCAGGCCGTTCCCGGGGCCCCTTCCGTCAGACATGATTCACACTAGAACAGAGCAATTAGAGATGTTTATTAGATGGCGCTCAGGGAATACAGGGAGCGCAGACTCCCACCCCCATCGGCAGCCCCCTCATCGTCATCCCCCTCGTGGTCGCTGTCAGACAGATCCAAGTCTGAAAATTCACCCTCATCGTAGGAACCGTCATCTGCCTCCTCTCCGGTTACCCGCAACCCAGAAAACTCCCGCTGCACCTGGTTGAGGTTAGCCTCTTGGGCCTCCAACCAGGCCTCAAACTCCTCCATCCCCCCATCGTTGGGTGGTAGGGACCGGGAGTCCGAGGACTCCACTGCAGCCTCCTCGTAGCCACCCGGCAACGATGCTACAGGGGCAACGGAACAAGAGGAGGATATGGGCAGCGAGAGTCCAGGCTTGCCGGGCCGTTGGGGCTCGGAGGGTGCTGGGGAAGCGGCGGGACAATTTGGGGAAACATCTGGGGAAGTCCCCCGCGGCGGGCCCAAGTTCCGCTGAGAGCTCTCCATTCCCCTGTGCGTTGCCTGAGAGCATGGCCGCCAGGTCTCCGGGAAAGACACCTGGGGTGGTGCCGGTAGCATCGGTCGAGGAACACCTCCCCCGCCTCCCCGTTTGACCAACGCGAGAACGTGCTCCGCGGCACACACGTTGGGCTCGGTCACCACAATGCGCCTCAGCAGAGTTTCAGGAAAGTGGAAAGGGTTCAAAGGCCCCGGCGTGGGGAAATAAAAGTGATTATTCACTTTGCGGTACTGTTCAATGTAGTCTCTAAGTGTTTGCGGCTCCACCGGTAAAGTGTCCCCGGTTTCTGCTAGCCATTGGCCACCAAGGGCCTGCTTCAGGTGCTGGGAGTCTCCTGTTACATAATCTTTGAGAATAAAGAACAGAGAGAGGTGAAACAAGGCCGCCAGTAAGGTGCGTGCGAGGACACCATCCGAGTCATCGAGGTCAGGGATTTCATCCAAGCCTGGGGTTAAGACCCGTGGGTCATAATCATGTTTCACCTGACCACCCAAAGCCACGGCTTTGTGTACCAGTGTGTTCAGAAGATTAATAGGATTACATTTCTTAGTGTGAGGGATAATCTTAGGTAGTTCAAAGAGCCCGGGACTCAGGGCCCCTAAGCCCCTAACACACCGCTGGCACTCTGGACAGCCGCAGGAATCCAACCACAATTTTTGCAGACCTGTCACAACAGCCTGAAGCAAAGTTTCGGGTGTATCACTGGGAGAGGTCTCTCCTGGAATGACCCCCCGGCACAAGCCATAGGCCGTGGTCAGGGCCTGCACGCCGGGGAGTATCAGCCTTTCCCTGGCAGCTTGCCTAATGGAGCCTGGGAGAGCATTCCATAAGGCAAACAGGGAGGAGAGAAGATGCAGATTATGGTCCCCCGGGGCCCGACCCAGCACACGCCGGATTTTGCCTGCAATATTTCTGCCAGTAAGAGCGTCATCATGATCAGAGATAAAATCGCTCAATAGCTGAGACACCTCCCGGGCCAGATGTTCAGGAACCAAAATAACCGAGCCTTCCTGTTGCCCACTCATCCTGAAGCGATGTTGATGCAGAGTCGCCTAAAGCTCCCATGTGATGGTCTGGGTTTTATATTGCGATTGTCCCGCCCATGACAATGGCTCATAAAAGCCCAATAGCCCATGTCAGCCGGCCTATTTTGTCATAGCATACCATCGAGGACACAACACCAGACTAGACAAACAGAAGGTAAGGAGACTTTATTGATATGGCACGTTGGGGCAATTCTCTAGGATGTGTTTGGTGTGCTTCAGGAGGTCGATGTATTCAGAGCAGTCTGGCAGGGAGATGGCATCCGTGACCTCCTGGTTGGCGGCCACGCTCTCCCAGAGAGTGAGGAGCGGCCTGCTGCGGTGAAAGATGCGCATCCCCTCCTGGGAGATGATCCAGCTGCAGAGGGCCTTGATCTCGAGGTGCAGGAGCTGGGTGAGGGTGGCTATGGAGCCCTGAATGTAGTTGTAGTAGAGGCATCTGTGAAACTTGCAGAGGGCCACCGTCCAGAGAACAACCTGGTTAAAGAAACCGCGCCAGGCACAGGGCTCCTCGCTGGGCCCGGAGGCCATCAGGAGCTGGTGGGAGAGGTTGTGGATGGCCGTCATGGAGGGCATAGAGGCATAACCGCTGCGGCAGACGTCTGCGATGACCTTCCTCATGCCCAGGGAAATGCCCTCATAGTACTGCAGGGACAGGGCAGTGTAGTCGCTCTCCGGCAGGACCATGTTCACAGAAGCGTGGTGCCTCTCCTGACGCAGTTTTCTTATGAGGGCCCATAGCTTGTCGTCCAACCCCACGTCCCGGCTTGTGCTGAGGTGGTCCAGGACCTCGGCAATGGCCCGCTGCTCATCTTTGGGGGAGTAGTAGCTCAGCAGCTCCAGGAAATAGGCCAGCTTCTTCAGGATCTTGGGAACGATGGCATCTTCCAGCAATCTGTGCTGCTGCACCGCCTGCAGGACCCTGGCCAGGAACAGCCCCCGGTGGGCCGTGAGCAGCGGGTGGCTGGGTGGGAGGTCGCAGTCGACCCCGATGGTGTTGAGGAGATGCACGACATCCCCAACCTCTGGATAGTGCTTCAGGTAGAGCTCGTGGAGGAAGGATTTTAACGGCCTGGTGTTTCCTCTGTTACTAGCCATGAGGCCTAAAAAGGACGGCCTGGAAGATTTCCTGAGGCTGACTCCCGAGATAAAAAAGCAGCTGGTCTCTCTGATCTCTGACTACTGTAATGTCCTGAACAAGGAATTTACAGCCGGGAGCGTGGAGATTACTCTGAGATCCTACAAAATATGCAAGGCATTTATAAATGATGCCAAGGCACATGGGCGAGAATGGGGCGGGCTCTTGGCCACGCTCAACATCTGCAATTTCTGGTCCATCCTCCGAAACAACAGGGTGAGGAGACGGGCCGAGAATGCCGGCAGCGACGCCTGCTCCGTCGCCTGCCCCATTGTGATGCGGTACGTGCTAGACCACCTGATTGTGCTCACGGACAGATTTTTCATCCAGGCCCCCAGTAACAGGGTGATGATCCCCGCCACCATAGGCACGGCCATGTACAAGCTCCTGAAGCACTGCCGGGTGCGTGCCTACACCTACAGCAAGGTGCTCGGCGTGGACCGGGCGGCCATCCTGGCCTCCGGTAGGCAGGTGGTGGAACACATGATGAGGATGGAAAAGGAAGGCCTCCTAAGCTCCAAGTTCAAGGCCTTTTGCAAGTGGGTGTTCACCTATCCAGTTCTCGATGAGATGTTCCAGACCATGGTTTCATCCAAGACCGGCCAGCTGACAGACGACGTGAAGGATGTGAGGGCCCTGATCAAGACCCTGCCCAGGGCCTCCTACTCCAGCCATGCCGGACAGAGGAGCTACGTGAGCGCCGTGTTGCCCACGTGCCTGCTGTCGACCAAGCCCAAGGCGGTGGACACTCCGATTCTGGTGTCCGGCTCCGAAGGGCTGGAGGAGGAGCTCATGGGGGGCGATGGGGGGGCCTCTCACGCCGAGGCCTGCCGCGCGGAGGGCGGACAGTTTCATGATTTCACGGACGAGCTCGAGAGCCCCCCTGGCCTAGACATGCCCCTGGATCCCGAAGCCGGAGGAGCCGATGGAGACAGCAGCTCCAGCGGCAGCGACACTGGCAACAGCGACACTGACCAGAGTGATCGGGAGGAGGTTGGGACGGAGGCGCCTCGCTTAGGGGGGGCAAAGTCCCGCAAGCCATCCAGGCCCCAGGGTAAAGCCCTGCGGCTCTCTCACCCTAGTTCCAGCGTGGCCGAGGCAGAGATGCTGACCCACGAGACTGATGAGAGACCCATCTTCCCGCACCCTTCGAAGCCCACCTTTCTCCCTCCCGTTAAAAGGAAGAAGGGCCGCTGGGACGGTTGGGAGGGCATGTTCCTACCTAGGACAGAAACGGACAGTGCCACGCCTGACATGGCCGATGGACGAGAGACACGAAAGCCAAAAAGAATCAGGCCCTTTCATCCACCCGGGTCCCCGTGGGCCAACCAGCCCCTCTCTGCCTCTCTGGCCCTTGCCCCGGTGCCAACTTCCGAGGCAGCCCGCTGCCTCCTGCCACCCCACGTGCCCCGACCGTGTGACCAGATGCCGGTGGAGACGCCAGAGGCTGGGACCGGCGTGGAGGATCCCGACGAGGAGACCAGCCAGGCCGTGAAGGCCCTGAGGGAGATGGTTGACACTGCCATTCCCCAGAAGGAAGAGGCTGCACAACGTGGACAGATGGCTCTTGACCACACGCCCCCTTGTGGTCACTTGGACGAACTGGCCACCACCTTAGAGACAATGACAGAGGATTTAAACCTGGATTCCCCCCTGACCCCCGAACTTAATGAAATCTTAGATACATTTCTAAATGATGAGTGTCTGCTACATGCCATGCATCTTTCAACAGGGCTGTCTATTTTTGACACCAGCTTATTTTAGGAACTTCTGAAAACTACCTCCTCCTCTTTTAGAAACTATGCATGAGCCACAGGCATTGCTAATGTTCCTTCTAGTCACACCTAATTTTAGCACGTCCCAAACCATGACATCACCGGGGAGGCTGGTGCCTTGGCTTTAAAAGAGGAGCTGTCACACAGGTAGCTAACTATTGCAACTTGCTGGTCATCTTTCCTATCTCTACCTCTCGCAATGGACCCCAGCTTGCCTCCTGAAGATGTGAAATATACACCTGACCCACCATACCAGGTGCCTTTCCAACAGGCCTTTGAAACGGCTACTAGAGTCTATCAGGACCTGGGGGGACCATCGCAACAGCCTACTACTACTCTGCCTTGTGTGCTTTGGCCGGTGCTTTCGGAGCCACTGCCACATGTTCAGCAGCCCACCGCTTATCATGTTTCAGCCGCTCCTACCGGGCAGTGGTTTCCTGCTTTTCAGACTAATCCTGAGAATCTTTATCCGACATATGCAGCACCTCAGCTGCTCCAAGTCCCAGACTTGACCCAGATTCAACAGTTTCACCAAGCCGGGGGAGAAGCACCAAAACCTGGAGACAATTCTACTGCTGTAACGGCGGCAGAAGCGGCATATGCCTGCCCGGGAGCTGACCAAGGCCAGCCATTGGTGGAGATGGATGGCCAACCACCTGCCGCGGCTGGACCGGCACGACGTCCGAGGAAAACACCACAGCCAGAATCGGTAGGAGGGGCAGCTGGGCTTGAGGGGCGGCCGGGCTTGAGGGGCGGCCGGGCTTGAGGGGCGGCCGGGCTTGAGGGGCGGCCGGGCTTGAGGGGCGGCCGGGCGAGGGGCGGCCGGGCTTGAGGGGCGGCCGGGCTTGAGGGGCGGCCGGGCTTGAGGGGCGGCCGGGCTTGAGGGGCGGCCGGGCTTGAGGGGCGGCTGGGCGGACACTTTTGTAAACCATGTGTTCTTGCTTGTAGCTGGACGAGTGCGGTTCTGAACTTGAAATAAAGCGCTACAAGAACCGGGTGGCTTCCAGAAAATGCCGAGCCAGGTTCAAGAATCTCCTGCAGCACTACCGTGAGGTAGGTACAATGAAACAAGACTGCTCAAGTGGTGAATAAGCGGGAATGTTCAAGTGGCAGATATCTCCCCCGTGCATAAATTGCCAAGCTAAACTCATGCATTTTTCAACACAGGTGGCCGCTGCCAAATCATCGGAAAATGAACGACTACGCATCCTGATGAAACAGATGTGTCCAAGCCTGGATGTTGACTCCATTATCCCCCGGACACCAGACATTATCCATGAAGATCTTATATAATTTTACCCTCTTCCATCGAAACCCCGCTTGCATCACACCCCGTTTACTAATGGAATATTAATAAATGACTTCCTGTTGGAAATCTTTGAACTTGTTGCCATGGTTTCATTTAAGCAGTTGAGGGTGCCTCTGTTTACCGCCCTGGCCCTTGTTATTGTTCTCCTCCTGGCATACTTTTTGCCGCCCAGGGTGAGAGGAGGTCAGGTGGCGGCCGCAGCCATCACCTGGGTGGCCAACCCAAAGGTGGAGGTATGGCCCGCGGAGCCTCCGCCACCGGTTGACTTTAACAAGACGGCCGAGCAGGAGTATGGGAAGCCAGAGATAGACCTCCCGCATTGGAAGCCCACCTTGCACACATTCAAGGTACCTGAGAATTACACCAAACCTAACTGTACATTCTGCAACACCAGGGAATACACATTCTCATATAGTGGACGTTGCTTTTATTTCACCAAAGAGAAGCACACCTGGGATGCATGTTTTAAGGCCTGTGCTGAGCTATATGAGTGCACTTATTTTTATGGGCCGACGGCCAAAATCCTTCCTGTGGTAACTGGAAATTTAAAAGCTTCAGAGTCTCTTTGGGTTGGGGTGTACAAGGTAGGAGAGGGGAACTGGACATCATTAGACGGGGGCAATTATCAAGTTTATCAGATCTTTGGCTCTCATTGTACTTATGTCAGTAAATCTAGTAAAGTTCCAGTTTCTCATCATGAGTGTTCATTTCATAAGCCCTGTTTATGTGTTAGTCATAGAAAAGATTGAGACTAGAGGGGATCCACAGACTACATGGCTGGGTATTCGGACGAACATTTTATTCTAAATCACTTTCTGTGGATGCATCATAGTCAGTAGGCTGGGTGTCCTCTTGGCCTTCAGAGACGTCAGAGTCCTCACTAATAACCTCAGGTGCCCGGGTTTCCTCAGCGGCTTCGTCTAAGCAGCGTGCAGGGAGATGAGAGTCTTCCAAATGAGGCCTTTTTTGATGTGGGCCCCCGGTGGCTACTTGTGTAAAGGCCCCTTGACTGAGGTTACTGGCAAAAATTACGCTCGGGTGCGAAGTACCCGGTGCAGTGGCACCCGTGGTCATGCTATCTTGTAACGGGGTAGAAGGAGTTGGGAGTCTTGTCGGAATGGGGCGCAAAGGGGCTTCACGAGGTGTAGATGACAATGGCAGTGCTGTAGCTGAATCTGGGGCCTGTGAATACGGCATCTGTTGGGCCTGTGGTTGCTCAGGGATCAGAGGTGCTGCCTGGGGGTGTAAAGGATGGGTCTGTGCCGGCCTGGAATATGGAGCCCAAGTAGGCCGCGAATGTGGATAACTTGGATATGGGGGCCGTTGGGCCCATGGGGGCAAATGAGTCCCGTAACTTGGATATTGAGACCAATATGCCCATGGGTGCCTATGTCTTTGATATTGAGCCCATGGGCCCCAGCGACCCGAGGCACCTGGATATCGAGCAACTGAAACCCGTGGATGCAGGTATGGAGCCGGGGCCTGAGGCTGCAGCTCCCTGTAACCCAGGTGTGGAGCCCGCAATGGCTGCATCCGTGGCACTCCGTAACCCGGATATGGAGCCGGTGGGGGCCGGGGCTGTTGTGGCTGCGACTCCCCATATCCAAGGTAGGGAATCGGCATGGCCTGTGGATGTTGTGGCTGTGGCTTCCCGTAATTCGGGTATGGAGCCCGTGGGTCTTGGGACTGTTGTGGCTGCGGCTCCCTGTAACCCAGGTATGGAGGATGCGGGGGCTCTTGTGGCTGAGGCTGAAACTCCCCATGTGTTGTGCGTGGAGCCTGCTGGGCATGTTGTGGCTGGGGCTGAGGCTCCCTATATCCCAGGTAGGGAACCGGAGGGGCCTGGGGCTGCTGTGGCTGCAACTCCACATAACCCTGGTATGGAGGGCGCTGGGGCTCTTGTGGGTGAGGCTGAGGCTCCCCATATGTTGGGAGTGGAGCCTGCTGGGGCTCTTGTGGCTGGGGCTGAGGCTCCCCATATGTTGGGCGCGGGGCCTGCCGTGGATGTTGGGTCTGAGGCCGAGGCTCCCAGTAACCCGGGTATGGAGCCTGCTGGTCATAACCTAAAGGAGGAGCCCAGTGGGATTGGTGTTGAGCCTCCCCGAAGCCCGGGGGTGGATCCTGTAAGGGCTGTGGTTCCACATCACTTGTATCCTTGGGCTCCTGGGGTTTTGGTTCCTCATCGTCCTCTGAATACTGAATATCATCATATTCTGAATATGCATGCCGTGAGGATGAAGAATCCTCATACGTGAATTGCTCTGCACGTGATGTCGGCTGCTCTGCAGACAATGGGCTCCCGCGAGGCTCTTCCGAGGACCGGGGTCTCATGGTGGGCACCGAGGGGAGCGCAAAGACGGATGGGAGCCGTGTGGGACGTTGTGGACTTGGCTCCCAGCGTGAAGCTGGTCCTTGTTGTTGGCCACTACCATCACGACTTGCCCGCATTTCCCAAAAGCTCTTTGGCTTTGGTCCCGATGGCCGCTCCATCAGTCGTTCCCTAAGTAATTCACGGAATTTGGAGGGCGGGGCAGAGGGCTTGGGTTGCTTCTCGCGTTGCGTTGAAGCTGGAGCTCCATCTTTACATTTTTTCTGTGGCTGCTCAGGTTGCGACGCTTTAGGCCGGCCACGCTTGGATGGCCTTGCCTTTTGCAAAGTCCCACTGACCCCGACTGTAGACACGACAGCCCGTCGCTTCGGTGCCGGGGCTTCTTCCTCGTCGGAGGACTCAACATCAATCACCTCTATGATATCAGGGGCAGTTGTAACCGCACACGCCCCACTTGGCACCCCAACACGTTGTGGCGCATCCTCAATTGCCTCGGCAGGGGGTGCTCGGGGTGGCTGATGGACGATCACGGTCGGGTGTTCGACCTGGGTCAAGATGGGTGGGGCGGTGGGTGCAGGTGGATTGTCAGGCGGGCCTGGCTCGCCCGGGGGGCTTGGATCATGTTCCATGTCATCGGAGCTGCTTTCATCAACACCCAGTGAGGGCACCGCGGGGTGCGTTATGCACGTGGGCCACGGCCGTGTTCTCCAAGGCAGGCCGTAAATGAAAATGAGGGGCCTTTTCCGGGGTCTCTCCATGCCCGGTGCAATGTACGGCAGCTCATCATCCGAGGACTCCACCTGCGAGTCCGAATCTCGGCTGCCCTCTTCTTCGCTGCTCGTTTCAACGATATCATCAATGTCAGGTTCTTCCCTCTCCAGCAGCCTTAAGCCCAACCTCTGTGCCTGTCTAAACGTGGCCTTGAGATCATTTGGATTCAGGCCCCGGCACGTGTGAAAGGCCTGCTCATTAGGTCTCGGATACCACGGGACGCTTGGTTTGTAGGTCCCGATTGACTTGTGCCACCAGTATTTCAAGGCCGGGTTGCCGCAACGTGTCATGGCTCCCATGAAACGGGCAAAGTCGAAAAGTTGGTCTTCACTCTGCAGTCTGTGGAGCCAGATGTGGCGCAGCGAGTGCTCCGTCGCAATGAGATCAAAAATAACTCTATACCGCCTCTGCCATCGCCGTCTTTGAGAGAACGCTTCTGCTTCGCGGCTGAATCTTTCCTGCTCCCTCGCCCCGGGGAGGTAGGGTGTCCAGACCTGAGCCGAGAAGGCCCTTTCGCTTCTTGCCCCCGTGTGGCATCCCATCGTTACCATCACCTTTACAATGTCCGCTCCAATTCTATCGGGCGCAGATGTTCTGGTGCGGATTGATGCCGTGCGGAATCCCATGTACCACGTTACACTGGGAGAGGTGAGCACCCAGTGTCGCCACCCGGGTTCTGCGCTGGGACCGCGTTCGAGATCGCGGCACCGCTGTCTGGCCGCCATCAGAAAGCACACCGTTTGACGCGGGTCAACATTTCTATCGAACATCAGGTTGGCTAGAGCATGTGTGGCAGGTTGCTAAAATTAAGGGAGACGTGGGTCAGGCCCGGGTCTCGGGAAGCCCCCGTGGCATAACCCGCTTTAAAGGCATGCTCACCGAGACAGTTTCATAGGCGGCATTCATGAGCTCCACCGCTGAATACGGTCTAGTCACAAACGGAGGAAGCCATGGCAGCTCGACGCCCACTCCGCCTAAGTCTCCTCCAGCCCTCTCGTGCCTTCTTCTCCGCCTTTGCCGCACGTGTTGCATCCAGGTTTCCTGTTCCCCCCTGCCTGCCTGTTGGCCGGTCTCTGCTGTACCCTCATCCCACTGTGTCGTAACCGTGGGGGGCTCGCCGGCCTGTGACCCTGTCCCCGGGGCGAGCTCACCGGTTTGCTGCACCTTGTCTCCTGGCTCCTCTTGGGTAGAATGAATATCGTCCCCCTCTCCTTGTGATGCCATTGTTGTGTCTGTAAATATGTAAAATTCCTGCCTCATCTAAATTTGTAGTAACTTGTTATTTTTCCCACTGTCCCTTGTTCCATTAGTTATCTTTTAAAGGGTTAATCCCAGTTCATGTCCACCGAGAGCATTAGAGCTCTTCATCCGATATTTCAAAACGAGGAGAGGATTCGGCGGTGCCACCCTCGGTCCCCTCATCGTCCCCATCTTCGGTCGTGAATCCTCCCTGGCCTAGAGCAGGCTCTAGGCCCAGGCTGAGATTCTCCCAGATAACGGCAAAGGAAGGCAATTGCTCTCCTTGGGCAGGCTGAAACTCTACAGTGGCATCGGTTTTGGCTCGTTTGGATGGAAGAATTTCTGGGCACAATACTGGAGGCTGCTCCCGGTGCCTCCATTCTCCGGGTTCTTGGGTGGGTGCCTGGGGTGCCGCGCTGGCACCCGCTGACCCTCCGAAACCCAGCTGTCTGGGCACTTGTGAAGAAGGTGTGCTGGCCGGTGGGAAAAAGACAGGTGCCTGCACAGTATGTCCCTTTTGCGGGCTGGTAGTCGGCAGCAGTGGGCGCAGTTTAGCTCCACGTGCTGGCCTTCCCCTGGCAGGCCTGCCCCTTTTGGAAGCCTGAGGAGGAAAGCGATCAACTGGATGGTTGTCCAGGGGCTGGAAAGGAGGACCTGAATGGCTAGGTGTTAGGTCAATGTGTTGTGTTGGATATGTCATCACGATCACACTAGTGGGCCCGGCCTGGGGCTGCTGGGGGGCGGGCCCGGCCTGGGGCTGCTGGGGGGCGGGCCCGGCCTGGGGCTGCTGATATTGGGTGGCTTGTATTGGCATTGGCCGCACTGGGGGTCGCATTGGCCCAGTTCTTGGGCGGCCAAACTGAGCTTCTGAAGCCCAAGACATCAAATGTGGCCCGCCTGGGGTCTGAATTGGCTGGTATATGGGCCGGGGGTGTTGAAGGTGGCTCAGAGTGGTTTGAGACATGAGGCTTGAGGTTGGAACTGCCTGGATCCCCGGGCAAGCGGTGGCCAAGTGTGGCTGTATCTGAATTTGCCCCAATCCGGAGGGCTCATCTTCTTCAATGTTTAGTTCTTCCCTATAGACGCAGGGAGCAGCTCTCGTGGCCATCGGACGAGGTAGTGGGCTGCACTGTACGAATGTTGACATAACCCGTTGTTCAGCATCCTCATTGTCCTTCTCAAGTAGGTCTAGTAAGGACTCGGGTGCACTGACTTGCGCTGGCGGTTGGTGGACGATTACAGGTGCTACTTGGACACGTGGCAAAGGGGGCTGCGGTACCTGGGGGTAAGGGGCACTTGGTGCCTCGGCATGACCTTCCAGTTGCTGTGCAGGTGGTCTGTGGAGGACCACTGTGGGTACTTGGGGATGCGGTGAGGGTTGTGTTGTTTCTGGTGGAGTTGGGGCTACTGACTGCTCCGCCTGGCCCACCTTCCGCTTTTTGCATCGCTCCCGAAGTACATTAACTACACTTGGGTCAGACAAGACGGCCCTAAATCTTCTTCTTTGTTTAAGCGCCGCACTGATGGCAAAAACCTTTGGTCTACCGTGAATGTACGAAGGATCTGGAATTGTACGAGGCATGTCCGCTAGGGCCTTTGCGGCACTCTCTGGGTCACAATCACTCTCAGTGTTACTTTCATCGCTTCCATCTTCAACAATTATTGGATCATTTGGCAGTCTGACTGCATGGAGCTCCATAGCTAGTCCGCAGGCAAAGGCGATAGAGACATCTCTGGATGTTAAGGGGTTCTCATAAGGAACGTCAGGCGGATGCGGTTTCAGCCATGGCCTGGTAGGACGGCGTCTCCCAGTGCACTGAGTAAACCAGTAGTGTATGAGTCTGTGTTCTGGCTTACTTAACCAACCTACAAACTGCACAAAGGCAATTCTCTCTTCCCTAGACCATGGTGAAATCCATATTGGATAGAGTCTCCTTCCAGAACTCACTAAATCAAAGAATATGTGGTATCTGGTCGATGAATGGGACCTGGTATAATCTGCATATGAATAGGATGTAAAATGCTTCTGTAAACATTCTGACATTCTTGGCAGCATTACGGTACCAGCGCTGTAAGTCACTCGGTGGCGCTCGCCACCTTCACAACCTAAAGTGGCCGTCAGATGGACCCGGACTGTTGAATCGCCCCAAAGCTCAAAATTTTCTGTCACGAGGTGACTTGTACGAAATCCCATGTGCCAGGTTCTGTTGGGGGACACCATCTTCCACCGTCTTTGATTTGCTATGGGCAATGCTGGTTCTCGGACAGAGCGGCATCTATGACGCACGGTCATGCAGAGCCATATAAACTCTTCGGTTGTCAGATTTTCATCAAAGAACAAACCGGCTACATGCCGTGATGAGGGAAACTGAAACCAATAACAGCAAATTAATGCAGGCCAGATAGCCAATAGAAACTAGTGGACACGTATGTTCTGGGCGCCTCTTACCAACATGCTATCATAGGCGGCGTGGACTACTTGGATTATCGACGCCTGCACCGGTGTTACATTCACAAATGTTCGATACCGAGCTGACCAGAGAGCAGCGGCCTCCTGATAGCCGTGTGGGGGCGTTCTGGCCCGTTGGCTCACTTCTTCTTCCACGCCATCATCTGAATTCTCTTCCATGGGCTCGTGTTGCGACATTTGCTCGCTGGCAGTAGATGGTCCCGGGGACACAGTCTCACGTGGACTGGGATTAGCCCCGGGATCCCCCATATTACCTCTCTCTCCATCCTGTGGTGAATCGGGGTCTTCAGAATCCGGCGCCTCTGCGGCCCCGTCCCGCAATGCTCTGCCGAGCCAAGCTTTCTTCATTTTGGCGGGTTTAACTGTTTTGAGATAAGATATCTCAATAACCTACAAGCATAGGGCCTCTCCTCTGGACTAGGTTATGAAATAAAGTCAAAGACACAAAACATTTTGGAATTCAGCATCAGCAGATTTATTGCTTAGGAAATATCAGCAGGGTAGTGGGAAAACATGCTGCTCCTACACAGCCCTTATTCCTCATTATCAGGGGGATCCTCAAGATCAGGCAAATCTGCACCCTGACTGGAGTGAACCATAGCTGACACCAAAACCACACCACTATCCATGCCTGACACATTCTGGTCATCCTCCCCTTCCACAACAATCACCTCGGGGGTCCTAGGGATGGGCCTGCCATGGATTGACAAATCAATAGGTGCACATGAATCTGAAGCCTCGGAACCCTCGGCACTTCCAACATCCTCAATATCCACATCAAAGCTCGCCTGGTCAAGATTATATTGGGTAACGCCAAAAAACACAGGAGCCTGGGAGTCGGTGGGTTCCGGGGGCGGAAATTCCACACCAGACACCGGCACAAAGGCACCCATCTGGGAAGGGCTCTGACTAACAGGCGTTCTACGATAAGCTCCATGAAGCGTCTCTTGATCTGGTACAAAAACCCACCGGCCGGGCATGGGGGGTGGCTGGGGGGAGGCAGGAATCACAGGAGCCTGCTGACCAATGGGACGAGACACGGGGGCTAGCACATGTGGCAGCGGCACTGGTGGTACCGTCGGAGCCCGGGCCTGGCCCTGAACCTGGAAAGCCGAGGCACCCGTGGGCATCCGCACCCCAGATGCAGTTGGCAGCTGTCCGGTCGCCCGGAGCCGGGAAACCTGGCGTTCTAGCCATGTCTCCGTGTCGCTACCCCGGGGCGGTCTGCCAAGTGCACCGGAGCGCATCATAGCCAGGCACGCACGCACGGTTCTTGGGCTCTGCGAGCTAGATGGCCATTGTGTCAACCGTTCGGCACGCACCCTTAATCTGGGTGGTGGCCGAATGACAGGAGTGGTCTCGGCCTGCATGGCCGGGTAAAACAACGAAGCCTCGACAGCCCCCATAGGAATCTCAGGGGCCTGGCCAGGCACAGGAAGTGTATATGGGTATCTTTGGGGCCAGACTCTGGAGCTATACCCAGCAAAGGGATCCTGAGGGGGAACACAACGTACGGGAATGGGAACAACGGGTTGGACGGGTGTTGGGGCCCAGCTTGGGGCAGCGTATGACACTGACAATTGGACTGGTCTAGATGTTTCTGGGGCGGGGTCTGGAAGTAAGGTCAGGCTAGGAAACAGAGCAGGTATTGGGTCAGGAGCCCCTGTCGGAAAATCTGGCACGTGCGTAGCAGGGGCCGCTTTCGGAGCCTGTGATGGTGCTACCTCCCAGGGCCTAACAAAAGGCCCAGTGGGTGCCGGGGCCGGTGTCGGCACCGGTTCCGGACTCTGTATGGGCCCAGGTTCCGGACTCTGTACCGGCCCGGGCTCCAAATCCTGTGCTGCCCTGGGGCTTAGGATCTCAACACCTGATGCTAACGGGGGTGGAGACACATGGGGTGCCTGGGATGTCTGCTGTGCTTCATGGGCTGTTTGGCTGGGGGGACCCTGAACTCCCTTAAATTGCTCACGGAACATCCCCGCTAGTATGTGGAGGTCTCTAGTGGTGAGTGGGGGGTCTGGTGCACACTCTCTCCTACGTCTTGGCACCCCGGAGGCCTGCTCACGGGGTCCCTCCAGGGCCTTTCTGGCCCTGAGCGTAAGTCCCCCTGTTCTCTCAAGAATTAGCCTGTGTATGCGTGTTAGAAATTGAGGGGGACGTCCATCTTTTCCCTTGGGTTCTTCCCGAGACACAATACGAGGAATTTCATCCTCATCATCACTCTCCATGTCCTCAGCTTCTTGCTGCGTTTCACCTGTAGCATCTTCGTCGGGCTCCTCCGCGGGACCAAGACCGCTTAAACCTAACACACGCCCCCTTATTAAGGCGGATGTCCACCCCTGTTCCAGTGCTCTCTCGGGGTTTTCACTCAGCCATGGTGTTTCTATGTTGGAGGTGTGAAGGCCTTCCTGAATGAGCCGCTTTAGGTAGATGTTATCCGTCTGCTGTAAAAAGCCTAGGAACTGCATAAATGGCACGCGTTGCTCGGGCAACAACACGTTTTCCCAGATGAATTTCAGGCAGCGGAAAATGCACAGATAGCCAAAGAAAGGACGATAGATACGAGCACAGAGATCCACTAGTTCACCAACACACCGTTGTGTGGTTAGCCACACCATATCATAATTGCTTGCCCGCACCGGTTTGAAGGTGCCCGCTGAGAAGGACACGTTACACCTCTTGCCTTCTTCACATGCGAATGTTACACAAAGATCAATTCTTATAGGGCGCCTCTCATCATCCGAATAGCTGTACATCCAGCCGCTATACTTCCGGTAACCCATTCTCCACCGCGAGGCCGTGGTGGTCAGTTTCCAGGAGATCTGAGATTTAATCGTAGCTTGGATCTCCCGACGATCTCTAATGGCCTGTCGGACAGCCATGGCATAGGCCAGGAACGTCTGGGTGGTCAGAATACGGGATCCAAAAAACAGGTATATGCCTCGCGTGTCGGGATGCTGAAATCAATGGCAACAAATCACACGCGTGCCTTGTGGAGTGATGGGTGAAAACACGCATCACGCAACAGGGCGGTGGTTGCTCACCAAAGATGTGGCACCGAAAGCATGAAGGAGCCTTGCTAAACTTTGAGGATGTTGCCCGCCAAATTCTTCTAGCGCCCCAAGCTCCACCTGGGGGGGACCGGCTGGCTGGCTTGGTGCTGTGCCACTGGCGTCATCGTTCCTTCTCCTTTTTCTCTTCTTCCCCTTCTGTGGTGGTGGTGGTGGTTCTTGTAACCTCTCTCCCTCCTCGCCTGAGCTACTTTCAGAATCAGGTATGACGACAACGTTCTCGTCCACACCTGGCGTCTGTTCTCGGACACCGGAGGTGGATGGAACCTCCTCTTCTTCCATGTTGTCATCCGGTGCCAATGGGCCCGGCATTTCTTCCTCCATTTTTGTCTGCAACAAAAGCATGACTCACCAACACCGCACCCCTTTGGTACCTATTAAAGAAGGGGCTGTTTGCGAATCTGCACTGAAACAATGGAAGCGGCCTTTCTGTTATGTCACTACACCCTCCAGAGCGTTTTCCACTTTGCTGGTGAAGATCCTGGATTTTTCAATATAGAGATGCTGCAGTTCCCCTTTTATCCCAATTGTGAGGTCTGCACAGCCGACGTAAACATCTCTATCGTCTTCAAGGTTGGTGAAGCCAACAGGCATCTGGATCTCAATTTTGGACCCATCACCCCTACTACCCAAAACATTTACCAACCACTCGATGCCAGTGGTGGCATCGAAAATGTTACTAGTCTCTTCTTCCTCGAGTTACTCGGCGCTCGAACAATGGCTTTGACAATGCGCTCCATCATATTTCCAATTAATGTCAGTATGGATGAGGAGCACATTAGCATGGAAGCTATATACGTCTACTTCCTTGATGTTTTTAACATTTTGTGGTGCCAGCATGTTCAAATGAAAGAACCCGTCTATCTTATACCAAAGAAGATGCCCCCTGTTGTGTGGGACCACTGTAATTCTACCAATATAACGGCTGTGGTAAGGGCACAGGGAATGGATATATCAGTTCCTATAAGCTTGCCAACAATGCCTATGGCGACCAAATTTTCTCTACATTTGGAAATGACAAGCGAAGGGATTGACATGCTGTGCCGGAATGAGGGGGACGTAATCTCGCCAGTTTTGCCAGGAAACAACAACTTTGCAATTAAATGCGACGGAGACAAGCCTCATTTTGCGAGTGCTGGTGTCCTAGCCCCAGCAAGCCCCAGCACCACGCCTGCGCCCATTGGTGGCTACATATACAACCTGAGTTTAATGCCACGACCCGTGCCACGTTTTCTTGGCAATGCAAGTACACTCTATATTATGTACAGCGAGGATCCGGACTCTGAGCATGGGGACTTCTGCCTTAAGGCGCCAATTATGTTCTCTGACAAACTGCCCACCGCTCAGGACATGCCCGCGCCAACCGAAGCGGTGATGTACACTGGACAAAATGCCACATATCAACTTCAGCCGGCACCATCGGAGAACAACACTGCACCAAATGTCACGGTGACTGCCTTCTGGGCCTGGGCAAATGACACGTCTAAGGACTTCAAGTGCAAATGGATGCTACACACAAACAACCAGCAGCCAGAAGGCTGCGAAAGAATGACCGGCCATTTTTTGTCTAATCGAACATTTGAACTCACTGTAGAGGTGGACAACATAACCTCTAAAACGCTCATTATTTCACGTGCAGCCACAAATGTCACCGCCGTTGCCTACCAGGTCACTTTTACAAAGGCGCCTGATCCGGTAACTTCTGCCCCAACCAAACGACCCGAAGACACCACATTGACCACGCCCACTGGTATGACATCCCCTAATGCCACCAGCCCCACCTCAGCGTCCACCACCCCTAATGCCACCAGCCCCACCTCAGCGTCCACCACCCCTAATGCCACCAGCCCCACCTCAGCGTCCACCACCCCTAATGCCACCAGCCCCACCTCAGTGGCCCCAGGATCCACATCAGTGGCAACCAGTCCCTCATCTGTAGCCACAAGCCCTAACGCCACCGGCTCCTCCTCAGCGGTGACCAGCCCTAGTCCAGCATCCATTAGTCCCACGCCAGAAGCTACTGGACCCCCATCAGTCATAACAAATGCAACTCATCCATCGTCTTTAGGAAGTAGCTCCAGTCCTGGCTCAACAAGCCCGCCGAGAACCAGTTCTACACCAAGGGTCAATTCAACCTCAGTCACCCCACCGCTCACATCTACTCATGAAACAGGCAGCAAAAATATAACAGAGACTGCACCAGAAACTCCCAACACGAATCATGTGTCCACCGGTGTTCCAACGCCTCCCCCACGCACCACCGGCCAAACGACAGGCCCTGGAAACAGTTCCACATCCCCAGAGCCGGGGTCAACTAAGGTCACCACCATCCCACCTGCCCAAAATGCAACGTCGCCCTCGGCCACCAGCAGCCAGAAGACGACGGTTCCCACTGGCACCCCAGCAGGTGGAAAGGCCAATGTTACCACAGAACCTGGGAGCGGAGGAAGCACAAAACTGCCCACGGATGGTGGAAACGCAACCACGCCAACATCCAATGCAACCACCCCTCTACCTCCCACCACTTCTAGCACGCTACGGCCCCGCTGGACTTCTACTGGCCCACCGGCTACCACCACCCAAGCCACAGTGCCGGTCCCACCTACAGTCAAGCCCGAGGGCTCCAATCTCTCCATGCTAGTACTGCAATGGGCCTCTCTGGGTGTGCTGACTCTTCTGCTGTTACTGGTCATATCGGACTGTGCCTTCCGGCGCAGCTCATCCAGGATCCATACCTACACCCACCCCCCATATGATGATGACTTAGAAACCGCTGTATAAAGTCAATAAAGTTTTATTAATCAGAAATTTGCACTTTCTTGACTTCGCGTCCTCGGGATCGGGAGCGGGCACGTCGGGAGGCGGTGGGGTCCGCGGCTTCTCGTGGGCGTGTTCCCTCACCCGAGGCCGCTTGGCCCTTGGCCCCAGACATAGAGACTTGAAGGCGAATGGTCAGATTTTTCAGAATGTCTTCCATCTCCTGGCGGGTATTCACGCCGTCCACGGCCTTCCGCACCTTGTCTTCGATCTTTTGCATCGCCAGTGACACCAGGCGGCCCGTGGCCTGAGTGATCATCACCTCCCTCTGGCGGGGTGTGAGAGGCTCTGGTGGGGGCACGGGTGCAGAAGCAGCAGAGGCTGTGGAGGCACAGGCTCCCCCCCTGCGCACCTGCTGTTTCAGAGCCTTATTCTCAGACTCGAGATGAGCCAGCCGGGCGGCCATGTCCTCCACGCTCATTTCAGCCGTCCCCTTGCCAGAAGGCACTCTTGTCTTGCGAGGGGCCGACATGCTATCGGTTTAACGAGCAAAGAAGAAGTACAGGCGGCCGAGATTGCGAGCCCTTTTAAATATCCCCCGTCTAATCAGTCAGCAGCGTATTCACAAACTTGTTAAAGCAGACGTACATCAGGTAGATTGCGGAGGCCACGATGACTAAGACCAGCGTCAGAAGCGCCCAGATGGACGCGAAGCTGGTCAGGGAGGGAGAGAACGTGTCCGCGTTGCACTGGTAGGAGTAGAAGCGCTCGCGGACCTCGGCGCCCGGCGCTGCGGGGGTGGGTGTAGGACCGGCCTCGCCGGCCGCCAGCGCCCCGGCCAGGAGCCAGGCGAAGGCGGCGAAGATCAGTGGCACAGCCTTAGCAAACGGGTTCCCTCGGTCCTTCCCCATTTCTCAGTGCAGACAGCCGGGTCTGAGGCTCTTATATATAGCACAGCCATCCCTCTCTGTTTAGCTCATCACCATGGAGGCCTGTCCACGTATACGCTACGCCTTCCAGAATGACAAGCTCCTCTTCCAGCAGGCCAGCGCGGGGCGGCTCACACTGGTCAACAAAACCACCATCCTGCTGCGCCCGATGAGGACCACGGCCGTGGACCTGGGCCTCTACGCCCGACCGCCCGAGGGCCACGGGCTCATGCTGTGGGGCAGCACTTCGCGGCCCATCACGTCCCACGTGGGCATCATCGATCCCGGCTACACGGGGGAACTCAGGCTCATCCTCCAGAACCAGCGCCGCTACAACTCCACGCTGCGCCCCTCGGAGCTGAAGATCCACCTGGCAGCCTTCAGATACGCCACCCCCCAGCTGGAGGAGGACCGCGGGCCCATCAGCCGCCCCCAGTACCCCGGGGACGTGGGCCTGGACGTCTCGCTGCCCCAGGACCTGGCCATCTTCCCCCACCAGACGGTCTCCGTGACCCTGTCCATGCCCCCGCCTCCCATTCATCACCACAGGCCGACAATCTTTGGCAGGTCGGGCCTGGCCATGCAGGGCATCCTGGTTAAGCCGGGCCGGTGGCGCAGGGGCGGGGTCAGCGTCAGCCTGACCAACTTTGGCGAGCAGACCGTGTTCCTCAACAAGTACCGGCGCTTCTGCCAGCTCGTCTACCTCCACAAACACCACCTGACCTCCTTCTATAGCCCCCACAGCGACGCGAGCGTCCTGGGCCCCAGAACCCTCTTTAGGTGGGCCGGCTGCGTCTTCGAGGAGGACCCGGATCTGGCTCTGGGGGGAAATGGGCTACGGGCGGCGTTAGAGGGAGGGCGAGAGCAGCGGGGGTTCGGCTCCTCGGGACAATGACACCCTCGTATCCCTTGTTTCAACAATAAAATGTTTATTAGGTGTTGCATTTGGTGGCTACGTTAACGAGAGGGCTCGACGACGAGTTCGGCGGGGCCCGAGCGCTCGGGCTGCCGCACCACGGGTGGCGGGGAGAGGACAGGGGCGGGGATCTCAGACTCATGGGTGGGGTTCAAAAATGCGCCGGTGGCCGCGGGGGCGGTGACCGATGAGACAACGGCGGAGATCTCCTGGGCCCAGGCCCCGGTCTCATCCATCTTGAGCGCGGTGGCCACCTTCTCCATCTCCATCAGGGCCAGGCTGTCGCCCGCCTGCTTGTCCAGCAGCGCCTTGAGCCCGTTCTCGTCCATCTCGATGCCGCTCACGGCCAGAGAGATCATGGTGTTCCAGATGACAGAGCGCACCGCCTGAAGCTTGGCCACCTGGGCTTCCACCACCCCGCGACAGCTCTCGGGGACGCGGACGGCGTCAAAGCGCTTCAGGTGATCCGTGATGCTATTGGCTTGAACGGCGAGCAGATAAACCTGTCTCAGCGAGCCCATCGTCTGCTCATTTCTCAGCAGATCGCCCACCTGCACGCCCGGGGGCAGGCCCAGATCGATCTCGGCTCGCCAGCGGTCCGGGCACTCAAAGGTCTCCGGGTCCTCGGGGAGCTGGTGGTATCTGTCCCTGGGCCGGCCAAAGAGCCATAGCCCGCAGCAGGTCCAGTCGGGGAGGTAGAAGGCCATTGTTCTGTTTACCCCCCATAGGCGCGCTCCCCGTCTTAAATAATGTCCACCCCCATCGTCATCAAGGCCCTGGTTGCCACCAACACTGACACGGCGGAGGCCGTCCTGGACGCCATCCTCTCGCGGCCCGAGGAGGGCTTCCGCCTGTTTTGTTTATGTCACAACGCCCCGCCCCTCCACCGCGTGGTGGGATCTTTCGTGGAACTGCAGCTTCACCTCCCCAAGAAGCGCCTGACCTCCCGGAGCCGCTGCGCCCGGGTCCTGACGCTGCGCCTGCCCGGGGAGGAGGCGGCCCCTTTCTTGCGTGGTGTGGCGCCGCTCACCGCGGACCGCCTGGCCGCCCACCTGGATCGCGTGGGGGCCCTGCGCTCGCTCGCGCCGCTCGTGGAGCTGCTCACGCTGAGCGCCAAGAAGCAGCCGCAGGGGGACGCCAGGGGCCGCGTGGCGTGGCTGCGCCCCAAGATCGTGGGCTGCCTGCGCCGCATCTACCGGGTCAACGTCTCCGCCCGGTGGTTCCTGAGCACCTTCGGCTCCCACGAGGCCCAGTTCGTGCTGGTCTCGGCCGCTTACTATTTTTGGGGCATTCCTTGCACGATCGAGACGCTGACGCACCTCACGGAGCTGTTCACCTCCGAGGCCGGGCAGAGCCTGGCCGCCGTCACGTCCCTGGCCGAGCTGGGGGAGGTCTTTGGCTCCTCCGCCTGGGCGGAGCGGACCGAGGCATTTGCCCGCTTCGCGCGCGAGAAGCTGCGGCGGGACTCGCGCGAGATCCGTGCAGTGGCTAGGACGATAGATGCCTACAGGGGGCGCCTTCCACTGGCCTCGGCCGACCTTGTGCGCTACGTCTATCTGGCCCACGCGCAGTGCTTCAACGAGGCGACCTTCAAGCGATACTCTCGGATAACGAGCGTGGGGGAGATAGGGCACCTGCCAACGGGGGGCGTCGTACTCCCCTCGCTCCTGGACCGGGGCTTCGCGGAGCACATGCGCACCTACTTCACCCGCGAGACTTACCTGTCCGAGCACGTGCGCGTCCAGAAGCTGGACATCCGCACCGAACCCCCCTCCCCCTACTCGTGGGACCCAGACCCCGAGGACGGGCTCGCCCGGGCCTGGGCCGGGCTCAGCGCGGACGTAGCCCGGGAGCTGGCAGAGCTCGCGAGCTGGCACGCGGGGGAGGGGCCCTCCTACCCCCCCAGCCTCCGGGGCTTCCTGTGCCTGGCCGGCCAGGCGACGGGCCACAACCAGTGGAATCCTAAGGAGCAGTTCCTCCCGGACGCTGCGCTCAGGAGCGGCCAGCGTCTCCCTGTCTTCCTCTGCCATTTCGCGGACAGGCGATATTTTGTGATGGCGGCCGCCGACCCCTTCTCGGCCCGCCTGGCCGAGGTGGTCTCCGTCCCGGCCGACTGCCGGCTCCCGGACACGCGGCTCACCCGGGCCATCTCCTACACCCCATCGTACTTTTCCCAGAACAGCCTGGGAGAGCAGCTCTTTGTCTCCCGGCACGAGTACTTCAATCCCGGGCTCCCAGTCTGCAACCTAGTCCTGGACCTGGATCTCAAGATCCGGGGGGCGCCCTGGACGCTGGAGGAGATCTATGACCTCTGCCTGACGGTGAGGCGTGAGTTACTCCGCCTCATGCGCCGCCTGGGCCCGGTGTCCAGGTCCCACCCCGTCTATTTTTTCAAGTCGGCCTGCCCGCCCCCCGACTCGGAGAACATGGAAGACGTGCTCCCCTTCTGCATCTGCACGGGGAAGCTGGGCTTCCGGGTCATCACCCCCCTACCCAGGGGCCATGCTATCGTGGGAACGAGCGCAGTGCAGGGGTTCGTCTGCGTGCTTCAGAAACTCATGGGTCTCACGGCCTGCCTGCGCCGCCTGCGCCACAAGATCAAAGACATCGGGGCCCCCCTGTTTGACGGCGGCGTGTATCACGCCGGCCGGTGCATCCGGCTGCCGCATACCTACAAGGTGGACAGGGGCGGCGCCCTCGGCAGGCAGCTGCGGCTCTTTGTCTGTCACCCGGAAGAGGAGGACAAGCGCAGCTATGTGGAGAACGCCCTCAACATTCAAAACCTGCTGCATCACTCCCTGCACGTGGGCTGGCCAGCTCCCAAAACCTTCTGCTACCACGTCTCCGATGATGGCCGCGACTATCTGATCAGGAGGACCCGCGAGACCCTGCCCCCCACCGTGGAGAATGCCTGCGCCGCGATAGAGGGGCAGCTGGGCCTGGATCTCGTCGCCTGGGTCAGCTCCTGCGTCTGGCCCTCGGTCATGAGCACCCTGGCAACAGCTGTGCCTGAGGACAAATTCCCCCAGTTCCTCCATGTCACGTTTGAGCAAACGGGGCCAAATTTAGTTCAGGTGTGCCACGGCCGGGGCAGGAACTTTGCGTGCCTGAGGCATAACCACAGGAGCAGCTCCAAGAATGTGAGGGTGTTTCTGGTCCTGTATTACACGCCCCAGGCCATCACGGTCACCTTTATGAGTCAGTGCTTCGCTGGCCGCTGTGGGGCCAATCAACCGACCGCCCATTTCTCCATCAGCGTGCCCACCCACAGAATGATAAATAGGGCTGAGTCCGGTTGGGACGGCACCACATCACCACTGGCCCAACAGAGACACAGACAAGATGATTCCCTCACAGAATCTCTCCCAGACTAGCAGCGAGGCCTCCTCTAACGAGACCGCCGCAGGTAAGAGGCCGCACCGGCCAGTGACCGGGGCCCGGGAGCCGGGGGTGCCCGGTGCCTGAGACAGGTGCTCAAAGCCGTCTCCCTTTTTCTCTCTCCCACCAGAGAGCCGCATCCTGGAACTCGAAGAGGTCTCCGACGCCGCGACAGACTGCGAAATGGACCCTATGGAGGAGGGTGAGGCAGACTCCACCGACGGGGAGATTTCTTCCTCAGAGGAAGAGGAGGATGAAGACCCCACACCAACCAGCCCCGCGCCAGCCAGCTCAGCACCCGCACAGCCCGCCAGCGTGGTCGTGCCCACTTCCTCTGTATCATTTGTAATTCCCAGGAAAAAGTGGGACCTACAGAACAAGACAGTCACGCTACATCGCTCCCCCCTCTGCAGAGACGATGAGGATGGGGAGGAGGCCGGACCCTCACCGTATTCGAGAGGCCGCAAGAGGCAGCGCAGCCACGTCCACAGCCGCACAGATGAAAGCTATGGCAAGCGCCGGCGCCGTTCGCGAGAAGCGAGGTCACCCGGGGCCACCCGGGCTCCCAGAGCCCCCAGAGCGCCTAGGGCTCCCAGAGCCCCCAGAGCGCCTAGGGCTCCCAGAGCCCCCAGAGCTCCAAGAGCACCGAGGACACCCAGGGCTCCCAGACGCGATAGAACACCCAGAGGCCCACGGCCCGCATCCGGAGGCGCTGCCAAGAGCGCAAAGAAGCCGGCGAGGCAAGATAGCGGCCAGCGCCCCCTTCCCAACAAACCGTGGTTTGATGTGAACTTGGTGAAGCCCCTTGACAAAATCACATTTGTCACCATGCCCGGCCCGCTGGCTTCGCTGACACTAGAGCCCATCCAAGACCCCTTTCTTCAGTCTATGCTGGCCGTGGCTGCCCACCCGGACATTGGAGCCTGGCAGAAGGTGCAGCCCAAACACGAGCTGCGCAGGAGCTACAGAACACTACGCGAGTTCTTCACCAAGTCCACGAACAAGGACACCTGGCTGGACGCTCGCATGCAGGCCATCCAGAATGCAGGGCTCTGCACCCTGGTGGCCATGCTGGAGGAGACAATCTTTTGGCTACAAGAGACCACCTACCACGGCGACGTGCCCCTGGCCCCGGCGGAAGACATCCTCCTGGCCTGCGCCATGAATCTCAGCAAGGTCATCCTGACAAAACTCAAGGAGCTGGCCCCCTGCTTCCTGCCCAACACCCGAGACTACAACTTTGTGAAGCAGCTCTTCTACATCACCTGTGCCACGGTCCGGCACAACAAGGTGGTGGAGACCCTAAGCGGCACGTACGTGAAACAGCCCCTCTGTCTCCTGGCAGCGTACGCCGCCGTGGCCCCGGCCTACATCAACGCTCACTGCAGACGGAGATACGAGGAAGTTGAGTTCCTGGGCCACTACATCAAGAATTACAACCCCGGCACATTGAGCTCCCTCCTGACGGAGGCAGTGGAGACTCACACCCGCGATTGCCGCAGCGCCTGCTGCAGCCGGCTGGTCAGGGCCGTCCTCTCCCCGGGCACGGGATCCCTGGGGCTGTTTTTCGTTCCTGGATTGAATCAATAAATGGTTAAACTTAATTCACTTCTCCTGTGTAACCTTACTGTCATGCTATGGGTATAACAAGAGAAGAAAGGGGGGAGTCAAGCGAGAATTCAGCAACACCGGCATAGCCCGGGTCCCATGGGTCTTGGAAGCCGGCTGAGAAAGGGGGCATGGCCAGGGTGCTCTGGGACTGGGAAAGGCAGCGGCAACACAGCCGGCTGTGTGTGCTTTCCGGAGAGGGGCTAGAATTTAACCCCAGTAGTCACAAGGGTGCCTTGTGGACAAGACAATGGACAGGTGTTTGTGGAAATGCTGGGACTGGCACCACGCGTGGTGAGTGTCAGCCAATAGAGAATATGGAGGCCGGGGAGTGGGTGGGCCTGGGAAGGGACCTTCACCCGGACAAGCAGAATAGTGTTTACCTCGGCAAGTGGGGGAACAACATTCACCTTGGTGTGGTGTGAATAAATCTGAGGCGCATGTTACCAGAATATCCCCAACTGTGTGCAGGAAAGCCCACCTAGTTCCCCATCACCCCCAGGTGCCCCTCCCCACCCGTTAACCCGAGATAATTAGGGGAAGGTCAGAACACCCGAGCCCCCAAGTACACTCAGAGACAGGACATCAGTTGCTACGATTTAATGAATGTCACCAACAGATATTCACAGAGTGTGAAGACAAAACAGCACATGTACACCACACGGAGATGGACCAGGGGCCCGTTCACAAACTTCTTCAGCTTGTGGCGCATGGCCGCGCTGAGAGCCGCCACTGCGCTAAAGTAGTAGACAAATACAGAGATAAACAGCACACTCGTGCCCAGGGGTCCCAGGGCTTCGTGGAAGAAATACACCGCCACGGCGGTCAGAATGCAGAGGGTGGCCATGGCGCACACGGTGATGATGGAATGGCCCAGGTAGAGCCCCCCGGAGGCCATTGCCCCATACAGAAACAGGGTCAGGTATCTAGAGATGCCAAAGAACACCCCCGCGTGTAGATGCAACACAATCATCACGCAGACCACGAGAATGGTCGAGGCGGAGACGGCCAGCAGGTCCCAGGGGCACCTGCGCAGGGTCTCCTTCAGCGAGGCCACCGCATGTTCCCCACGAGAACAGAAGATGCTGCGTCTCCGCTCCAGGCCGGTGGTGTAAATCAGGTTATGTCGGGCGCCCGCCAGACTCCCGGAGCCCAGGGCCAGAAAGATGAAAAAGGGGGACATGAAAACAGCCGAGACCTCCAGGGCCCTGGAGACCATAGACAGGGCAAAGACGGTGCACGCAGAGAGAAGCCCCAGTTCAAAGAACCTCTGGTGTATAGCCGGACAGAGATAAACAATCTCGATGGCCAGCCTGGGCCACAGGCACAGGAGAGGCAGGTTGACCAAAAACAGACAGGGGGCAGACACCCACACACTGGTAGAGTAGACCCTGAGGGCGAAGAAGAGCACGGCACTGGAGATATTCAGCAAGATGGCCGGCTTGACCGCGCGCACCGCGCGCTTGGCGGGTACCAGAGTCCAGAGGACGGACAGTAAGCAGGCCGCCGGAAAGCCCAGCCTGTACACGTGCGTCTGCCACGGGGAGAAGATCTCCAGCGAGAGCAGGTTGGCAAAGACAAAGCACCAGACGAAGGGGGTGCTGGCCAGGAGACCGAGACAGAACACGCAGCCCCCCAGGGCCAGGTGCTGCTGGCACGAGAACATGGCGTTAGATGAGAGGGTTGAAGGCCTGCTTCACTTTCTTGGGATGTTTCTGCTTCTGTCTGGCCTCCGACGAGGTCCTCTTCCTCGCGAGCTGAACGGCCAGGGGCCTCTCCGGCGCGGCGTTGGAGTGGCTGGACTTGGCCGGTGGTGGCGGCGTCTCTGGCCTCACGGGGCTCTCCCAGGTAGGGGTCCGCGGAGGCGGCGGTGGGGAAGGAGATGGACTGACCGTGTGTCTGGGCCGTTGATGGAGTTCTGCGCCCAGAGGCTGCGGCGCGGGGCTTTTAGCTTCTGGCTCCGTGGGCGTGCTGGTGTCCGCCTCCTCGGAGTCGTGGTTAAATAAAATAACACTGAGCTCCAATGGCAGGTCTCCCGCCGAGGCGAGCAGGCCGGCCGCCACGGCTATGATGCCGGACCGGTAAAACCTCAAGATGGGAACGCTGACGGCCGGAATGCGGCAGAGGCCGAGCGCCGCGGCCAGCGAGTCAGCGGCGACCGAGCAGGTGACGTGGGCCTCAACGGCCCCCGTGTCCTGAGCCTTGATCACCGGCCCCGTGAAGGCCTCGGAGGGACCCACGCTCAGGGGCTTGTAGTCCAGGGTGAGGCACGCCTCCCCGGACGTGTAGGTAGTCACGTAGAGATCCGGATTGAGCGTCACCTTTACCCCGCCCGTGCCGTGCCGGCGCGCCCACTTCTGTAACGAGGCCGCCGTCTTGGGCATCAGCAGCACCTGCCCAATCAGATGCTCGTTCCTTAACCGGTCCGTGGCCGGGGGCATGTAGGGCATCAGAGCGCAGGTGTGGTGGCTCTTGGATACGTTGTCATCATAGTCCATGGTGAGCTTGACAAATTCTGGCCGCAGGCCCCCTTGTGACCGCTTGTAAAATTGCAGGGAAGCCTGCTGCACGGCCGAGCCAAACAGCTCCTTGCCTAGGACACAGGTGCGCCCGTAGGCCAGGTTTCTGAATGACAGGGCGGCGGGGGCCTCCTCGGAGCCCTGGTGATCCTGCCACTCGGCCACGGCGTCGGGAGAGACCTCAAAGCTGATCAGCCCGGCCGTGCCGGCGTTGGCCACCGCAGCCAGCCTGGGGAACCCCCCATAGCTCACAGACAGCAGGTTGACCTGCAGCACTCCTCCCTTGAGATGAGTCTGGGCATGGTCGTAGCACTTGGACAGGACGGCCAGGGCCTTGGTCTTGAAGCGGAGAGTCTGTGTGGTTTCCATGTTCACAAGCAGAAGCAGAAGCCGACGTACCAGAGCAGAGGCAGGCAGGAGAATTTATGCCCAGAGACCTGAGCAAGGAGCCAGGGCCTGACTCAAAGATCATCTACCACCAGCATGGTGTAATCTGCACTCTCTTGCTCAAAGAAATTTGTCTGCTTGATGCTAGTCATGTAGGTGAGCGGGCAGTCCCTGGGGGGTGGTGTGCCATAGAGGGGAGGGAGACCAATATCGCCCAGTATGCGATCGGCCGTGGCCTCCAGAAACTGCCTGATGGCTTGCACATCCACCAAGGTGACTCCCCACCCCCGAGCCTCGATGAAAGCAGTCTCTACCTCCACCGCGGTGCGAAACAGCTCCTGAATCCACTGGGGCCCGGGCCGGTCTGCAGGGGCTGTCATGCTATTGTATAACAGGGAAGCAGCGCGGGTGTGCAGCAGCTCGTCCCTGCTTATGTAGTTGTTGGCCAGGCAGACGCCGGGCATTAGGCCCCGCACGCGCAGCAGGGCTATGCTGTAGAAGGAGCTGATGAAGAAGATGCCCTCAATCAGCAGGAATACCAAAATCTTCTCCGGCAGGGTGACGGCGGCCGCCACCTTGTCACGGAGCCAGGAGATCTTGGCCTGCAGGGCCCCGTCTGCCATGATGGCCTCGGCGTAGGCGTTCATCGCCGCCCTGTCCCCATCAAACAGCATGTTCAGAATGTTAGCGTACGTCTCCCCATGAACGTTCTCCATAGCCTTCTGCTCCGTGTAGTAGTGATCTATGTCGTGGCTCTCAAAGCTGGTGACCAGTTCATCAATGTTAAAGTTCACCAGCTTCTCGGCCATGGCCAGGAAGGTGAAGAGGAACTTGTAAAACTCCAAATCCCTCTCATTGAGCAGCTTTAGGCACCCGCAGTCCTTGGTGAGGACAATGTGAGCCGCAAACCAGCGGTTGCGGTGGGTCTCGACGGTGAGGCAGGCAAAGCCCTCATGATCACGCACGTACAACAACTTGGACATGGCAATAAACGTTTATTGACAAGATTCACAGGCAGTTTCTCCATCAATCTCCAACAGATCATCGTCTGAAAAGAGCTGGCGGTACTTATAGCACACTTCTAATCCCCCTGACACACACCCCCCACCCGGTCCCTCCCCCGGGCCCTTGCACAGAACGCCAACCGGCCCGGCGATCGCCCGCAGCTCCACGGGACGAGGCGGCGCCCGCTCGGGGGGACACTGCGTCTCGGGCTCGGGTGCAGGCGGGGGCGGGGCCGCATTGGCCTTGCACTCCATGACCCCCAGGTCGGCTGACTTCTCAATGCGACAATAGTACATGATGGTCTTCAGCCCCAGCTCGTAGCCGCGCACCAGCAGGTTGGCCAGCGTGCTGGCCCGCGTGGCGTGCTCCTCACGCAAAAACAGGCTGTGTGATTGACTCTGATCCACAAAGGGGGCCCGGTCCCGCGACATCTGCATCAGGTCTTCCTGGTTGTAATCAAAGGCCGTCTGGAAGCGCAGGTAGCGCCGCTTCAGGCGCTCGGGGAGGCGGGAGACGCGCCCCCCGACCAGATTCACCGCTTCCATGTCATCCATACGCACGTGACGCCAAAAGGCCCGGTTTGGCCTGAGCGCCTCCTCCTTGTTGGTGACCTTGGTGGACGCATTGGCGTAAAATGGGTAGAAGGCGTCCGAGCAGCCTGTCAGCTGGGCACAGCCCGAGGTGGGCATCAGGGCGATAAACTGGGAATTGAAGAGCCCGTCCCTCACGATGCGCTCAGAGAGGCGGGCCCACATATCCTTGGGGATAGAGAGCCCGGTTCCGGCCCAGTCGTGCCAGTGAAACCACCCCCCGGCATACTTGCTCCTCTTGAACCCGGGAAAAGTTTTCCTGGTGTGAAGCCCAATCAGATTACTGGTGCAGAGGGCCGTAAAGTACATATGTTCGAATATTTCCTTGTTTAACGAGCGAGAGGAAGGGTCAGTGTACTGCCAGCCCAGGTCCGCAAAGACGTCGGCCAGGCCCTGCACACCCAGGCCCATGGAGGCCATGTCCCGGGAGTCGTAGGTGGGGGAGCCCTGCAGGATGGAGCAGGCCACCACAAAGGTGGCGCACTGGGTGGCGTCCCTGAGCCGGGCCAGCGAGAATCCGTCCCCGATGGCCCCCTCCCCGGGCATGGTGACGGAGAGGCGGGGGAGGCCCAGCAAGAGCTCGTCGCCCTGCGTGTCGGCCCGCTGCGCCCTTACCGCCAGCGGCGCGTTCACCAGGCAGCGCGGGAGGCAGATGTTGGCCAGGTTGCAGGTGGCCACCGTCTCCCTCGATGGCTGCAGCACCTCGGCGCACAGATTGGCCGAGTTCATGGCCTCGCCCTGCAGGTCGCGCCAAAAGTGGGCGTTGCAGGCCTCCTTCAGCAGGATGAAGGGGCTGCCGGCCTTGACGGCGCAGTTGACGATGGAGAACATCAGGGACTTGATGGAGACCCGCCCGCAAAACTTGCCCTCCGTCACCAACCGATAGTACTCCCGCTCAAACTCCTCCCCGTAGAGCTTCTCCAGGTTCCCGGCGTTCTGGGGCTCAAACAGGTACCAGTCCGACCAGGGCTCGTCCCGGAACAGCTTAAAGAAGAGCTCGGGGACAAAGAGCCCCGTGAAGACGCCCGGGCACCTCTCGTGGTTCTCAGGGACCTTCGTCTCCAGAAACTTAAAAATCTGGCTGTGCCATGGCTCCATGTAGGCCGCCACGCTGACCGGTCGCTTGCAGAGATAGTTGTGGTACTCGACGTGGCTGTTGATCATCCTCATCAGGAGGCTGATGTGCTTGCCGTCCTTGCCATACTCCGTGACCCCCAGACCCATCCCGGCGCGCTCATAGAGATAGCGGTCCAAGGGCCGGTGGAGGGCCTGGGTCACCTCGAACTCGGAGCTCAGACCCGGGGTGGTGAGGATGCAGCTGGCCAGGGTGGAGTTTTCCACCCCGGCGAAGCGCATGAAGGGCGTGGAGCAGCAGACCGTCTGGGAGGTCAGGTGCTCAAAATAGTAATCGAACACCTCCATGTCGGTCTCGATCTCGGGCCTGACCCGCAGCAGGGCGTCCCTGAGGCCAGTATACAGGCAGGTGGTCGAGGCGCAGAAGCCGGCCAGGCGCATGTAAAAATGAGGCACGCTCTCCTGCCTCCCGTTGCGCCCCACGTACAGATAGGTGTCGTAGTAGCGCAGGGCCGACAGGTAGCCGGCGGAGACGATGCGCTCGTAGGCCGGGCTCTGCGAGAAGGCCGAGACCCGGGCCTCCAGCTCATCCTGGTGAGCCTGGAAGAACTCCTCATCGTAGAACTTGTCCGAGAAGACCTCCATGTACTCGGCCACCGTGCGCGTGACGGACTCGGCCTTAAGGCGGTGGAGCAGACGCCCGGCCAGGACGTCGGCCTCGGGGTCCACGTTGGCCTTGACCTTCAACTCATCAATCAATTTGGCGAGGAGCTCGCGCTCCCCGGGGGATGCCATGTCGCCGCTGGCGGGTCTGGGATGCCTGGACCGGTACTGCCCCCTCCCTCTTTTGCGTTAAGCTTAGAGAATCACCTCCCAGTCAGAGGCGTCAGAGTAAAAGCTGTCAATCTCCACCACCGGGAGACTGGAGCCTCGGTAAGTGAAGGCAGATCTCCTCCAACCGTCTGTGGCGCTAAAGGTTCCCAGACAGGCAACCGCCCCGAAGGTCAGCTCCTCTATATGTAGGGGCTGGACCACGGCGTAGCGGTGCATGATGGATGGTGAGTAATAAATTCTTAAGATATTCATAATCTGACATCGCCCGCGGGACGACTGGAAGAACGTGAGCCGCGGCCCGGCTTCCTCGTAGGTCAGCGCCACGTAGAGGCGTGCGTCGGACGGGCACGGTCGCGGGGCCAGCCCCCCGGTGCCGCCGGCGCAGCCTCCCCCACTGACGCCCTGGGCCCCACCCCCGGAGAGCCACGCGTCCAGGTCCACAAAGGCCTCCTGGGGGACCGTCAGCTTGACGGTGCTCCGGGGGATGGCCTTGCTGACCACGGGCCCGTGAACCACCGTGGTGATCTTATTCAGGTAGGTGCTCTTGATGTTCTCCACCAGGGGGCCCACTGGGGTAAGGAAGGCGTGGAAGCGGCGGTCGGCCACCAGCCCCCCAAAGTTAGGGACCAGATCGGCCAAAGTTGGGGGGCTGTCGTACAGCAGGTTGGCCATCCGCGTCAGGCCCCCTCCCGCCTCGACCCGGGCGGCTCCGCCCCGGCCGTGATTCATTAGGATAAACAGGGAGAGAGGAGTGAAGACCGCATCGACGCCCGAGAACGGGTCGCTCTGCTTGAACTGGAAGAGGGGCGTGCCCGGGGGCTCCGCGTTGTTGAAGGAGCTGGCGTGGATCAGAAAGTCCCCGAAGACGGGCGGCCGCCAGCCCCAGCCGAAGCTGCCGCCCCCGCCGCCCGAGGCCGCCTCGGGGGCCAGGAGCCCCGCGCGCCAGACGGCCGCCGCGCTCACCGAGGAGGCCTGCGCGTGCTCCGCGATCAGGCCCCGGACGTCCCGCGCGAATTCGGCCCCCTGAGAAATATTTAGACGCCGGGCCGGAGGGGGCAGCAGCCCCGCGATCCGGCGTTGCAGACGGCGGCGATCGACGGACCCCTGGACCTTCATGGCTACCGCGATGGACGCCGGCGTGGAGAGCGGCGGCGGTACCGGCGCCCAGCCTCCACTGACGGAGGTGGACGGCGGGCTGGCCCGAGTGACGCGTCAGCTGCTGATGGCCGGCGACGACCCCGCGGCCCGGCTGCGCGCGCTGATGCCGCTGGAGCTGGGAATCTTCGGACTGGGAGATCTGGCCCAGCCGGTGCTGGTGCGCGATTTTTTAAATACTCTTACCCTCGCGAGTGGCCACGCTTACCCGGCGGCGGTGCTCAGCCACCACGCCTACTACCTGCTCCGGGCGGCCTCCTTCTCGCGGCGCAGCTACGGCCTGGGCCACCTGGAGGCGGCGCTGGACGTCCTGGCCTCCTCGCTCCCCGTGGAGGGCGACAACAGCTCCGCCCCCGCGGACCCGCTGGACGGCTCGCGGCTCGTCCGCGAGACCCGGGCCCTGGCGGCCGAGTACCGGCGCATCCTCGAGGACGGCCGCGGGGAGGTGCTCTCTTTCTCGGGGCCCGCGTCCACCTTCGCCTTCGCGGAGGAGCTGGTGGCCGACACCTACCTGGCCCGGTGGGACGCCTTCCCACGGGAGGGGCTGTCATTCTACGCTTTTAACGAGGCGAAAACGACTCTGGGACGCTGGCTGGTCACCGTCTACGCCGAGACCAACCGCTACCCCTGGGCGGCGGCGACGGGGGGCGCTAGGCAGCCCACGGCCGCGGACATCAAGGCCATGGCCGTGGAGCTGGTGGAGCGGGGTGCCGGGGGAGGAGGGGAAGGGGGCGAAGATTCCGTCCCACCGTCGTCCGCCCCCTCGGGCCAGGCTTCGGCCTCCGCACACCCGGCCTCCGCCCACCCTGGCCGGGACGGCCTCTTCCACCGGCCCGAGTCGCTGGCCAGCGTGGTGGCCTCGCTGCCCCTGGCCCGCCGCCGGGCGGTGGAGATACTGGGCGTGTACGCGGAGGCCAGCGGCGGGCAGAGCCCCCCGGCGGCGGCCGTGCCCGTGCTGGCCTTTGACGCCGCCTGGCTCCGGCTGCTGCACCCCTCGGGGGCCCTCTTCTACGACTACGTGTACGAGGCCCTGCTCTGGGACCAGACCTATGGCACCCCCGACTCTGTCATCGAGGCCTTCCTGGCCGGAGTGGCGGCGGAGCTGGAGGGCCTGGCCGCGCGCGTGCAGGAGGCGGCGGGCGGCCGGGCCTCGTTCTCGCCCGCGGCCATCGAGCGGGTGGCCATGGTCCTGCTCTCGGCGGGTCTCAACGAGGCCGTGGCGGGCGACTACGCCGTGATGCTGGCCTCTGTGCCCCGGGCGTCCCGCGCGCGGTGGCGGGGGCTGGAGCCGACCGCGGCGCTGCTCGAGAGCCTCTCGGGCTTCGCCCTGCACTTTTTCCGGCTGATGCCCACCGCGAGCCCCACGAGCCGCTTCGCCCGGGCCGCCCGGGCGACGTACCTGAGGGCGGAGGCCGAGGCGGCCGACAGGAGACGCTCGCCCGCCGCGGCCGCCGCCTGGGACGCGGTCACCCCCCTGCGCATCTTCATCGTGCCCCCGCCGGAGGCCGAGTACGAGCAGGTGGCCAGGGTCCTGTCCTCTGAACTCCTCAGGTCCCTGCTGTGGGTCCGATACGGCCGCCTGTGGCAGGCCCCGGCCCCGACCCCCATCCCGCCCGCCCCTATCCCATCCGGGGGGCTTCCGCCCACCCCGGGAACGGGCGCGGCGGCAGCGGCGTCGGCGGTCGCCCCACAGGCGGACGTCGAGGCCTACTGCCGGTCCCTGAAGGCCGGCCAGACGGTGCAAGCGGACCCGGCCTACGTCCGCAGCCCCTTCTTCCCGGCCGCCTTCATCGAGTTCCAGATCTGGCCCTCCCTCCGCCGGGTCCTCTCCAACGAGCTGCCCAAGGCGCGCTCCCTGGCGGCCCTGCGCTGGCTGGTCTCCTTCGGCAGCGACCAGAGCCTCCCCTCGGCCACCCTGACCCGGGCCCGCCGCCCCCTCGAGCTCATCTACGCCACCGTCTGGGAGATCTACGACGGGGCCCCTCCGATGCCCGGGGAGCCGCCGGACCAGAGAGGCGGCCGGACGGAGGAGGGGGCAGGCGGAAAAGGGGCGGGAGGAGGCGGGAGGGGCGACGAAGAAGAAGAGGAGGAGGGAGCGGGGCCCTGGGGGGTCTCTTCCCACGACGCCGTCCTGAGGATCATGGACGCGGTCCGCGAGGTCTCTGGCATAATCTCCGAGACCCTCTCCACCGTGGAGGAGCGGCGCGAGGAGGCGGTGGCACCGCCCATAGTCTGGCCCACCTCCCTCTTCTCCCTGCTCTTCACCCTGAGATACAGCACGACGGCGGAAGGCCTGAGCCTGGCCACGCGCCGCTTTCTGGTCGCGGGCGAGACCCTCTCGGAGGACGTCTCGCGCCTGACCGGGGCCGCCCAGAGGCTCTGCTCCCGCCCCATCCTCTACGACACGGAGACCGGGCAGGTGCAGATCCCCCTGGTGAAAGAGGAGGACGAGGAGGAGGGCACGGGGGGCCGCTACTACTCCACGGACCTGCAGACGCTCAAGAGCGTGGTGGAGGGCGTTCAGGACGTGTGCCGGGACGCGGCGGCCAGGTGGGCCCTAACCACGGCCGACACGGCCGCCCTCCGGAGGCGCCACCTGGTGCCGGCCCTGAGGGAGAGCCGGGGGATCGCAGACCACCCCCTGTGGGAAAACGCCCGGGAGCCCCTGCGCCCGGACCTCGAGGAGCTCAACGAGCGGGTGGAGCGGGCCCTGGACCTGGGCTACGCCCTAACGGGGGCTCTGAGGGCCAGCGTCGCCTACCGCCTCCGGGACCACACCTTCGCCCGACTCTTCCAGCCCCCCGCTATGGACGCCGAGCGGGCCGAGGCCCTCGTCCGGCGAGACCTCCGCCCACCGCCCATATTCACCCCTGCACCACCTCGGCTCCCGGAAAGGCCCGGGGACGTGCCTCCGCTGGGCGCGGATGACATCCTCTACCTGGGCAAGAGCGTCTGCCGGGCTCTGACGGAGCCCCGCGATCCTGCCGCCCCGGAGACCACCCCTATTAAAACATATACACCCGCCGTGGACCTGAATCCTGAACAGATCACCGTCACCCCCATAAGCCCCTCGGTCCTCGCGGCCTTCACACGCGCGGCCCGCAGCCGGAGCCAGACCGCGCCCCCGGCCCTGACCGACGAGGCCCCCGCGCCTCCCGGGCAGACGCCCCCGCCCTTTCGGATCCTCTCGGCCGAGAGGCTCGCGGTCATTCTCCTGGCTAACGGCAGAAACGCGAGCAAGCGCCGGGCCAGCCAGGACCTAACGCCGCCCCGCGGCCACCGGGCCTCCTCGGACTCGGAATCCGAGCCGGGAGAGGAGGAGGCGAGGTGGCAAGACGACGAGCTCCGGGACGTAAAGGAGGAAGACGAAGAGGAGGGAGAAAAGGAGGGAAGGCCCGCGGAGATTGGCACGCCGCCCCCCAAGGCCGAGGCCGAGGCCGAGCCTCAAGGCCACCGCCGCCGTCGCCGCCACAGAGGCGGCAACCGTCGCACTCCCCCGGGCCGGGCCGCCTCCGGACTCGACGGAGGGGAGGAGGAGACGGAAGCTGCGGTGTCCCCTACCCGCCCCACTTACCTCTCGGCGGCGGCCGCGGCCAGCCGCGTGAGGCCCAGGGCCAGAAGGGGGGCCTCGAGACGCCCACCCCGGCCCACAGAGGGCCATGAACAGTAACGGAATAGGCGGCGGGCGAGGCCAGCGCCCCAGGGGGACCGCGCAGACCATGCGGGGTTCGGGACGCGCGAGGACCACGGACCTGGAGCCCCCGGGCGGGGGCGGTGGCGGATCGGCCCTCCGCATCCTGGGCACGGCCTCGTGCAACCAGTCCCACTGCAAGTTCGGCCGCTTTGCCGGCATCCAGTGCGTCAGCAACTGCGTTCTGTACCTGGTCAAGAGCTTTCTGGCCGGCCGCCCCCTGACCTCCCGCTCGGAGCTGGACGAGGTCCTGGACGAGGGGGCGAGGCTGGACTCCCTCATGCGCCAGAGCGGCATCCTCAGGGGGCACGAGATGGCCCAGCTGACGGACGTGCCCAGCTCGGTGACGCTGAGGGCCGGCGGGCGCGTGAACATCTACCGCTCGGCGGAGATCTTCGGCCTCGTCCTCTTCCCCGCCCAGATCTCCAACTCGGCCGTCGTCCAGTCCCTGGCCGAGGTCCTGCACGGCGGCTACAACGGGGTGGCCCAGTTCATCCTCTACATCTGCGACATCTACGCGGGGGCCATCATCATCGAGACGGACGGCTCCTTCTACCTCTTCGACCCCCACTGCCAAAAGGACGCCGCCCCGGGCACCCCGGCCCACGTCAGGGTCAGCACCTACGCGCACGACATCCTCCAGTACGTGGGGGCGCCCGGGGCCCAGTACACGTGCGTCCACCTCTACTTTCTGCCCGAGGTCTTCGAGATGGAGGACCCCCGGGTCTTTATGCTGGAGCACTACGGCGTGTACGACTTCTACGAGGCCAACGGCAGCGGCTTCGACCTGGTGGGGCCCGAGCTGGTGTCCAGCGACGGGGAACAGATGGCCTCGCCGGCCCCCGACCGCAGCCCTCCCGTCATGCTACCGTTTCAACGGCAAATAATACCGTATAACCTCAGACCGCTGCCCTCTCGCTCTCTCTCGTCCGAAACGCGCCCGGCCCGCTCGCCGGAGACCTCCCCGTCGGCGCCAGTCGGCACGCAGGCCGCACCGGGCCCGCCCATCGGTGCCCGGGAAGCCCCCCCAGCCGCCGCCTCCAGCCCTCCCCTCTTCATCCCCATCCCCGGGCTCGGACACGGGCCCGAGACCCCCGCCACGCCACCGCGGGGAACGGGTGGCTCCGCGCCTCAGACCCCTAAAAGGAAAAAGGGGCCTGGCAAGGACAGCCCGCACAAGAAGCCCACCTCGGGGCGCCGCCTCCCCATGTCCTCCACCACCGACACGGAGGACGATCAGCCCCCGTCCCGTCGCCCTCCTCCAGTTCGCACTCGCCTCCCACCTCCGATAGTCACCGCGCCTCAGCATCAGGCGGCCGTCCCGACACCCCAACCGCCACCAGCCTCAGGCCCCCCTTCGGTCTCACCGCCTCCCCACCCATCTCCAATAATTCCCATCCCTCACAGCCCAACTCCACAACCCCCGCCAGTTCCCACGACTGCCCAACCCCCGACGCCGCAGCCCCCGCCCATCTCCACGCCTCTAGCCCCGCACACTCCAACTCCTCAGCCCCCTCAAGCGGCTACTCCAACTCCTCAGCCCCCTCAAGCGGCTACTCCAACTCCTCAGCCCCCTCAAGCGGCTACTCCAACTCCTCAGCCCCCTCAAGCGGCTACTCCAACTCCTCAGCCCCCTCAAGCGGCTACTCCAACTCCTCAGCCCCCTCAAGCGGCTACTCCAACTCCTCAGCCCCCTCAAGCGGCTACTCCAACTCCTCAGCCCCCTCAAGCTGCCTCCCACGCTCCACAGCCTCCTCGAGCAGCCACCCCGGCTCCACAGCCCACTCTGACAGCTACAGCAACTCCTCAGCCTCCACCAGTCGAGACCTCCGAGCCAGAACAAATTCCTTCCTCAACATCCCCGCTGCCTTCTGTCCAGCGGCAGTCATCGGGAGAAGATGCCTCCGTGGGATCCGGCATCATACGCTACCTGTCTGACGTAGATGAGCCTTTCCTATCCATGTCAGAATCTGAGGAAGAGATGGACTTTGCCTCCGAGATCCCCACCAGCGAGGAGGAAGATGATGTGTTCTCAAACGGCCCGGACTCGGACCTCACGGAGGAAGACAATGGCCAACACCTCTCATCCCCCACCAGCCTGGACACCGCCAGGAGCCGCTACTATCAAACCACCTTCGACATGGACACGCCCGAGATGGACTTTAGCCCACTCGAGCGCAACATTCAAAAGATTGCCGGACACACGTACCCCGACCGGGCCCTCGTCTATGACCCGGCCTCTAACAGGGAAGTGCCGGAGGCTGACGCCCTGAACACAATAGACCATCTGCTGGTGACGGTGGTCTTGGAGCAGGGTCTCATCAGGAGCCGGTCGCGCTCGGCCGCCCTGAATCTGCTGGAGTTCCTAAAGGACTGGTCTGGAAACCTGCAGGTACCCACCCGGGACCTGGAGCGGCTCCTAACCTCTGAGCTCAACGTTCAAAACCTCGCCGCCATGCTATCAGAAAACAAGGGAAGATCGAGCGAGTTCCACATGCATCTGGCCGCGAAGCTTGCGGCCTGCCTGCCGTCCCTGGCGGCCGAGGACGCGGGCCGCGTGGATGCAGCGGCGGGGCTGCTGGCCGACATCCCCAGGCTGGCCGAGGCCGCGGATGGAAAGTTTGACCTGGACGAGACCCGCCGGCGCCTGACAGACCTCCTCCTGCAGCCGCCGGCCCGGGAAGGGGGGCGAGAGCTGGCCAAGGAGGAACGGATGGAGGAGGGAGGGGGCAACACGTCCGCCACCCGGGCAAACGCCCCCCTGGTCCTGGACGACGAGAGCTGGCGGCGCCTCCTGACCCTGGCTGAGTCCGCCCGGTCAGCTGTGGCCGGGCAGCGGGCCGCCGTGGACGAGGAGGACGTCCGCTTCATGGCCCTGCTGACGGCGATAGAGTACGGGGCCCCTCCCGCATCCACGGTGGTCCCCTTCGTGCACAACGTGGCATCCCGGTCCAAGACCGCGGCCCTGCGCGTGCGCAAGTACACGGCGGACGTCCGGGACCGGGTGGCCTCGGCGGCCTCCGACTACCTCTCCTACCTTGAGGACCCCAGCCTCCCGACGGTGATGGACTTTGACGACCTCCTGACCCGTCTGCGGCACACGTGCCAGATCATCGCCTCCCTGCCGGACCTCAACATCCGGCACGCGACCATCGAGCGGGACTACCGCGAGCTGCTCTACCTGGGCACCGCCCTCGGCGACATGACCGGCATCCCGTGGCCCCTGGAGCGGGTGGAGGAGGACGACGCGGCCATAGCCCCCCTGCCCGAGTTCGAGACGGTCGCCGAAAAGCAGAAAGAGCTAGAGGCCACCCGAGACAACGAGAAACGCCTCCGCGTCATCCTGGAGGACATCGAGGCCATGCTGGGCCTGGCCGGCGTGGCATCCGCCCCCAAAGGATCCCCCCGGTCACCAGCCGACCCCGACGCCACGCCTCCCCTGGCCGACACCGCGGCCCTCACCATCCCGGTCATGGAGAAGTACATCGCCAACGCCGGGTCCATCGTGGGGGCCGCCAAGAACCCCACCTACATCCGCCTGCGCGACACCATCCAGCAGATCGTGCGCTCCAAGAAGTACCTGATGAACATCCTAAAGTCCATCACCTTCTACACCATCGACAACTACATCTCCTCCTTCGAGGAGAGCATAGACCACCTTTACCGGGGGCTACCGGCCCTGGACCCGGAGGTGCAGGAGGGCATCGACCGCATCCTGGACCCCATGGTCTCCGAGGCCCTGCACACCTTCGAGACGGGCAACAGACTGACCCTGGAGCCCGCGCGCCTGGTGGCTCTGCAGAATTTCGCTACTCACAGCACCTTGAGGGAGACGGCCGCTGCGGTGAATCTGCTCCCGGGTCTCCTGGCTGTCTACGACGCGACGGTCTCGGGCCGCGCCCCGGAGGACGCTCTGCGGCTCCTAGCCGGCCTGCAGAATCAGCTCTCCCAGACTCTCATCCCCGGGAAGCTCAAGAAACGCTTTCTGAGTTACCTGCAGAAATTGAAGAACGACAACAACGATCAGCTGAGACAGAAGGAGGCGCAGGCCTGGCGCCTGGAGGCCGACGGCTTCGCGCCCGCCTCCGAGGAGCAGCTGAAGGCCTTTCTGGACACCGCCCCCAACAAAGAGCTGAAGCGGCAGTACGAGAAGAAGCTGCGGCGGCTGCTGGAGGCCGGGCGCAAGGAGAAGGAGCTGCTGCGCGAGCGGGAGGCCAGAGAGCGGACAGAGCGGCGGGTGAGGGAGGCCGGTGAAGCGTGGGCCAGGATTCAGAAGGCGCTGGGCGCCCGCCCGGAGCCCGCCCCCACGGCTCCCGATGACTGGAATGCCCTGCTGGCCTCCCTGGCCCCCGAGGCCGCGGCCGGAGCCCAGGACGAGGCCAAGGTCGAGATGGCAACGGCGAAGGTGGAGGCGGCTGCCAGGAACGCGGATGTCCTGGAGACCCTCACAAAAATCCTGGCCGCCATGCTATCGGAAATAACGCGGGTGAGAAGGGAAAGGCTGCGAGCGTTGCTCGGGGACGGCGGCGGGGCCGAGAGGATGGAGGCCGCGGAGCCCGGGTGGTTCGCGGAGATCGAGGCCGGCCCGCTGGCCAGACTGGACGCCTGGCCCACCACCGCCGGCGCCACAGCCGGCGGGGGGCGAGGGGCGGAGGAGGCCGGGGCCCTCTTTCGCGCCAGGACGGCGGCGGGGGCCCTCCGCGCGGCGCTCACCCAGGCGCGCCAGGCCCTACAGTCCCCGGACGCCAAGTCGGCGACGGTCAACACGGATCTGGAGGCCCCCTACGAGGGGTACGAGCGGGGGCTGGCCGAGCTCCAAGAGAAGAGACGGGCGGCCGAGGCCACGCTGTCGGACGCCGTGAGCGAGTACGTGGACCGGACGCTGCCCGGGGCACTGGATGACCCGAGCCGTCCCGCCGTGCCCACCCCGCCGACCCTCCCACCTCCAACGGCATCTGACCCCACGCTCTGGCCCAAGAAGCCGCAGCTGCTGACCAAGAGGGAGCGGGACGATCTCCTCCAGGCCACAGGGGACTTCTTCTCGGAGCTGCTGACCGAGGCCGAGGCGGCCCAGGTCCGGGCGCTGGAGGAGAGGGTCCTCGAGAGCCGCGCCCTGGCGGCCCGGGCCCACGAGACGGCGACGGGCACGAGACGGGGCTTTCAGACGGCTCTGGAGGCCGTCCTCGCCAGGGCGCGCGAGGAGGCTCCGGACGACGAGCTCCGGGCGCTGCTCCCCACCTCCTCCACGCCCAAGTCCTCCGTCCACGAGCCGCTGGCGGCCGCCCTGGCCCGGGCCTCGGCCAGAGACGGCTCGTGGCCCTACCGGAGATCCCTGGCGGCCGCCGAGTGGATCCGGGACGTCTGCGGGGCCATCCGGGGTCTCGGCGAGGGAGCCCTGGCGCTGGCCGGGGGCCCCGCCGCCTGGCTGGACTTGGCCTCCGCGGCCGACGACCAGATCGGCGAGCTGAAGAGGCTCCTGGACCTCGAGAGCATGGCCCAGAACTCCATGGATGGCATGGAGGAGCTGAGGCTGGCCCTGGCCACCCTGGACCCCAGGCGGGTCGCGGGAGGCAAGGAAACCGTCGCGGACTGGAAACGGCGCCTGGCCCGACTGGAGGCCATCATCCAGGAGGCCCGGGAGGAGTCCCGGCTGCAGGACGCTCTGCAGGACCTCGTCACCCGGGCCAGGGGCCACATCGACCCGCGCCAGCTCAAGATCGTGGCGGAGGCGGCCAGGGGCCTGGCGCTGGGGATGGCGGGGGGCTCTCCCCAGTACGCCCTTCTCAGGGACAGGCTCGTGCGCTACGCCTCGGCCAAGCAGAGCTTCCTGGCCTTCTACGAAACGGCGCAGCCCACCGTCTTCGTCAGGCACCCCCTCACCGACGCCGCCGACCGGCCCCTTCTCGCACCCCGGGCACCCGCGAGTCCGACCGGCGGCGCCCCGGTCCGGCGGGCGCAGTTTCTGGCGGCGGCCGGGCCGGCGAAATACGCGGGCACCCTGTGGCTGGAGACCGAGTCCCCATGCGACCCCCTCAATCCGGCCTACGTCTCGGCGGATACCCAGGAGCCCCTCAACTACATCCCCGTCTACCACAACTTTCTGGAGTACACCATGCCCACCGCGCTGGAGAACCCGGAGGCCTTTGCCCTCGTGCCGGCCGGCCAGGCCTCCTCCAGGGGTCGGGAGGCGAGGACCCTGGCCAGCGTGGCCTCCGCCCGCCTCGGAGCTGCCGCGGCCGACTCCTACTGGGACTCCTGGTCCGACATGGAGGCCAACGCCGGGGAACTGCTCAGGGAGTACGTCTCCGCCCCCAAGGCCCTGATGGAAGACCTGGCCGACAACCCCATCGTGGCCATGACGTTGCTGGCGCACGCCACCCTGATCGCCTCCAGGAATCACCCCCCTCTCCCGACACCGGCCACGGACCGGGAAGTCATTCTCTTGGAACAACGGGAGATAATGACGCTGCTGGTCGGCACGCGTCCGGCCTACGCCGCCGCCTTCCTGGGGGCCCCCTCGTTCTACGCGGGCCTCAGCCTGATCTCGACCCTGGCGAGGAACGGGGGCCTAGGGGAGCTCCTGTCGGACGCGGTCCTCACCTACCGGCTGGTGAGGAGTCCGGCCGTGAGGAAGGGGGGCTCGAGCTCAACCGCCGTTGCCGGGGCTCGAGACAACGGGGACGCGCGCCGTCGCTTTGTCGGCCCTCCCTCCGGCTTCATCTTCCTCCAGGACGCCTGGGAGGAGATAGAGACCCGAGCCGCCCTCTGGCCCAACCAGGAGTTCCTGGGGCTGGTCCACAACCAGAGCACGGCCAGGGCCCGGGCCTGCCTGCTGCTGCTCGCGCGACGGTGCTTCGCCCCTGAGGCCCTGCAGCAGCTCTGGCACTCGCTGCGGCCCCTGGAGGGCCCCGTCGCCTTCCAGGACTACCTGCGCGACTTTGTCAGGCGGGCCTACACGCGGGGCGAGGACCTGCCCCGGGCCGAGAGCGTCGAGGTCCCCCGGGAGACCCCGTCCACCTACGGCACGGTCACCGGCCGGGCGCTGAGAAATCTCATGCCCTACGGGACCCCCATCACCGGTCCCAAGAGGGGCTCGGGGGACGCCATCCCCGTCTCCGTCTTCGAGGCGGCCGTGGCGGCGGCCTTCCTCGGCCGCCCCCTGACTCTCTTCGTCTCCTCCCAGTATCTGTTTAACGTGAAGACTCTGGGCCAGGTCAGGGTCGTGGCCCCGCTGCTCTACTGCGACGGGCGCTCAGAGCCCTTCCGCTCTCTGGCGGAGACTGTTTCCCTGGATTTCACGAAGGACCTGGAAGGCTACTCTGAGTCCTTCGAGCCCGAGATGTCCGTCTTCGCGAGGCAGGCCGCCTGGCTGCGCGAGCTCCTCGCTGAGGCCAGGGCGGCCAAGCCCAAGGAGGCCCAGGCCCCCACCGTGGCCGTGCTGGCCAACAGAAAGAACATCGTCTGGAAGTGCTTCACCTACCGGCACAATCTGCCTGACCTGCAGTTCCACTTCAACGCGGCCGGGGCCTCGCGCTGGCCCACCGACGTGCTCAACCCCTCCTTCTACGAACACGAAGACCCTCCTCCCATCGAGTACCGGCCTCCCCCGAATCCCCGCAACGTCCAGGAGCTGTTCTCCGGCTTTCCGCCGAGGGTAGGGCACGGACTGGTGAGCGGGGACGGGTTCCAGTCGGCCGACAACACCCCAGCCTCTGTCCGGTTCCAGAGTCCGGGAGGGGAGACGGTGGAAGATGATGAGGAGAGCGCCGCCGCCGATTCTGAGGCCTCCGTCCCACCCAGCCCACGGAGCCCAAGGCTGCCGGCGGCCTCCGGCTTAGCCGGAGTATGGCCACCCCCCTCCCTCTCACCGCGAGACACCTCAGCCGCCCTGGGGGAGCCGGCCCCGGTCTTTCCCCCTCGCTCCCGGGTGACATTGGGACCCCACGAAGCCGGAAAGCAGGGTCCACCCCCCACGGTCGAGTCACCGGGGGCCTCCCCGCGCCCCTGGCCACGGGAGGTTCACGAGATAGTCCCAGAGCCGGTCCCCCGAGGGACCATCTTGAGCCCTGGGGCTTCTCAGCGGGGACCCGCCATCTATAACTTTCCCCCGCCTCCGTCGCTATCCGCCGCGGGGCCTCAGAGACACACCATTCAGATCCCCGGCCTGGGGTCTTCGCCCCCTGGGCCCCAACAACCACAGCCACCTGCGGCCACCGCGTCGGGCCGCCCAACGGGGCCCACGGCCACCGCCGCCACACCGGCATCATCGTCCGCTTTGGGACCCAGGCGTCCGGGCACGAAAGCCGCCTCTCCGGCTCCACCCTATGGCCATTCTATCATGCAACAGGGGAAGCAGCTGCCCGGGGGCCAGGAGGGACCCGCGAAGATTCAGTCCACAGCGCCCCCCCATCGTCCTCCGTCCGTCAGCCTGAAACCCCGGACGCCCGGGGTCGCGAGCGTGACGCAGGCCGCTCTTCCCGCGTGGGATTCCACGGGAGGCTCTGGCGCGGGCGCCGGACCCCGAGCCCCCCTCGAAGAAGGCGCGGTGCCCGCCCCCACTCGCCCCCCGGGCGGGGGTCTGGCGCCTCGTCCCCCTCAGCCGCTTATGCAGAAGCCCACCGTTGCAACGGCCCCAGCCCCCACTACCGGTTTGGCGGTGGTCGGTGGGCCCACCCCGGGGCCCGCGAAAACGCTGGACACCGCCGCCCGGCCAGAGGGGACGGTCCCCAAGGCACCGCCCCCGGCTGCAGTGCAGCCGCGCGTGCCTCTCCCTGTCAAAAGCAAACAGCAACAAACTCCTGCATTCCCATTGACTCCAATGCATCCGGGTTCGGCGCCGAGCGCGCGGCCCGAGGCGCAACTACCCCAGTCCCGGCATGCAGGCCCCCCAACATACATTGCTAAAAAAGCGGGACCCTCGGCCGCCCCCTCCCCGCCGCGCAAATCCCAAAAATATAAGGATAGCATATATTACCCGCCATCAGGTAGCATACACTATCCCGCGCCTTTTCAAACACTTTCGTTTTCGCGAGATAAAGCCTCTCCCGCGCCATCTAGTGACCAACCAGAATTATTGTGGAATACTCCCTCAGTTGTCACCCAGTTCCTGTCTATTGAAGACATTATCAGGGAGGTGGTATCAGGGGGGTCGACGCCCGGAGACCCGGTGGTCCCCTCCGCGGCCCACTCCTCTCTGTCCGCCGCAACCCCCGACCAGGACCTGCGTTATAGCCTCACTCTCGCCGAGGCTCGCCGCGTCCTGACTCGCTTCGTGACCCAGCTTCGCCGCAAGCTGGAGCGTTCCACCCACCGGCTCATCACAGACCTGGAGAGACTCAAGTTTTTGTATCTGTAATTGTTTATTAATAAAGTGCATACACCGCGTGCCGCGTCTCCTACTGTTTCTTGCGTGCGCCCCTCGTGGAGGTGTCTTGGGGCTGGGCCCCACCGCCGGACCCGGTGTCGACGGCCGCAGCAGAGGCTGCCGCCCCGGAGGTGGCGGCCCGCAGGCTGCTGATGGATGAGGAGACGGCGGGGGTCGCCGCCGGGGCCGAGGCGGCCGCCGCTGCCCCCGCCAAGCCTCCCCCGGCCACGGGCTGCGCCTGCTGGCCCTGGGCGGCCGAGGCCGCGCCGGCCGGGTGAGAGTGACCCACCTGGGCGGCACCGCCGGCCCGCTGCCTCTTGTCCAGGGCGCGCTGGCGCCGAGGCACCCCAAAGGTCCGCTGCACGTACTCCTCGTAGCAGGACTGGGCCGTCAGAAACACCAGGTAGCTCCTCTGAGCCTCCCGGAAAACGTCGTTGGGGAGATTGCCCTGTTGCAGCTCTTGGAATTTAGGAAGCAGTGGGCTGTCCTGAAAATCCGCCTCCAGTCTCCCCTGGAGGGTGGGCTTGGGCAGCCGGCGCGCCATACCGCGCGTGATAGAGACGGCAGCCCTCGCACCGCTCACCCGGCGGCAATTCTACCTCTAAACAGGAGGAGAGAGGATGAGCCTCGTCGCGGGAGTCCTCCGGGGGTTGGCGCCGCTGCTGACAGCCGGAACAGACGGCCCTGGCGTCGGCACGCAAAGTTAAATACAGGAGCTGCCTGACCGTCACCCCCCGCAAAACCACCGGCCTCATGCAGGTGCGGGTGGGGCCCAGACAGGGGACGATCGCGTCCAGGAGGCGGGAGCCGCTGTCCAGCTCGTAGGCCGCGTTGTGCGGCAGCACCGCCCGAATGCGCGGCTGCCAGCCCGAGCGGGCGCTGGGGGGCTCAGCCAGCCTCAGGCAGCCCACCGCGGGCGATCCGCAGTTGGAGCAGTACACGCGGCCGCTGGCGTGGCACGTCAGCACGTGCTTCTCCTTCTGGTCGCGGGGATAAAACTGGAGAGCGGGCTTGAAGGAATTCAGCGCGCCCCCACCCCCCGTCTGCTTCCCAAAGTTCAGGCAGTAGCCGCAGTCCAGGCAGAACACGGCCAGGGGAGGGTGATCCGGGCCGCAGACCGGGCGGGAGGGGGAGCTGGACCTAAAACACTTGTAGGCCAGGGGGCCCACGGCGGGTACGTTCAGCAGACACGATAGGACGTTGCGGCTCACGACCGCCACGAAGACGTCCCGGCTCAGACACTGACCCCCCGGGCCAGTCAGCAACCCCGCCGGGCACTCCGGCTCCCGCTCCTCCTCCCCACCACCACCCATCCTCCTCCCACATTCGGGGATGGCGGGGATGGGCAGGAGACAACGGGCGCCGCGCAAACACGAGTTCACCAACAGGCGGTACCACATCCACTGAATCGGATTTCCGCAGGGGGTGTCCGAGGCCTTCTTCTGGAGCGTGGCCAGCAGGGCCGATGCGTGATCGGCCGCGCAGGGAGGCGCGGCGGCGGAGGGGGTCACCCTGTCGCGAATTTCCCTCTGGTCGAGCTCGCCGGCGTGAGCCCGGGCCCAGAGGGAGTAGCTCGGCAACGTCACGCAGCTGTGCGGGTCAAGGCCGGGGACGTAATTCTTGATGGCAAAGTAGCGCTCCACGGGCCTCGGGTTCTGCCTCAGCAAGGGGGGGTCGCAGCTACCGCGCTGAAACACGAATGCCAGAAACCTCTTCGCGAGGCCCCGGTAGCCCCTGGCCACGGCCCTGGTGTTCTCACAGAAAGGGGACCGGGTGCAGATCCAGGCGGCTATTCTCTCAGAAAACGCCGGGAAAACAGAGCGCACCAGCAGAAAGTAGGTTAGGAAGAAGGCGTTGCAAAAGGCCACGGCGCCGCCCCCCCCGCCGGTGAGCGCCGACAGGGCCAGCAGGGACGGGCCCAGGTGAGGCGCGAGGGTCAGGGACGTGGGGCTGGTCTGCGCCCGGGCCCAGCGGACCAGCCCCCCGGGCCTCTCCGCCTCGGCCAGCCAGTAGGCGGCAGAGTGGTTCCTAAAGAGAGAGCCGGAGAGGGCGACAGCGGCCTCCTCCGGAGCCGGGAGCCTGCCCCAGACCACAAACTCCCGCATCTGCACGTAACTCACGTCCAGACAGGCCAGCCCCAGCTCCAGGAGCCGAGAAAACTCGGGCGCCCCCCAGGCGGGCATCAGGCCCACCTCAGAAACAGCAGAGACAGAGCCACGGCCGCCACAGCCAGAGCCTGGGCCAGATAGGGCGGGGTGCGAAACAGGGGAGGACGCCATGCCCCCGCCGTCTCAGTCGCCGGGTCCTCCGGGGGCACGTGCTCCGCCCGGGAATGGCGAGAGCGTTTTCGCCTGGCCACGCGCGTCCAGTGCCCGCGGATGGGGCGCCTCACAAGTTCCTTCTTCCACGAGGCCGCCTCCGACCCCGACCAGTCCTCGTCCCTCCAGGGAGCGCGACTCCTGTCGTCGTCCGTCTCGGCGTCTGAAAAATCGCCCACGGCCCACCCCCCGCGCCCCCGGCTGAGCGAGCCCCCGGAAGCTGTCCTCGGCTCTCCTCCTCCCGCGGCTCTGACGCCAGGCTCCTCGCCCTGCCTCGTCAGGGCCAGCTGCTGAGACATATCACTAATCATGTCCATGACACGCGATGCCTTCTGGGCGTTGGCGGCCTGAAACACCAAAAACTGCATCGTCGTCCGGTGCTCCGTGATGTAGGCCCGACAGACCACCATGGACTTTAACAGGTCGAGCTCGGCCGGGAACACCAGGGGACTCTTAAACTTAATGAAGTCGTCCTGTCCCAGCAGGATGATGGAGTTCTTGGGCAGGTCCACATCCGTGGCCAGCCCCAGGCACGGGCCCGCCTGCCCGGACCTGAGACCCGAGGGCTCGTGTAGAAAGCACCTCAAGGTGGTGGCCAGTCCGTTGTTGGAGATTACAAACACCGGAGAGGAGGGGTAGTTGCAGTTTTTCAGCTTGAAGGCCAGGAACTTGTAGACAAACTCCAGGTGGTAGATCTGTCCGTGGCGCAGCTTCACCGTGCAGAGGGGCTGAGAGCTCCCCCGGGAAAACACGTGGGCCCCCGAACATCTCTCCACCTCCAAAGACCCCGAGTCACACAGAAAGGACACGATCACGTTATTGAGCTCGTCTAGGAGCCTCTCTTCCGGGCTCGCCATGATTAACTAGGTCTAGGGTGCTGTCAGCCGCCACGATCCGGGCGATGACCTGTTTTATAGTGTCCCTTTTCAAAAACAAGACCTCTCGTTGAACCCCACCGAGGCCCAGGCCGCTATTCTCTTCCTTAAACGCCTCCAGAAAGAGGCAGTGATTCAAGAGGTTCAGCCTCGCGTAGGCGGACGGTGCAATCAGTGGCGCGAGATCTGGGCGGATCATAGGCGAGAAACTCAAAAGACTGCCACCCGGGTCGCCGTCGACTCCAGGTATGGCCAGCCCCCCTCTAGAAGGCGTCCCAGAAACAGGCGCCGGCCCCGGTATTAAAAACCCGCGAGACCCCACCCCGCCGCCCACATGTGCCATGGCTCACAGCGTCACGAGCGCGAGCGAGTCGCCCCGTCTGACCGGTCAAAGGCTGCCGACCCACCCACTCACTAGGAGTGACTTAATAGCAGGGACCCGGGCTGCTGGCGGAACTCCAGAGATGGAGGAGTTTGTCCCCTGGACCGTGGACAATCTCAAAAGCCAGCCGGAGGCGGTGAGGATGCTCACGGCCCACTCCTACCTCCCTGCCAACGCGGAGGAAGGGGTAGCCTACCCCCCGCTAGTCCACACCTATGAATCCCTATCCCCGGCCAGCACCTGCCGCGTCTGCGATCTGCTGGACACCCTGGTCAATCACTCCGAGGCCCCCGTGGCCTTCTTCGAGGACTATGCCCTGTTATGCTACTACTGTCTCAACGCCCCCAGAGCCTGGATCTCCAGCCTCATCACGGGCGTGGACTTTTTACACATCCTGATGAAATACTTCCCCATGGCGGGGGGGCTGGAGTCCCTCTTCATGCCCTCCAGGATCCTGGCCATCGACATCCAACTCCACTTTTACATCTGCCGGTGCTTTCTCCCCGTATCCTCCTCAGACATGATCCGCAACGCCAACCTGGGCTACTACAAACTCGAGTTCCTCAAATCCATCCTCACGGGCCAGGCCCCGGCTAACTTCTGCTTCAAGTCCATGTGGCCCAGAACCACCCCCTTTCTCACCCTCCCGGGACCCAGGACATCCAAAGAATCACAGGAGATTCCCGGGGAGGCCGGCCGGGCCCAATACACCGGCCTCTGCTGCCACCTGCCGTCTCGAACCCGGGGCCCACACCCGTTCCTCAGAGCCGAGAAGGGAGGAAACTCCCAGGGCGTCGCGTCCAAGGCCGACTACTGCGGCCTGCTGATGGGCACCTGGGGAGACACTGACCTGCTGGGAGGACCAGGCCGCCATGCTATCGTTTTAAACGCGGAATACAACGGGGATGCGCTCGCGGAGATGGCCCTGGCCTTCCCCAGACCGGAGGCCGGCGACCATTCACAGGGCCCCTGCCTGCTGGCCCCCATGTTTGGGCTGCGGCACAAGAACGCCTCGCGGACCATCTGCCCCCTCTGCGAGAGTCTGGGGGCCCACCCGGACGCCAAGGCCACCCTTGACCGCTTCAAGAGCCTTATCCTGGACTCCTTTGGAAACAACATCAAGATCCTGGACAGGATCGTGTTCCTCATCAAAACCCAGAACGCTCTGCTGGACGTAAGCTGCCCCAGGCTCAGGGCCTGGCTGCAGATGTGCACCCCGCAGGACTTCCACAAGCACCTGTTCTGCGACCCCCTATGTGCCATCAACCACGCCATCACCGATCCGAGCGTGCTCTTTGGTCAGATTTACCCACCCAGCTTCCAGGCCTTTAAGGCAGCTCTCGCGGCCGGGCAGAACCTAGAACAGGGGGTATGCGACGCGTTAATTACGCTTGTGTACATATTTAAATCCACACAAGTGGCCAGAGTGGGCAAAACAATCCTCGTGGATGTCACTAAGGAACTGGACGGGGTCCTGCGTCTCCACGGCCTAGACCTGGTCCAGTCTTATCAAACATCCCAGGTCTACGTGTAAAAAGTAGCCCGAATGGCTCCTGTCGCCCCGGAGGCCGGGGATGTGTACCAGCAGAGGCCCGCGGATCCCAAATGCCACCGCCTGATGCATCCGCACCACAGAGACTACGCGCCCTCAAAGGCCTCGGCCAGGAGCGTGAGATCGGTGGCCAGGAGCAACAAAATGTGCCCGGGGCTGGGAAAGATGGAAAGGGCCGGCAGCGTGGCCCGCTCCAGATGCTCCAGGCACACGCGGCGCCGAGACGGGTCCAGTTTCACGCTGCGTGAATTCTTCAGGGGGATATCTGCCAACTTTGAGTTGGGCAAAGATTTTCTGCGTGAGATGAACACCCCCATCCACGTGTCAGAGGCCGTGTTCCTACCGCTGTCTCTCTGTACACTGTCCCCGGGCCGCTGCCTTCGCCTCTCCCCCTTTGGCCACAGCCTTACTCTGGGCTCCCACTGTGAGGTCTGCATCAACAGATCCCAGGTTCACGTGCCTCAGGAGTTCAGCTCCACCCAGCTCTCCTTCTTCAATAACGTCCACAAGATCATCCCCAACAAGACCTTCTACGTGTCCCTGCTCAGCAGCTCCCCCAGCGCCGTGAAGGCAGGACTCTCCCAACCCGGCCTGCTCTATGCCTATCTGGTTACCGGCCACTTCTGTGGCACTGTGTGCCCCATCTTCAGCACCACCGGGAGAGGACGCCTGAACATGCATCTTTTGCTCCAAGGCACCTCCCTACACATCCCGGAGACCTGCCTGAAACTCCTCTGTGAAAACATTGGTCCCGCATACGAACTGGCCGTGGATTTGATAGGGGACTCCTTCTGTTTAAAAGTCAGCCCCAGGGACGCTGTCCACGAGAAGGCAGTCAACGTTGACGAGGACGCCATTTTCGAGGCCATTAAGGATCTAGAGTGCGGGGACGAGCTAAGACTGCAGATCATCAACTACACACAGCTCATTTTGGAAAATAAACAGTAGTCTCAGACCCTTAACACCTGTCCTGTGTTTGCTTGGTAGCCGGGGGTGAATTGGCTGGTTGTGAAAGCCACTCTGTCATTCTATTGGAATAACGGGGTGAAACAGGGGAGGGCCTGCAGGGCTTGGGGCCTGCTAAGACCCACTGGCTAAGTCATACCAGTGTGAGGATATCGGTGGTCTAGAGGGCGAGCTTGCGAAAGTTGGGTCCCACAAAGCCCCACTTGCTAGGCCATACTTGGGGACTTGGTTGGGCTTTGGAGTGGTGCATTGGAGAGCATTCACACGGGCCACCCATGGCCCACCGGGGCCACATTCAAAGCAAGGACTCATAACTGCAACAGTGACCGGCATGGCGCTCTCGAGGCAGCTACCCGCCTTCCCCGTGCAGAAAACACAACAATTGTATCATGAAATCTGCGTTTATTGAACAAAACAACAGTAACACCAAGCATAACTGGAAGATGATAGGTAAATGTGGTGTCAAGATGATGGGGAGGGGCTGACTTTTACCAAATCAAAAGATACGCCGCCCCCAATCATCTAAACCCCACACCTCAGAGTGCATGTAAAACACCATGCCTTAACCAAGGCACTAGGCCTCAACCCGTTAATGGCACACTGGAAAAACACGTCTTCCCAACCACAGCTCACACTCACCTTAGTTATCCTTAGCCTCTCATCCTCGCGTTATTATGATGGAGAGGGCGAAGCACCGATTACATAAGCACGAGTGCACTTCCCCGCTGTCCATCAGAACACCACGGGCATGTCTCAATAATAGGCCCCTGGTGTGAATGGCCAACACTTGGAAATTCCCCCGCAAAAGATAACATCGAGTATCAGCTATCTCCTGTGGCAGAATTTAAAAGTGGGGGCCGGGTCATTGGCTTCTAAGGCTTCTGGCCCCCGTGGTTGGCTTTAAAACTAAACCCACTGTATTGTTCAGTTACAAGGTGTGGGCTCCGTGGTACCCTCACCCACGCGTCTATCCTGCCGGTTTAGCTTCCAATAGGCCCAATGACCCAAGCTTATGTAAAGTGCTGCATACAGTCATATAAATCAGCGTCTTCTTCCAGAGATAAATAAATAGCTACACACAACTACGAGAGTTAAAGTTAGTCCAGCTAGAAATGCAGTCCATCCGGGGCTTCCAGTGCCTGAACGGTTGCCCCTCAGTAAAGAAGGCCAGCCACCTTGCTGGTGAATCCAAGCATCAAGGCCTTCGCTGGCTTCTAACATCCCACGAACTGACAGGTCCACAACATAGTAGGGAGTATTCCTGTTACAACACAACGTCCTGCAGGCATGCATGCACCAAGCCAGCCAGGCCAACGCTCGCCCCAGAGTGGGATTTCCACGGTGGAAGATTTCTTGAAACACTCTGGTAAAATCCACATCCCACGCTTCGGTGTTTGATAAAAATCTGTCCAAGGCTTCTGAAAAGGCACCCGCGTTTTGTTCAATTATTTGCTCAAGCAGTACATGGACACGTAAAACCAGAGTGTCCCCCGCAGAGAGGCTGGAGGGTGATTCTCTTGATGCTAACTCCAACACAGGATGCAGACCCTCGTTTCCATGAACGTGACTGTCCCGCATACACAGGGCTAACAGTAAATCTCTTGTTGAAAAGGCCATCTTTATCTACAAAATCTGGCACAAGTGTGATTAGGCGAGAACTAGAAAACCAAAAGATGAAAGTTAGCACCACATGAAGCCACCTGCACAAACAGACTCACAGTAAGACCCAACAGCCATGCTATCAAATTAACGAGGGAAGAGGGCCAGCGAAAATTGAGGGTGGGAACAATTACATCACGCTCCCAAAGTCACCACACAAGAATTACCTACCCCAATAGGTTGGGGGAGTGGGGGGCTAAGGCAACTGCGCACAAACCCAGGGGAATGGCTCTGAGGGAAGGCACGGGTGCCTAATTGCTAGGAGGGTGAGTATGGCAAAAGGCGTAAACAAGCAACTAACACGCGCGGCCGAACCCCAGGCTGGTGGCTGGTGTATGCACACCCCGTTTTCAGATAGCAGCTTAAGGGGCTAAAATTAATCCCCAACCCTTTAATGTCAAGCGGGTACCAAACGAGAGCAGCTTCAGTTGCACCAATCAGCCCTCCAAACACACAGGCGAGACTTCGACCCTTCTTGTCAACCTCTTCAGACCCGGAGTTAGTGCTAAGACAGGCAACCCCGGGGCTGATCAGGTTAATAAGGAGCCGGCCGTGCTCTGACTCATATTTCCATCCACACCTAGGATCTCTCCCAGAGCCCCCTTCCCTCCCCGGGACGCGGTGTTTCCTAAAGGCGGGGCACATGGATTAGCAGGAGATTAGTGTGCCACAGTGAGGCAAGCGGGGCGAGTAAGGGGGGATTAGTGGCTCAGAGTGATGCATACCAAAGGCAGCCACCCTAACAGAGGGACAGAGTCCACGGGACAAGGCGAGGGCCAGGTCATGACCCGGGCGTGGCGAGCATCGGTCAGCTGACCAAATGTGCAAAGGTGATGCACCTGGGAGGCACGCAGGGGTGCCACGTCACCCGGGGGTGCTGGGGTGGGGGATGGGCTCAGGCAACCGTAAGGGAGGGGGGGGTAGGGGGGGGAGGGATTACACTATAGGGTTCCCTTCCTCTAGGTTCCTATATACCTATAGGTATATACCCATAGGTATATACCCAGCTGTAGTACCCTATTCCTCCACTAGGTTAATAACCTATAGGTTATGCTACCATTATAACGAAGGGAGGAAGGGTGGCGCACCTCGAGGTAGGATAGGAGGGTACCCCAGTAGGAACCTAGCTGAATCCTACCTAGCTCCACCCACCTGGTATATAGGGGCGGAGCTTAGGATACCTCCAGGATAATGGAACCCTATGGATACCTACCTCTAGGCTCCACCCACTAGGTATATCGGGGCGGAGCCCAATCCTCCCCCTCCTGGTTCAACCCTATGGAGGGGACCCTCCGGAAGCTCCGCCTACCCCAAATCTCGCGGGCCTTAGCTCCTCCCTCTCACGTTATCCCAATAGCATAACCTCCAGGTACCACCCACCTGGTGACACACCTACAGGTAACCCAACGGGCTAAAATGACACACCTTAATTATCCAATAGGAAGCCCCCTCTCCTGAGCAAACCTTAAGGTATTGCACAGAGCCCGAAAAAAGTGAATAAAAGAAGGCGCGCTGGCCGGGGTCGCCAGCGTCGTCCAGACGCTCGGGGGGTGCACAACCCCCAGCCGGCCCGGCGTCCTTGCGGCGGCCTCCCCCCCCATGAAGCGGGCGGCGCGAGGTCCCTGCCTGGCACCAGGGTCCGGCTGGGGGCGCACCCCCACCCCCGCCGGGGCCCCGGGAGGCCCGGCCGCGATCCTCCCCCGTGAACGGGGCGCGCTGGGTCGCGGCTGCCACCCGGGACCCCCGGCCCTGTGCCACGGGGACCCCCTGCCGGCCGGCGCGGGCCCCGGGACCACGCCCACCCCAACCCCCCTGCCTTCCAGGTGCACCGGACCCCCGGAACGGACCCAGCGGACCACGCCCACCAGGACCGGACCAGCGGATGCGGCGGACCCCCAGGAGCTCCAGGACCGGGTAGGCCGTGCAATCCCGGGGGGAGGCGGCATAGGCCTGGGGTCCCGGGGACCACGCCCCTCCCTTCCCCACCCCCATTGCCTTCCAGGTGCACCGGATCAGCTGACCCAGCGGACCACGCCCTCCAGGACCGGAGCAGCAAACGCGGCGGACCCCCAGGAGCTCCAGGACCGGGTAGGCTGGGTCACCCCGGGGGGAGGCGGGATGGGGCTGGGGACCCGGGGCCCACGCCCCTCCCTTCCCCACCCCCATTGCCTTCCAGGTGCACCGGATCAGCTGACCCAGCGGACCACGCCCTCCAGGACCGGAGCAGCAAACGCGGCGGACCCCCAGGAGCTCCAGGACCGGGTAGGCTGGGTCACCCCGGGGGGAGGCGGGATGGGGCTGGGGACCCGGGGCCCACGCCCCTCCCTTCCCCACCCCCATTGCCTTCCAGGTGCAGGAAAACCCCGGAGCCCCAGGACCGAGCGGCGGCGCGGCGGTGCCCAGCGGGGCCACCCCCCACCCGGAGCGGGGCAGCGGCCCGGCGGACCCACCGGCGGCCGCCCGGCTGCCCCGGAGCACCCGGACCCCGGAGCCCCAGGACCGAGCCAAGATACTGCTGTGCCCGGCCTGCATGACCCTCACTCCCTACGACTAGCCCCCTTTAACCCTCCCCGGGGGGTAGCGGCGGCACTGAAATTTGTTTCCCTGTTGCAGGTGCTGACCCTGGCGACAAGATTTGGAAACGAGCGGCGTCAAACGCTGGGGTGCAAGGCCTTCCATACTGTGAAACAATAAACTGGCTGAACTGACAGTCCCGTGTGTTGTGTGTAACTTTGGGATGGGGCAGGTGGATTCAAAGACTGGAAGGGAAGCAGCCAAGGAGGTGCTGCGGGGTAGGCAGCCGGCTGGATGGTGGCAACGTGGGCTTTGGGTACTGGGTTAAGGAATGCCATACATGAGGGCGGGGGAATGGACCATTGAGGCTGGACTGACGGGGATGAGCGTCCCGCTGATTGTGGGGAAATGGAGCGCCATTTGTGGCTGCACGTGCATGGGGTGAGATGGGGTTTGTGGGTGAGATGCGCGTGAACTGCAAGCTGGCGGAAACATGCAGCCCACCTGTAAGCTGCGTGTAGGTGCCAATTTTGGCAGGGCTCTCAGTGAGATGTGGGGGAGGAGCTAACTCTTGCTTTTCCTGTTTAACTAATAGAATGACAGACGGGTCAACTGTTAACAGAGAAAAGAGGTAAATTTATTTTGGATACATGGGTAACCGAACAGATGGAATCTTTTACTGGTTGGAGGGGCGAGGTTTCTTACTGGGACTTCCCACATTTTGGTTTTCATCAGAATGCTCAGAATCTGATACATTAAAAATGTCATCCCAGTTTTCATCCATGTCTTCAAGGTCTGGGGGTTCTATGGTGGGAGGATACCAGTCATCTGGGAAGAGCATGGGAGTTGGTGGAGTAGCAGAGGGCTGAGGTTCCTGTACTGGGGACTGGGGTAGCTGGGCTGAGTGGCCTGCCATGGCCCTGGCTAAGTGGCCACGTGCTGGGAGAGCCTCGGATGGGCCCGGGGTTGGCGAACTATCGGGCGCCTGGACAGGGTCAGTGTTAAGAGGAATTGCTGGACTTAGTGCAGGCATACTTGGACTTGGGGGAGGCTGAGGTGATGGGGCTGGCCCTGCCTTTGGCGGGGTAGACTCTTGGCCTGACTTGGCCCTGGCTTTGGCCTTGCCCTTACCCTTGCCCTTGCCCTTTTGTGCTCTAGAGGGACCCCCGGTTCTTCCCTTTCGGCGTTTGGAGGCTCTGGATCGGGTAATGGGCGGCCACCATATGGGCCCTATTGGCGTGGAGGGCTCTGGCTCAGTGCGGACTATTCCCGGAGTTGGCTCCGGTGGTGCCGGTGGGGGCCGTGTTGTAGATAGGGGAGGCAAGTGTACAGTTGGAACTTTAAAAGGTGAACTGAGGGGGGGTATGTTTCTAGAGGAGAGCTGGTGTGGGGAATGTTGGAGATGAGGTATCTCAGGTACTTGAGCCGAGGACTGCCCATGTACGTGTTCCTGCAGTATGTTACGTGCAGAGCTATGCTTAGGAGGAGTGGGATGTGATGTGGGTTGGGGAGGGGCGGGACGTTCTGGTGATGTTAGAGGCTGCGCCTGGGGGAGTGCCTGCTGTTTAGTAGGAGAAGGCCCCCACGGCGCTCCGGGGGGTGCCTGCTGTTTAGTAGGAGAAGGCCCCCACGGCGCCCGGGGGGGTGCCTGCGGTTCAGTAGGAGTTTGCCTGTATGGAGCCCAAGAGGGCTGCGTGTGTTGAGTATAAGGAGGCATGGGAGCCCAACGGGGCTGTGGGTGGCGAAGAGGAGAAGGCCTCCATGGCGCCGATGTGGGAGGCCTGTGTTGAGTATAAGGAGGCCTGCGGGGAGCCCAAGGAGGGTTCGTGGGGTGAGAAGGAGAAGGCCTCCATGGAGTCTGAAGGGAGTTCGTGTGCCGACAAGGATTAGGCATCTGGAGTCCCTGGGGATGTTGTGTGTAAGGAGTGGCCCTCGGTGGTGTTGATGTGGGTGGGGTGGGTGACAAGTGCTCAGAACCTGGTGACAACGTGATGGGTGACGCCATGGGGGGAGGTGTGGGATTACGTCTCGGCGGACCTAGGGGGCGTAGAAGGCCCCGTACACCATGTGCTTGGCGTACAATTAAGTTGGACATACAGAGCATGCGAACCGCCCACGAAACGGCGCCCCCCTCTGGGCCACCAAGGGGGTCCCTATCGCGGGGGTCAGGTTCTTGCGTTCCTACGTCCCTGCGCTCTGGTGGAGGAGGAAGAGAGGGTGGCTGAGGAAGTGGAAGAGGGGGTTGCGGAGGAGGTGGCGGGGGTGGCGGAGGGGGTGGTGGCGGGAGTGGCCCGGGTACATTTTGCGGGCCCTCATTCTCGTCACCCACGATAATTTTGAGTTGAATTAGGGGACGATCGGACAGGGCCTGGGTGGACAGCGTTGACGTTAGGGAAAGTACCGGCTGCCCGTTCTCATCAGTGGCAATATGTAGAATATACTCCCCCCCGGCTTGAACTGCAACATAGTAAGTAGGCATGGTGGCGGCAGAAAGAGCAAAAGACAAGCAAGGGTGCTTAAAAGGGTGTTGGTATCTACCTGCCCCAACACAGGTTCAGGCAAAACTTTACAGCATGTCACACGCCAGCACTGAGTTACTGCGGGTGGAGGGAAAGGGATACAGGGACGTTAATTTCCATTTGCGCCACCTGGCGGCCCTAAAGCAAACCTAGCACTGGGAGGGACGGCACCCCAATTTGTCATAGGCTGCCACCGCGTGGCACCACTAGGGATAGCCCTGCAAGGGGAAACTGCAGAAAAAGGCTGCGGTTAGGGAATGGTGATCCTCTACAGCCCCCTTTTGCGGTCGATTCCCGGGGTAGCCGGCCAGCCAGGCGGGCATAGCGGCCCTCTGGCTGTCCTTGCTCAATTTTAGCCCCCTTGCTCGTTAATCTGATAGAATGGCTACTAGGTTGCCCTTTTGGTACACATAAGGCTGATTACCAGAAACTGACATGCTAAGACTGGGAAAGCTGTACTGAAATGAGGCCAATAAATTGGAAGTCACAAATCACCTGGGCCAGGCCTGTGACTTAGGTTTCTTCCTCCTCTTCTATGTAGACCCTTCGACGGCAGGTGGTGGTTACTTGTTGTGGGTTTGTTCTTTGCCTAGAGCGTGCCAGCCACTCTCTCCAAGACTACATTGGAAGGTGGCTGGTGATTGGAGGTATGACTAGCACTTAAGAGGTGGGGCTGGGGCTACAAAATAGAAAAACACTTACCCTTGCTCCTGGCTGGATAAGTGGCCCTTGTGGCTTGGTTGTGAATGGAGGTGTGAGCGGGGGATCATGTTCATTAGATAACAAAGCAAGGGGAGAAAGTTAAGAAAGTTTCAGGAATACCAGGGGCTTCTGGGGGTAACTGGGCAGGGGACACGGGGCTGAGTGGACTGGGCCTCTTCCTGGAGGACCCCTGGACTTGTGGGCGAGGTTTGGGGGCGGCTGGGGGTCGGGCTGGCCTGCCAGGGGGGCAAAAGGGGCTCAGAGGGCTCCTACTCGAGGCAGGCTTACATGGGAGTCTATGGGGAGCCAGGCCCGAGGGTCACCTAAAGTCCCCCTGGACGGGCCTGGGGTGGCCGGGGAGGGGCGGGGAGGGTCCAGGGGGACGGAGGGCCTGGCCTGAGGGGAAGGGAGTGGACGGGGCTGGACTCTGGGCGGGTGGACGGGCGCGGGAGGCTGGTTTTGGGGCTGGACTTTGGACACTGAGCACAGGAGCCGGGGCCTCCGGGGGAGAGGGAGGCGGGTGCCCGTGCCTGGAGGCAGACTGGGCGGCTGCGGGGAACTCTGGCACACCGGGCCGCCGGGGTCCCTCCGGCCGGCCTGATGGACCCGGTGGGGATACAAGCTGAGGGGGCTGGGGGTGGGAGGCGGGGAGGGCAGGCCAGGGGAGAGGGAAGGCGGCTCGCCCGGGCTGCCGGGGTCCCTCCGGCCGGCCTGGTGGACCCGGGGAGGCCGAAAGCGGGGGACTGGAGGGGAGAGGGAAGAGGGGAGAGGGAGGGGAGAGGCTGGTGGGGAACCAGGGCCTTCTGGGCGTCTCTGGGGCTGGACTGGAGGGCCCTGGGAGGCCCCTCTCCGCGAGGGAGAGTCTCTGGCCTGACCGGGAGGCTCTGCTGCCTTCTGGGGGACGCTCTGGGCTCTGAAGCCCGGGAGAGGGGTGAGGACTTTGGCCTCTGGGGCCGACCGGGCTGCCGGGGTCCCTCCGGCTGGCCTGGGACCCGGGGAGGCACCCTGAGGTGCTCCTCTGTCCTCTGGACTAGGGGGCCCTGGGCCCCGAGGGCGGCTCCCCTCTGTCATTCTTTGGGTTCAACGGGGCTCAGAGGGGAGCGGAGACCAGGAGGATGCCTGGAGGCGGACCCGAGGGGCTCTGGGGCGCCGGTCCCCCGGTCCCTCTGGGGGACAGAGAGAGGGGCAGAGCCAGCCAGCGGCTGGACCCGAGGAGGCGCCCGGGGCGAGGCCGGGTGGCCGGGCAGGCCGGGTCTTGGGCCTGGGAGGCCCGGGGTGTTGAGCCTGCTGCCCCGGGAGAGGCCGGACCCAGCCTGGCGCCCCTGGGGTCTGTCTGGGGGACTGAGGGCGGCCGCCTGGGACACCTGGAGGGTGTAGGAGGATCCCTCGGACTCTGCCAACAGAGACCCGGGCGATCCACCTCCACTCCCAGGGCCTAGGCCGACCCTCTGACTCCCAGAGCTACCCCAGGGCCACCAGGCGGGGCCAGGCCCCTCCAGAGGCACCAGGCTCACCACCACAGACCCCCAGACCCGAGACCCGGCCTGCCCAGCCACCCGGCCTCGCCCCAGGCGCCTCCTCGGGTCCGGCCGCCGGAGGGCCCTAACCCTGTCTCTGTCCACTAGAGGGGACCGGGTGTTGGGACCTGGTGGCGCCCGCCGGCTCCAACCTCGGGCCTCTGGGCTGGTCTCGCTTGCCGGCCCCAATGGCCGCGGGCCTCTACTTCTTCTCTGCTCGTTACCAGAGAGAATGGCCGCTGGGTCTTTGGTTATGGGGCCTGGCCTGGTCCAAGGTGGCCTGGCCTGGGCTGCGAGGCCTCGAGGGCCGGGTTCTGGGCTCGTGGGGACACCTGGGCTCGTGGGAGAGGTGGGGAGGACAGAGAGGGAGGGAAGGCGGGGAGGAGAGGAGGCCGGGGAGCGGCTGGGATGGGCAGGCCGGGGTCCGGGGGACCCGAGGGCCTAAGAGGCCCCGGCGCCTGGTTCATGTGTCCAGACCGGGGCACTGGGAGTGTAGAGGGAGAGGCAGGGCCTGTAGCCCGGGACTCTGGAGGACGGGGACGCGGAGGGCCTGGGGCCCAGGGGCGAGGGGACTGAGGCGGGCCTGAAGCCCGGGTTGAGGCAACTTGGTTTAGCCTAATCCCACCCGGACTAGACCCCAGGTTCCTGTGAAAAGCAAGAAGCGTGTGTACTAGGCCTCCCATGATGTGGGCCCTGGAGGTGAAGTTACCTACCCTTACTGGTGGACCGCTTACCGGCCGCTCCTCTTCTTCAAGGAAGACCCTCCTGCGAACGCGTGTGGGTCCCTGTGGGTCTCCGCCGGCTGGGCTGCTGTGCCTGCGCCTTCTCAGGAGGTCTCCGAAGGGGCCTTGAGACGGGTGGCTGTGTGTAGTGTGTGCCTGGGTGTGGTGGAGTGGTGGGCTGAGCAGAATAACTAAAAGTCCACTTACCTCTGGCCCGAGACCTGGGGGCCCGGGCCTGGAAGGTCTGGGGGCTTCGTTTGGGTCTCCCCTAGGCTTGGATGGCGGAGCCGGCGATGGCGGTGGAGGTGGCCCCGGGCGCAGGGCAAGGCGATGGGCGAGGGAAGGAAGGGGGACAAAGTTAGAAGTTAGGCCTGGGGCCTCGGAGGGCCTGGAGGGCTAGAGTGAGGTAGAAGACCCCTCTCTTACATCTCTGTGGGCTCCTGGCGCTCTGATGCTGCCAGAAATAGTTGCTGGGCCACTTTATACCAGGGGGCAGTGGTCCCCCTCCCTAGAACTGGCAATTGGCTGCTGTCCGGCTTACGTAAACGCACTGGACTGAGAAGGTGGCCTGGCAACGCGAACCCCCTTGGGCCCTGACATTTACCAAATTTAAAAATCAAGCCCCCTTCCCTCTTTTAGGGACTGATTCCTCTTTTCCCCTCTAAAGATAGACGCGGCGCAGCCAACCATAGACCCGTTTCCTGGGTCCAGGGCCGCCATTATGCGCACGCGGAGACAAAATGGCGCCCAGATTGCCTCAAAAGTTTAGATTTTTCGAGTTTTAAAGTCCTCCAGAACTCTGAAGTGTCAGATTCGGGGTCCAAATCACTGCCAGAGACTGCCTGCTCCTGTGCCTGCCTCGGGGCTGCCTCTCCCGGCCCTAGACTGGGCTGTCTGACAGGCCCGCCAAATGGGCGCGCATGGCCTGAGTCCCTACTTTTAGGGGCTTCTGGGGGTAACTGGGCAGGGGACACGGGGCTGAGTGGACTGGGCCTCTTCCTGGAGGACCCCTGGACTTGTGGGCGAGGTTTGGGGGCGGCTGGGGGTCGGGCTGGCCTGCCAGGGGGGCAAAGGGGGCTCAGAGGGCTCCTACTCGAGGCAGGCTTACATGGGAGTCTATGGAGAGCCAGGCCCGAGGGTCACCTAAAGTCCCCCCTGGACGGGCCTGGGGTGGCCGGGGAGGGGCGGGGAGGGTCCAGGGGGACGGAGGGCCTGGCCTGAGGGGAAGGGAGTGGACGGGGCTGGACTCTGGGCGGGTGGACGGGCGCGGGAGGCTGGTTTTGGGGCTGGACTTTGGACACTGAGCACAGGAGCCGGGGCCTCCGGGGGAGAGGGAGGCGGGTGCCCGTGCCTGGAGGCAGACTGGGCGGCTGCGGGGAACTCTGGCACACCGGGCCGCCGGGGTCCCTCCGGCCGGCCTGATGGACCCGGTGGGGATACAAGCTGAGGGGGCTGGGGGTGGGAGGCGGGGAGGGCAGGCCAGGGGAGAGGGAAGGCGGCTCGCCCGGGCTGCCGGGGTCCCTCCGGCCGGCCTGGTGGACCCGGGGAGGCCGAAAGCGGGGGACTGGAGGGGAGAGGGAAGGGGGAGAGGGAGGGGAGAGGCTGGTGGGGAACCAGGGCCTTCTGGGCGTCTCTGGGGCTGGACTGGAGGGCCCTGGGAGGCCCCTCTCCGCGAGGGAGAGTCTCTGGCCTGACCGGGAGGCTCTGCTGCCTTCTGGGGGACGCTCTGGGCTCTGAAGCCCGGGAGAGGGGTGAGGACTTTGGCCTCTGGGGCCGACCGGGCTGCCGGGGTCCCTCCGGCTGGCCTGGGACCCGGGGAGGCACCCTGAGGTGCTCCTCTGTCCTCTGGACTAGGGGGCCCTGGGCCCCGAGGGCGGCTCCCCTCTGTCATTCTTTGGGTTCAACGGGGCTCAGAGGGGAGCGGAGACCAGGAGGATGCCTGGAGGCGGACCCGAGGGGCTCTGGGGCGCCGGTCCCCCGGTCCCTCTGGGGGACAGAGAGAGGGGCAGAGCCAGCCAGCGGCTGGACCCGAGGAGGCGCCCGGGGCGAGGCCGGGTGGCCGGGCAGGCCGGGTCTTGGGCCTGGGAGGCCCGGGGTGTTGAGCCTGCTGCCCCGGGAGAGGCCGGACCCAGCCTGGCGCCCCTGGGGTCTGTCTGGGGGACTGAGGGCGGCCGCCTGGGACACCTGGAGGGTGTAGGAGGATCCCTCGGACTCTGCCAACAGAGACCCGGGCGATCCACCTCCACTCCCAGGGCCTAGGCCGACCCTCTGACTCCCAGAGCTACTCCAGGGCCACCAGGCGGGGCCAGGCCCCTCCAGAGGCACCAGGCTCACCACCACAGACCCCCAGACCCGAGACCCGGCCTGCCCAGCCACCCGGCCTCGCCCCAGGCGCCTCCTCGGGTCCGGCCGCCGGAGGGCCCTAACCCTGTCTCTGTCCACTAGAGGGGACCGGGTGTTGGGACCTGGTGGCGCCCGCCGGCTCCAACCTCGGGCCTCTGGGCTGGTCTCGCTTGCCGGCCCCAATGGCCGCGGGCCTCTACTTCATCTCTGCTCGTTACCAGAGAGAATGGCCGCTGGGTCTTTGGTTATGGGGCCTGGCCTGGTCCAAGGTGGCCCGGCCTGGGCTGCGAGGCCTCGAGGGCCGGGTTCTGGGCTCGTGGGGACACCTGGGCTCGTGGGAGAGGTGGGGAGGACAGAGAGGGAGGGAAGGCGGGGAGGAGAGGAGGCCGGGGAGCGGCTGGGATGGGCAGGCCGGGGTCCGGGGGACCCGAGGGCCTAAGAGGCCCCGGCGCCTGGTTCATGTGTCCAGACCGGGACACTGGGAGTGTAGAGGGAGAGGCAGGGCCTGTAGCCCGGGACTCTGGAGGACGGGGACGCGGAGGGCCTGGGGCCCAGGGGCGAGGGGACTGAGGCGGGCCTGAAGCCCGGGTTGAGGCAACTTGGTTTAGCCTAATCCCACCCGGACTAGACCCCAGGTTCCTGTGAAAAGCAAGAAGCGCGTGTACTAGGCCTCCCATGATGTGGGCCCTGGAGGTGAAGTTACCTACCCTTACTGGTGGACCGCTTACCGGCCGCTCCTCTTCTTCAAGGAAGACCCTCCTGCGAACGCGTGTGGGTCCCTGTGGGTCTCCGCCGGCTGGGCTGCTGTGCCTGCGCCTTCTCAGGAGGTCTCCGAAGGGGCCCTGAGACGGGTGGCTGTGTGTAGTGTGTGCCTGGGTGTGGTGGAGTGGTGGGCTGAGCAGAATAACTAAAAGTCCACTTACCTCTGGCCCGAGACCTGGGGGCCCGGGCCTGGAAGGTCTGGGGGCTTCGTTTGGGTCTCCCCTAGGCTTGGATGGCGGAGCCGGCGATGGCGGTGGAGGTGGCCCCGGGCGCAGGGCAAGGCGATGGGCGAGGGAAGGAAGGGGGACAAAGTTAGAAGTTAGGCCTGGGGCCTCGGAGGGCCTGGAGGGCTAGAGTGAGGTAGAAGACCCCTCTCTTACATCTCTGTGGGCTCCTGGCGCTCTGATGCTGCCAGAAATAGTTGCTGGGCCACTTTATACCAGGGGGCAGTGGTCCCCCTCCCTAGAACTGGCAATTGGCTGCTGTCCGGCTTACGTAAACGCACTGGACTGAGAAGGTGGCCTGGCAACGCGAACCCCCTTGGGCCCTGACATTTACCAAATTTAAAAATCAAGCCCCCTTCCCTCTTTTAGGGACTGATTCCTCTTTTCCCCTCTAAAGATAGACGCGGCGCAGCCAACCATAGACCCGTTTCCTGGGTCCAGGGCCGCCATTATGCGCACGCGGAGACAAAATGGCGCCCAGATTGCCTCAAGAGTTTAGATTTTTCGAGTTTTAAAGTCCTCCAGAACTCTGAAGTGTCAGATTCGGGGTCCAAATCACTGCCAGAGACTGCCTGCTCCTGTGCCCGCCTCGGGGCTGCCTCTCCCGGCCCTAGACTGGGCTGTCTGACAGGCCCGCCAAATGGGCGCGCATGGCCTGAGTCCCTACTTTTAGGGGCTTCTGGGGGTAACTGGGCAGGGGACACGGGGCTGAGTGGACTGGGCCTCTTCCTGGAGGACCCCTGGACTTGTGGGCGAGGTTTGGGGGCGGCTGGGGGTCGGGCTGGCCTGCCAGGGGGGCAAAAGGGGCTCAGAGGGCTCCTACTCGAGGCAGGCTTACATGGGAGTCTATGGGGAGCCAGGCCCGAGGGTCACCTAAAGTCCCCCCTGGACGGGCCTGGGGTGGCCGGGGAGGGGCGGGGAGGGTCCAGGGGGACGGAGGGCCTGGCCTGAGGGGAAGGGAGTGGACGGGGCTGGACTCTGGGCGGGTGGACGGGCGCGGGAGGCTGGTTTTGGGGCTGGACTTTGGACACTGAGCACAGGAGCCGGGGCCTCCGGGGGAGAGGGAGGCGGGTGCCCGTGCCTGGAGGCAGACTGGGCGGCTGCGGGGAACTCTGGCACACCGGGCCGCCGGGGTCCCTCCGGCCGGCCTGATGGACCCGGTGGGGATACAAGCTGAGGGGGCTGGGGGTGGGAGGCGGGGAGGGCAGGCCAGGGGAGAGGGAAGGCGGCTCGCCCGGGCTGCCGGGGTCCCTCCGGCCGGCCTGGTGGACCCGGGGAGGCCGAAAGCGGGGGACTGGAGGGGAGAGGGAAGAGGGGAGAGGGAGGGGAGAGGCTGGTGGGGAACCAGGGCCTTCTGGGCGTCTCTGGGGCTGGACTGGAGGGCCCTGGGAGGCCCCTCTCCGCGAGGGAGAGTCTCTGGCCTGACCGGGAGGCTCTGCTGCCTTCTGGGGGACGCTCTGGGCTCTGAAGCCCGGGAGAGGGGTGAGGACTTTGGCCTCTGGGGCCGACCGGGCTGCCGGGGTCCCTCCGGCTGGCCTGGGACCCGGGGAGGCACCCTGAGGTGCTCCTCTGTCCTCTGGACTAGGGGGCCCTGGGCCCCGAGGGCGGCTCCCCTCTGTCATTCTTTGGGTTCAACGGGGCTCAGAGGGGAGCGGAGACCAGGAGGATGCCTGGAGGCGGACCCGAGGGGCTCTGGGGCGCCGGTCCCCCGGTCCCTCTGGGGGACAGAGAGAGGGGCGGAGCCAGCCAGCGGCTGGACCCGAGGAGGCGCCCGGGGCGAGGCCGGGTGGCCGGGCAGGCCGGGTCTTGGGCCTGGGAGGCCCGGGGTGCTGAGCCTGCTGCCCCGGGAGAGGCCGGACCCAGCCTGGCGCCCCTGGGGTCTGTCTGGGGGACTGAGGGCGGCCGCCTGGGACACCTGGAGGGTGTAGGAGGATCCCTCGGACCCTGCCAACAGAGACCCGGGCGATCCACCTCCACTCCCAGGGCCTAGGCCGACCCTCTGACTCCCAGAGCTACCCCAGGGCCACCAGGCGGGGCCAGGCCCCTCCAGAGGCACCAGGCTCACCACCACAGACCCCCAGACCCGAGACCCGGCCTGCCCAGCCACCCGGCCTCGCCCCAGGCGCCTCCTCGGGTCCGGCCGCCGGAGGGCCCTAACCCTGTCTCTGTCCACTAGAGGGGACCGGGTGTTGGGACCTGGTGGCGCCCGCCGGCTCCAACCTCGGGCCTCTGGGCTGGTCTCGCTTGCCGGCCCCAATGGCCGCGGGCCTCTACTTCTTCTCTGCTCGTTACCAGAGAGAATGGCCGCTGGGTCTTTGGTTATGGGGCCTGGCCGGGTCTAAGGTGGCCTGGCCTGGGCTGCGAGGCCTCGAGGGCCGGGGTCTGGGCTCGTGGGGACACCTGGGCTCGTGGGAGAGGCGGGGAGGGAGGACAGAGAGGGAGGGAAGGCGGGGAGTAGAGGAGGCCGGGGAGCGGTTGGGATGGGCAGGCCGGGGTCCGGGAGACCCGAGGGCCTGAGAGGCCCCGGCGTCTGGCTCATGTGTCCAGACCGGGACTCTGGGAGTGTAGAGGGAGTCATAGGGCCTGTAGCCCGGGACTCTGGAGGACACGTATAGAGAGAAGGACCCTGGACATGAAACCCATGAACCAAAAGACATAAGACTGTCACTCGGGGGGACTTTGCTGGCCTGAAGCAGCGGGTGAGGCGAGTGGACTCCATATATTGTGAATTTATGTACAATTTCATAAATTCTTCAAAATTTACATTGAGACCCTCTTGATAAAGTTAAATTACAACTATAAGATTTCATGAAAGGCAAAAAGAGGAACTTAACCCAAATAACTTTCAAGTCTCCCTGATATTTCTATTATTCACATTCTCATGAAAGGGGAAGTAGCCCTCACATGGGAAAAACTAGTGTCTACAGACACCCCCAAACAGGAACCCACACAGTCAAATAAAGTTCATCGTTAGAGTTACTGGAAGGAGAATGGTTTTATGAGTTTCTAATTATTTCACTTATTACATAGTAATTATTTAGGATACATGCTCACGTGCAGAAATCTGGCTGCTTCACTCCTAGAGGGAAGAAGAATCACATAAATTAGCAATCTGGACATACAAGAGGCCAACACCATATACAATAAATCGAATCTGTATTCCCAAGAAAAATGCATAATACCGACTGTGCATCGCGGCCTCCTGAGTTTGTTCCAGGAGGCCGTTAGACTTACGGTTTAGATGATTTTTGCAGGTTAAATGATGAACAGTAGGAGAAGGTTTTGTAGTGTTAGCTGGGCCTACTTGGCCGCATGGTGAGGACCCCGCAATGAGGATCCCGGGGTCGTTGGTCTTTGCCTCTATGCCATCTGATCCAAGATTTGAACCAGTGCACAGAGTATTTGTAGTGGGTCCTTAGCAGCCCCCCTTAGGGACCGCTGATTGGCCAAGGCCTACATTTTACGGAGAGGGGGAATTAGATAGGTTTGCGCAAACTAGGCGCAATAAACTCCACCCGATAAGACCCCTTTTGTGGCCACGCCTTAAGTTACCCCCATTTTAGGGATTGCTCCACCTTCGATGTCCCAGGGGCCAAGGGCCTCGAGTTTTCTCATTGGCCCGAGGCCTGAGCTCCACCCTTAGTAAGCGTTAGGCCTTCTCCCGCCAACCGGCTTCAGGGTTGTATGGTAGCAACTAATAGCAGTAGAAGCACTGAAGCATAAATTTTTTCCCACGGGTTGTTTAGCACTACTTAGCATCCCGTGACATTCACAGGGGCAGGGTTTCGGTGGCTTAAAGGTGGCGCCCGCCTTTGAAGTAATTTCGGCCCCTGTGTTTTTACCTGGGCCGGGGAAAATAGGAGCATAGTGGGAATCTTGGAAGTAAACGTGGTGGGTATCACGGGTGGGGCAACCTGTTGGCGGGTGGGTGGTTAGCAATGCTTTGAGAGGTCGCGCGGGAGACCCCCTCCGTCACAGGAGACCCCCCGTCACCGGCAGCGCCACCTGCTTTAGGTGCACTGTGGCAGGCTGGGCTGACTTTGGGTTGGCCGTGTCAAAATTTCGCGGGCCTTTCAGCGGTGGCGCATTGCCCACTGCCCCGCTGTTTCCCTATGCAAGGCTTGAGAGCCGTATGGCCTGCGGGCTGGCTTCGGAGCCTATGCTCATGGCCTATGGGCGGCCTCTAGTGGAGGAGAGAGTGAATGGGCGGCGGACTTTGGCAGGCTGCCCTTTAAGGCCAGCTGGCGTGTGCCCTCCCCACTTCTCTTCCCGTTAACCTTATAGAATGAGAGCTAAGTACTTGTGGGCTGGGTAGAGAACATGATGTTCAGTAACAGCCCTGGCCGGGTAAACCCCACTAGCGAAAACTGCGTCAGTGCCCTTCTGTAGAATCTATTGTTTCTCCCGTGGGGAGACCACAGGAAGGTACTTGGGCGGGTCAGAACACAAGAAGCAACCAAGAAGAAAAGTTTCATTTTATTGTAAATGAAAGTGAAGAGTGGGGTTTGGGGAGCAAGGAATCCACAATCTGGACAACTTTTCCAGAGAATGGAATTATCTGCGAGTTTTCATGGTCATGTAGGCTTCTATATAGTTAATAAAGATATCAAATTCACTCATGGCTTTGTAGACTCCTTTTTCCTGCAGCTTGCTGAAGGCATTTTTAACTTGCTCCACGGCCTTGCTCTTGTTCTCGCACGGGAGAAACCTGTGGCACCTTCGAAGGCGAAGCCTTAGGGTTTTTAGATTCTCACCCAGAGAGTTCACGTGCTCTTTGGCGTTGGGGTCCTGGTTTTCAGCCTGTGGCATTACTTCCTCCAGGTAAAACTGGATCATTTCTGACAAGGCCTGGCAACCCAGGTAGCCTTTGAAATCTTCCAGCAGGGACTCTTTGAGCAAAATGTTATCTAGCTGATCCTTCATCTGGAAGAAGGTCTTTACACGACTAAAGGCATCTCTCAGGTCCCTGAGCATGTGGGGGAGGTTGCCACAATTGCTCACACCCTTACACGCAGGTGCCAGATAGAGTAACAGCAGGCATTGCAGAGCGAGGCCTGCCCTCGGCCCCATGCCTCAGGTGTGCCTGCCTACCTGAGGCATGGGGCTGTTTTATAGAGCATGGAAATGCCTTTAGGCTGACTAACACACCTGGGGACTTCCTGGTTGTTCTATTCTTAGCACTGCTGGGAAACAGAGTTTCGAGTTCCCGGGTAGGAAGTACTGCCCTGTAGATAGCATGTACTACCTAATCAGATTGCCTGTGGAACTGGCTGCCCATGCCCAGGTTCAAAGGTGACATATGTGGGGGGCAGTATAAGGGCACATCCCAACGCGGCCTCCACGTGAGCCTGACACCCCCAGAAATGCATGTGTGCATTTGCCAACAGTGATGGGCAGGTGCATTGGAGCCGGGCGCAGCAGGCTCACAGACGTGACTCATGGTCGAGACGCTTTGCAACCCTAAGCTGTAGATTATACACCTGTGCCAGGCGGGTGTAGCACCCACCGGAACCCAGGACGCATGGGGTGTGTAGACTGGTGTCTCACCATTGTATCTAGGCTGTTACCAAGGGGTTATACCCCAAGGGGTCTTCGGGGACAGCTGTTTTTCAAACATACCTACCAACCCTAGTTAGGTAGTATAAACTACCGGTAGGATAGCATATGCTGTCCGGCAGGCAGTATATGCTATCCAAAGGAGTTAAAATCTCATCCTTAAAGTTTCTACCTATATGTCGTGGGCAATTAACTGTATCTGTGCGAACGCACTCTGGTTGGCAGCTCACCTCCATGAAGAACATTTGTAGCCCAGAGGTATAGGCTGTGGTCCAAGGGGGCGCCTGGACACGGGCCTGAATCTTCGCCTGCATTTTGCTTCTCTCCCGTTTAGCTGATAGAATGACAGGTGGTGAACTAAAGGCTTTGGCCTAACAAAATCTGAGTACTTCAGCACCACCAAAGAGCTAAACTCTGTTAAACGAGTGTATTGATGTGTTTGTGCTTTGGCGGTAGCCTAAACTTCACCAGCCACCTTTGGACATGAAATTCCTGGCCTGAAATCTGACACCTGAGTGCTAACTTAAAACTGGGAGCCGGGGGGGGGGGGCAGGTTGTTTGACCTTGTAGTTCAGCTCATCTTGGTATTGGCCATGCCTCCCCAACCAGACCGGGGGTATGGGAGGTGGGGGTCACTATCAGAGACCACCCCGCACCTGACCCTGCGAATAGCATAGGCTAGGCACAGTCCAATATAGGCTAACCCAAGTAAGGCGTGTCAGAGAGGGGGCGAGGCTGGTGTACCGGGTGGTCATTAACTTAGTGTAATGAGGAGATGGACGAAGACACTAGGGGGCCCTGGAGAGTTTTCTAACCAGGTCGCATATCCTGGGATTCAACAGATCCTACTGGCAATACGTGCTATCCTAATATAGCTGGGTAGTATATGCTATCTTACGTAGGGTAGTATATGCTATCTTACATAGGGTAGTATATGCTATCCTCATATAGCTGGGTAGCATATGCTATCTCACTTCGGGTAGTATATACTACCCTAATATAGCTGGGTAGCATATGCTATCTTATTGAGGGTAGCATATACTATCCTAATATATCTGGGTAGCATATGCTATCTCACTTCGGGTAGTATATACTATCCTAATATAGCTCGGTAGCATATACTATCTTACTCAGGGTAGCATATGCTATCCTAATATAGCTGGGTAGTATATGCTATCCTAATATACCTGGGTAGCATATGCTATCCTGATATACCTGGGTAGCATATGCTATCTTACGTAGGGTAGTATATGCTATCCTAATATAGCTAGGTAGCATATGCTATCTTCCTTAGGGTAGTATATGCTATCCTAATATAGCTGGATAGCCTATGCTATCCTACGTAGGGTAGCATCTGCTATCCTAATATAGCTGGATAGCCTATGCTATCCTAATATAGCCGGGTAGTATATGCTATCCTTCGATACCCGTGTAGCAAATGTTATTCTGGCGAGAACTTACGAAGTGCATAGTATTCTAGTGTCTGGGGGGGTCTTCACCCGCTCAAGGGGGCGTGAATTTCCGCGGGCTGCCCTTCTGCCGTTGAACAATAGAAATGCAGCTAGGTCTGTTGTTGGCAGCCCTCCACTTAGACATGGGTTGGTGCCACCGCCTGATGCCCGACGGGCACTAAGCCTGGGGCTGGTTGTTTGGTGGTCTTCGGGGGGGGGGAGTCTTGTGGCGGCGCTTGGGACATGGAATGTCCAACGTTTGAAATTCCAAGACTTCTTTGGCCCGTTTTGGCCGATCAGGGACCCGTAAACGTAGCAGTGGTGGACATGGGGGTTCGTTCTATTATGGGATGGACTTTGTGGGGTCCTGATGGGTGTTGTCTGAATGTTTGGAGCAAAATAAACACGCAAAAGAGCGGACATTGGCTGGCGTTGCCAGGGAGGGTGGAGAATCCTGACTTCAATTGCACATAGGCGGGAGCCGCTCTTCTCCCCTTCCCGGGACTTGTACTCGGCACGGACGGATGAACCCGCACACCACCCACCCCCCGTCCGTACCCTCTAGGCTAGCCAATGTCCTAGTTTCTTCACTGGTCTGGAACATCAAAGAACTAAAGGTTAGACTACGTCACGGCGGTCTTGTTGGTTGAAAATAGCACCTGGAGAACCAGGTGCAAGTGCCACAATAATAGGGTTTCAAAACTGAAAGCAAAAGCAAGAACAAAACAGGCGGACCACCAGCTGGTTTGAACCGAAGAGAGCAGAAAGCGGGGACTGTCCAAATTTTAGCAGCACCAGACCCCACCTCCACCACCCGGGACTTGTACCCGGGCCGGGTGACTTAAGTCACACTCATCTTCTCCCCAGCATAACCGCTAGGGCAGCGTAGGTCCCAAGCTTCACCTAGCTCCGAAACATAATATCCTCATTTGGTCCAGCTACGTCACCGCGAGTAGGCGGGACGAGGATAGTATATGCTATTGACCACTTCCTCGCGCATGCCATCTGGCGGTATATCCAGTGCTCTACACTGTTGCTGCTCTGTGCCCACCTATTCTTCACCCCGCGGGTAATTTGTGTGGAAAATCCCGCCGCGAAACCTATGGGCTCTAGCATTTGTGTCAGAGACCCCCCCCCCTTGGCCTTCCACCGCACCCGGAGAGGATTGTAACACTGTGCCATCCCTAGAAGGGAATACGTGTGATGAATCACATATTGCCCTTCTGGCGTCAGGAACCGTAAATTCGGTCCCGTGTTGTGATCACTCTGGACCCTTGCCTGCAACCCTGAGCAGTTTCCCTCTGGCTTCTCTCAAGCCCCTGCCCGGGGGAGTGAGGCCCATCATCTAGTCCAGGGCCCAATGTCCGCAGGCCTCACCTTATCTCCGCTTGTTATCCTATAGAATGACCGCTTGGGTTTCTGTGGGTTTTGAGGGCGTGGGACTTGTGTAATGAGGTGTAACTCCAGATTTGTATAATGATAGGAAACCGAATGCAATAGGAGACCTCCCGGAGATTTGGTTACTTTCTCCAACTACTACCCCTCTTGTGGTTAAAGTTAATGTCCCGTGTCTGAGGTTTCCACTCATCGGGTTTTCTAGGAACACAAATCACAGAAACCACATGTTTCTATACAGTTTATTGTAGTGTTTGTAAATACAGCACACGTGTTCTGTGCAAATTTCGTAAACCCCTCTCGACACTCAGAAGTTTAGGAGCTGATGCTAGCCCAGCCTACGGTACTCGCAGGCTTGGGTCACTGAGGTGACTGGTTATGAAGAGGGGTGGCCTCGCTTCAGCGACCATAGGTGTGCTGCTTGAAACATAAGAGTCCATGGGGAGCACCCCGTGGAGGGGGCAAAGGCGGAGGGAATGTGCTCCCACTGCCAAAAGTCTGTGCAAAGTGACGGGTCACACAGGAGAGCCAGGTGGCGGCCGTCGGGGGAGCAGAGCCCCGAGATGTTACTCTGCTCCGAGGGGTTACGTGGATAATGCTCAGCGTGGCGCCAGGGGTCAGTGCGATGGCTGTGGAAGTGGCAGGCGATTTGGTGAGCGTTCTGTAAAACATAAGGCATACCGGGATTAGTGAATTCCAGTCCCAGATGTGAGCCCTGAATCCAGCAGGGCAGAACGCAGCCCCGGATGCCACGCAGCATGACCGATTTGGTGTCGGGTGGCACGCTGAAGTTTAGCCAGCGTGATTCAAACAGACCCGAAGCGTTTGTTGCCAGGATCAGGGGAGATCTCCGGACATTAATTTCCACCCCCGGCTCGGGCGGTGGGTCCGTGGATCCCACCGCCCCCAGGCCTGCAAGGACCTGTACACCTAGCTCCCCCAGGCCGAGGGAAAACGTCTCCGGCCTGGCCAGGAACTTCAGCAGGGCGTCTCGCAGGGCTGGTGAGTGATTAATTAGAGCCACGGTGGCGCGGCCGGCCAGGAGGGCGTCCCTGGCCCCGTGGACGCCCCCGACGGCCAGCCCCGCAAACTTGTCAAAGAACGTGGTCTCCCTGACATCGCGGAAATATACCCGCTGGCACAGGCACCCGGCGTTGGTGAAGGCCGCCAGGAGGCTCTCGTGGCCCCTGGTCCCCGGGGCGCAGAGCACGGCCACCCGGCAGCGAGGGTCCGGCTCCGTCACCAGGCGGCGCAGGCCGAGATTCTTTCCTGTTAACGGCGAGATGGCCAGTGCCTCATTCTCGCCGTAGTCGGACACGTGCATGGACCGGTTGAGGCGCCCCGGGCGCAGAAAGTCGTACTGCTCGGTGGCAAAGGTGGACCAGGTGCTCAGTAGCAGACTCAGGGACTGGCGGAACACCGTCTCTGAGCCGTGCTGCACCTCAAACATCTGATCTGCCCCCGCCTCGCCCACCCGGCCCAGGACGGCGGGGTATATGTTCTCGGCATGCAGGGTCTGCATCACCTCGGTTATATTTCCCTCCTCGACCTCAAAAACCAGGCCCGGGTGCTCGGTGAACAGCTGGGGGAGGTAGTCGGCAGCTGCCGGCACTGAGATGGTCAGTCCCCGCTGGCCCGCCAGGGCCATCTCCACCATACATGTAACCAGCCCCCCGTCGCTGACGTCGTGCCCCGAGAGCACAAGGCCGCGCTTCACCAGCCCCTGGATGGTCCGGAAAATAATCTTCATGGCGTCGGCCTGGGGCGCCCGTGGGGCCGTGGCCACGTCGCTAAAGAGCTGCTCAAAGAGCGACCCGCCCAGGATCTTGCCGTCCCCGCGTCTCACGGAGAGAAGGAGGCTCCCTGATCTCTGCAGTACCGGCGTGATCGGGGGAGCGGAGAATTCCCCGGGTGCCGAGGCCGTGACCACCACCGTCATGAAGCCTGATCCCGCCGAGCCTGTCTCAGGGCAGGAGGCCGAGCCGAACGTCAGTTTCACGCCCAGGTCACGCGCGTAATCGCTGGCCGCCGTCATTAAGTCCATGACCGTGGTGCTGTCTACGCGGCCCGGGTCCACGTGGAGATTCAGCGTGAGCAGGACGTCTTCCGGATTCACAAGCGGGGCAAAGGCCGCGTTCGTAAGCGCCTCGACCATGGCCAGCTTGGTCCCCTCTATTGGATCCAGCGTGACCTTGTACCCCTGTTCTCCCAATGTAATCACGGTACCTGAGACCTTGGGGGCCTCGCCGGTGGGCCTCGCCGAGACCAGCAGCTTGTCGTTCATGCGATCCCAGGTCCGGTAAGGCAGCGGGGGCGCCCCGCCTGGCCTGGCCCAGACCTGACTGTGGGCCACAAAGGCGTAATCGGCCAGTGGCAGGTCGAGGGGACCCACCCCGGGCTGAAGGGCCACGCGGCCCCCAGAGACCCGGTCTGTGTGTCTGACCAGGTGCTCTTTGCTACCCACGCTGGGGTGTGACAGAATGCTGGTGAGGCAGGAGCTCAGCGAGAGCCAGGAAGACTCGTGAGAGGGGGAGACGTCCATGCGCTCTTCCGTGTCTGAGTGGACGGGAGATTTTACTTCGCTCTCTGGGATGGAGGGAAATTCTACGCTGAAGAAGGGGGCAAAGTCATCCGTCATCTCTGCGGTGGATACGGGGGAAGCCAGGTCGTTGACAAAGTTCAGCCCCCCGAGCGGGACCGTGGAGCCCAGCACGTAGTATTGGCACCCTGCCACTTCACAGGCACGCTTCAGGGCCTGGAGGACGCTGCGGCCGTTAAATTTCTCCCCCCGCTGCCTCACAATCAGGAACACGTTGGAGCAGTTTGGATTGAGAAAGTAGGTCTCGACGTACTGCTTTATCCCCCGGCTCGTGGCCTGCGCCATCCCCAGGTTCCCTATCCCCTCCTTTACATCCTCCGGCAGGTGGGACAGAAACAGCAGCAGCCCCCCTTTCTGAACCAGAGATCGCAGGTGCTCGATCGTGGCACAGGGGCCGGGTGGACGCGCGTGGCTCGAGACGCACGGCGCCGGATAGAGGCCGGAGAAGAGCTCCAGAGCGGTCTGAACGGAAGCCTGGGCCAAAGCGCTCTCGGCGTAGGGGCACGGAGGTGCGGTGAGGTTGCTCCAAGGATGGAAGGGTCCCAGCATGACCAGATACTGGCCATACTCGTACCTCGCGGTGTCCAGAGCCTGGTGTCCGATGACTCCCAGCTCCCCTGTAAACATGGTGGGTTTCAGGCCCTCTCCTCCCCTAAGAGTGGTGTCGATGGTCCGGTAGAAGCCGGCCACGACCGGCACCCCACTTCTGGCGTGACATTCAGCCGCTGCCTTGGTCTGGAAGGCCTGTTGGCGGCGGGCGTCTTCCCTGACTTCCGGGCTCGGGCACGCGAGGGCCGGGTAGTACCAACCCAGCGACGATGCTATTGCGCTAACGAAGGGGAAAAGGCCGGGGTGCTGCCGTCTCATAAACAGCTGAGGGCAGTTGGGCTGGATGGTCCCCGCCGTGTGAACGAAGCCGTGCTCCAGGCTGTGTGTTGCCTCTCTCTCCCTACTCGACGCTCTCCACACGCCCAGGGCCTCGGTGGGCTGAAGGACCAGGTGGCCCGAGTAGGTGTCTCTCAGCGGCGATACTATCATCAGCTCGTCGGCCAGCTGTCTGCCCCCACTGGCCCCGCCGCCGAACACCCACTCGTTCACGGCGCGCAGATCCGGCCTCACGTCCACGGTCGCGGGGCCGGGGACCAACAGAGCCTTCTGGAAGCCCGCGGACGTCTGCCCCGGCTCGTACTTGCGCAGGACGTTGTCAAAGAGGACAATGTGGTTAATGGCCTGGAACTGACGAAAGGAGGGCCTGGCACCGGTGACCTCAAAGCCAAACTGTCGTCCGAGCTCCACGCGCAGCACGTACTTTGTGCCCAGGAGGCGCAGAAACTGCTGGATTTCCGCGGACCATGTCGAGGGCCTCGCCATCCAGTCGGGTCCGTAGGCATAGACATACTTGTTCCTTAGGGCATCGAGGGCGCTCTCCGTGCTAAGGCGTTCTCCTTGCTCGCTGTTGCCTAATAGAATGCCAACGAGGGCCAACTCTCTGGCCCTTTCTTGGCGCTGAGGCCTAGGGTCATCGTTGCCTCCTCGCAGTGCGACTGTCAGCAGGGTCTCTGAGATGAGGGGGCCGGGGGCCAGGCCGAGGTCTGATCGCGGGTCCGATAAGAGCTCATAGAGTTTTTGCTCCTGGACCGTGCCCTCCCCATTGGCCCCGAAGAGCCTCACCATCAGAAACGGGCCCGCGTGCCTCGTGGCCTGCGCCCGTGTTACTTGCCCCTGCCCTGCCATCACTGCACGTCAAGCCATGCGTGATGGGGAATGTGTAAATTTAATAATACTTACTTTTAGGGAACGTCGTTGCGATACGGCGCAGTCGGTGGGTCTTCAGCGTCGAGCTGCAGGCAGCAGGGGCAGCAACACCGGCAGAACTTCATGATCCCATAGAGAATAAAGCCTGTACACGGCAAGGCTAAATTAGCGTCATGTTACGACCATATGTGCAATAAACTTCCCCCACGGACAGCACACTCACCAATCATGGAGATCAGCAACCCGGCAGTCAGGCACCACGCGGATAGGATGGCCTTGTCACTCAAGATCAGCCAGATGAGGCCAGCCATTAGTGTTAGGATGCCACAGATGAACACGAAAACGGGACCAAAGATTTTGCTTCCACTTCCCCACTCGATCAGGATGGCCAGGATGAAGAGGATCCCGGCGGTGATTAGTAGCAGCATGCATAACATATCTAAAAGCGTAGAACGCACAGTAAGGACCGCGTTGTGCTACTCCACCCCAAATCCCCTTCCTCGCGCGATACCCACCTGGGAAGAATGGAATTTCCTCTGTTAGTGCCATAAGAATCCTTCCGCCGCATACTAGGGCTGAGGCGAGCAAAAGCAAGGCCAATGCATACAGCAGCCACCTAACCATCAGGTGTCTGGTTGTAGGGAAAGCCATGCACATGATCACAATAACTGTCAAGGAAACACAAGGTTAGCATTTCCTTTAAAACCACTCGAGTTACACGCACACCTATGAGGCCCTGACTTACCCAGTGTCCACAGGAACATAATGAGGAACATAGTTGCCAAATTAAGCGGCCCGAGGATGAGGGACGCGAGGAGGGCTAGGGCTGAAACACAGAGACCCGCGTTAGACGCTGTCACCGCGTGTATACCACAGGATGGGGCTGTCTGGGAACTGGAACTCACCTGCAGCCAGACACAAGACTGCCGCGCCCATGGCCCCCGCACCCCAAGGTGATGACAGCCAGAGAACAAAAGCCAATATCAGGAGAGTCATGGAGACCACCGTCATGGCTCCAAGGAGGGGAGATAGCTGATAGATGGCATCCGCAATGAGGAGGATAAAACACAACAGGAAAAAGAGGGCGAGTATAACGGTCCTTTTTTGCCATCTCCGTCGTGTTTCCAGCAGCATGAGAACAAACATGAACACAACTGAAAGAACAATGAAACTTGTGTGAAAAGGGTGCTATAGACTAAAAGCTGCCCCCTTACCCGTATGTAGGAACACCTACCGTAAACTGCCTGCAGTAGTCCAGCTGCCGCCAGGAGACAGTACACCATCATGTTCTTGGTCTTAGGTTGGAGTAGCCACGTGACACAGATGCCAAAGACTGTAAGACAACATTAGCATCACCAGAGAAAAACCGGGCAGATGAGGGACCGAATGTTAATTACAGGTGGGTTACTCACATGTCACCAAGGCGGTGAAGAAGGAGATCTTGGTGACCGTTCTTCTGCGCGCAGCGGCGTCCGCATTCACGATGCATGTTAAGATCAGCAGGGCGAGTGCCAAACCGGTGGTGGCAACGAGGGTAGTTACGGAGGCGGAAAAACAGGAGGTGGCGATGCCAGCCAGCCAAAAGAGAAACGGAGCGCACACAACGGGCAGCCATGCCGGACCCATGCTAAAAGAAAGGAAGGACAGAGGCGTAAATAACAAGAGCAAGGCAAGTGACCCTGGTGGCCGCATGAGGAGAAGCTGATGTCAATGGCAAAAATCCTAGCTGCCCTATAAGACCGAGATTGGCCCCCCCCACCCATCCATCCAGGGCCCCGAACCCCCCCCCACCCCTGTTAAGGG